CGCCATCGATTAGGACAAATTGTATTGTCATGGTGAAAAAAAATTGCGTGTATTTCGTTGGAGTTATGTTTTATAGGGTATGATAGTGAAAAAAAAGGGAATTGATATTCCCTTTTTTAGGTGGTTCTGGGTTAATCCCAGAATCCACCTTTCTTTGCTCCCTTTGGGAGTAAAGAACCTGTCTCTGTAATTCGCGTACCAGCGATTACACGATGATTGCCATCGTCATCGATGGCTTCTATCAAATCATTAATTTGATAGACACCTTCTTTCGTGTGCGAGAAGAAGGTGATAACTTGACCATTGTCAAGTTTAACACGATATCCAACGTTGCCGTTTGAGGCGACTTTGGATTCAACATCTTTGATGTTGAAGGTCAATCCAGTTGTGGATTGAACCTGAATTGACTCAGTCAATTCTGCAAATCCCATTAGGGGTTTGTTTGCCATAAATTTTAATTTAGAAGTGAAACGATAAATTAACAAGGGGGACATAGTCTCCCAAATTTATGGTGGGGTTGGCTTGATGATCGGGTCCTCACAACCTCTAACATACTAGTTGCTAGGTAGGGGGGATGTTTCTCAAGAAACATTATGGGGGGAGCTAAAACTAAATTATATCCCTAACCACGCATTTTTGCTATGTATAATATAATAATGTATTAGTATTATGGTATGTTATAGATAGCATTTTTGCGTGGTAGGTAGGATATTAACACTGTGTGGGTAAGTATATATTGGTGATATATTAATTAAAATTAAATTTGTTAAGTTTAAACATTTTAAGTATATTATATTATGGAGACAAGAAAAATCACACAAGAGGGAGAAGAAGAACTTCTATCTCATTACAGAGTAATTAGAGACAATAATGGAGAAGAGCTAGGGGGCGTTCCTGTAGTTGATGTAAGGGATGGGCTTACATATAGGATGCTAGGGGAGCAAATGTGTAAAGCTGCTAATAGGAGTAAGTTTATTAATTATAATCAATATCATTCATCACCTAAAAAGAAACAATATGTATCATGAGTGTAAAGTGTATTGTCATTCGATAACACCAGAACAAGCTGAGGTATTAAATATTACAGATAGTGGAAAGTGGCTTCCTTTCACCATCTATCTTGGATGTATTAATGCTTTCAAGATGTCTACAGATGAGGATGAGGAGGGTACACAATATTGCACCACTGTATATACAGATACAGGGGACATCTACATATTAGACACACCCTATCCTAAGTTTAATACTATATGGAAAAAGTTTATGGATTTAGAAGAAGAATCCACAGATGAGAGTAGTGATGATAATGATGTAAATCTTTAATAATAAAAACCAATAATTATGTCAGAAGAACAAAAAGTACCAAGTAAGGAAGAAGTGGTAACATTTCTTAAAGAGCAAATCGAAGTGAAAGAACTTCAGGCTCAGCTACAAGAGTTAAACATGCGTATTGCTAAAGCTAGAGCTGAGGAAATTCAAGCTATTAGTTTTATAGCACAGTTAACAAATCCTTCTCAGCCTCCAGTTGAACCAGAGATGGAAGGTGAGCCTCACACAATTACAGAAGAAGATTTGGCTAACAATCCTAGTCTTTCAGAACAAGGATTGAAAGTGGGAGATGAGGTGCTTATTACAGATGAGGAAGCTCCTAAAAAACGTTCATTAAAAAAGAAATAATCAATGGCAGTAGTAAATCAAATAGAGAAAAAGATGAGAATGAATAATTGGGATGCTGTAAAGTACCAACTACTCACCTATTGTTATCTCTATAAGATTTCTGTAAGCGATGCCGATCTTGATTGTTTAACATTTCTAGCACTTGAGGGGGAGCAAGAGTTGACATCCTTCTGTAGCAAGGTGCATGAGAAGAAGATATTCTCTTCCCCTCAAAGCGTTAGAAATTGTCTTACAAAAGCTGCAAAGAAAAATTTGATTGTAAAGGAAGGTAAGAATAAAAAGAAAATAACCATCAACCCAAAGCTTGATGTATTTTCAAAAGGTAACTTGCTACTTAATTTTAAAATATTAAGTCTTGCGTCCTAAAAAAGCAAAAGAGTTTATAGATGATGTAGCTAAAGAAGTGGGGTTAGCTAAAGAAGTGGTGGAAAGCGTTATAGGTTTTTATTATAGAGAGTTGAGACAAAACCTTAGTAATATTTGTCACTACAGAGTGCATGTAACAAATCTTGGAGATTTTACAATTAAGCATTGGAAAGTAGATGATAAGATTGATAAGCTTCAGAAATTTGAAGAGAATAATAAATCTAAAGGGCTTCAAAAAATAACAGCTAGATTTAAAACAGCTGAATCTTTATATGAGTTAACAGCTCTTAAAAAGTTAATTGAAGAAGAAAACCAAAGAAAAGAATTTATTAAATTACATAAAACTAAAAGCAATGTCAAATCTAGGAAAAAACATAATAAAGATATGGAAGAACAAGGGTCAGATTCTTGAAGGAATCACCAACTCTATATTTAAAAAAGAAGATGTAGAAGAAATTGCACAACAGAGAATGCAAATATGCAATGAGTGTGAACTTCTAGATGTGCAAGGTGATGGATGTATGGTGCCAGGAACTGCACCCTGTTGTAATGAAAATAAAGGTGGTTGTGGATGTAGCTTGTCACTAAAGACAAGAGCCCTTAGTTCTGATTGTCCTCTTGGTAAATGGGAAGCAATTCTTACAGAAGAAGAGGAAGACAAACTAAATGAAAAATTAGGACTATGAGTATATTAAAATTCTACCCTGACAAACATAAGTATATAAGTGATGATGGTACAGATTGGTTAAGTGTAACCAGTCTCATTTCCAACTTTAAACAACCTTTTGATGCTGATGCTATAGCTGTAAAATCTTCAAGAAATAAAAAGAGCAAGTGGTATGGTCTCACTCCTGAAGAAATTAAAGAAGCTTGGAAGGCTGAAGCAAATAGAGCAACAACACTAGGTACATGGTATCATAATTGTAGAGAAAATGATATTTGTTCTTTTCAAACGATGGAAAGACAAGGATCTACTATTCCTATTTTTAAACCAGTCGAAATTGACCACGTTAAACATTCACCAAACCAAAAACTTGTGGATGGTATTTATCCAGAGCACATGGTGTATTTGAAATCAGCAGGTATATGTGGACAATCAGATCTTGTAGAAGTGATTAATGGGGTGGTGCACATAACAGATTATAAAACTAATAAAGAAATTAAGCTTTCTGGATTTACAAATTGGGAAGGAGTGACACAAAAAATGCAGCCCCCTGTATCGCATTTAGATGATTGTCATTTAAATCACTATGCTTTACAGCTTAGTATGTATATGTTTATTATTCTTAAGCACAATCCTAAATTAAAGTTTGGAAGCTTAACAATACATCATATATTGTTTGAAGAAGTGGGACGAGATAAGTTTGACAATCCTATTACAGCTCTTGATACAAATGGTGATCCTATTGTTTTAGATATAGTGCAATACGATCTTCCCTATTTAAAACAAGAAGCAATATCTGTAATACATTGGCTAGAAGATAATCGTAACAAAATAAAACCTAAATACTAATGTGGTTTGAAGTAATTAAGTTGATTGTAACAATAGCACAGCATAAAAAAGAAACAGATCAAAAACAAAAGGAACGTGTTTCTAAAATGCTTTTGCAAATGTCTGAGCTTCTTGTAGAGACAGCAAAAGAATTAGCAACAGGTGTTTATCCACAAGGTAAGTGTGCTACAATGTGGGCTCTATCAGAAGACTTTTTAAATTATGTTCAAGATAAGGTGAATGAAGAAGAGTTTAAATTAATAAGTGAACTATTGCATTCATGTTCTCAATTAGAAAGAGAATATGCAGATAGAGAAAATCCACAAACTATAACAGATTTGTTTTTGGCTTCTGGACAATTACATAGCTTATCAATTTTATACGGAGTATGATAACACAAACAATACATGAGATACATAATCCTTTTGATGCATATGCAAGACAGCTTGGAGAATGTCTTGTTATGTTTATGTTTGGTGGTAGTGTAACCTCCAATCCACAATTTGTTGTACGTATATATGAAACAGGAATGATACGTACAGTGGATCAGAATGATTTAATTGTCTATGGTAATCCTACAGCAGGAGAAGATTTAGTTCCCCATATTCCTGCAGATTGGAAACCACATAGAGGAAGATGGGGCAAAGGAGCTGTAAGAAACATGGACTTTTTAAAAGAAAAAGAAAATGGCAAAGAAACCACTAACTAAAAAGTATTTAATTAAGCGAGGTGTTTGTTGTGGAAATGGATGTCAAAACTGTCCATACACACCTAAACATAAAAAAGGTTCCACTGAACTAGAAGTGGTTAAACTTTTAGATGAATGGCTTGATGATTATGAAGATGGACTAATAGAGTTAGGAAGTTCTGCACGTAAATGTTATATGAATAAAGATCATGAAATGATGGGTATTACAACATGGGTACATGATGATGAACTTAGAAGATACCATGTTCTTCGTGGATTAGGCAAACGTGTAGATAGAACAGTACAAAAAGGATAATATATGATTAGGTTATTTGATATACAGAATAATAAGGTGGTTCCTACAGAACATTGTTATACGCTTAAGTTTTTAAAAGATATTATGGATGAATTTCCAGAAGACTATTTAAAAATTTATTCGTATTTGTTTTATATGAGTTGTCCTAGCCCTGATGTAAATCCATTCTTTGATGTACCAGAACATGAAAAAGAAGAACTCATTCTTAAAGAAATTGATGCTGAGTTTTCGACTGATGAAGATCTTATTGTTAATGGTCTTAAGATGTGTAAGAAGTTGTACGAGACACCAACGTACAGAGCTTATGCTGGTATCAAAAGCATGCTGGATAGGCTTGCTAAATACATGGAGACAACAGAGATTGAGCATGGTAGAGATGGTAACATTACAGCACTTATTAATGCAGCATCAAAGTTTGAAGCAATACGTCAGAGCTTTAAAGGCACATTACGAGATTTGGAAGAAGAACAACAATCATCTGTAAGAGGTGGTCAAAACTTAGCATACGATCAGTAAACAATTAAACCCAAATACAAAAATGAAAAGACGAGTTTTATTTATTTTAAAGAGAAGAGAAGATTATGGTCAAGAACATCATTCTAATGAAGGCCTAACAACAGGATTGTACAATTCAGCAACATTTGTAAAAGATATGCTGGAAAAAAAAGGTGTTCCTTCAAAACTTGTTGTTGTTACAGATAACAACGATATTGATAGAGAGGTAACATTATTTAAAGCAACAGATGTAATTATTGAAGGATTGTGGGTAGTTCCTGAAAAGTTTGATGTATTAAAACAACTTCATCCAAGTGTAAATTGGATTATACGTATACATAGTAATTCTCCTTTCTTAGCTAACGAAGGTATTGCATTTAATTGGATTGCACAGTATACAACAAAATCTAAAGTGTTTGTTGCAACAAATGCTAATGCAATGAACAAAGAGTTAAAGTTTTATGTAAAAGGTAGATTTTCAATGACACCTGAAAAAGAAGAAAATAAAATTTTAGATCTACCAAACTACTACCCTGAAACATTTGAAAGAACAAAAAAAATAAATACGAAAGCTGAATATATTAATATAGGATGTTTTGGAGCTATTCGTCCATTAAAAAATCATATGGCTCAAGCAATAGCTGCTGTAAAATTTGCAGATAGTGTGGGTAAAAAACTACGCTTTCATATTAATACAGGAAGAATAGAACAAAATGGTCAAGCTGTTTATAATAATTTAAAATCATTTTTTAATAATTTAAATGAAAAAGGGCATGAACTTGTTGAGCATCCATGGATGCTAAGAGAAGAATTTTTACAACTATGTAGACAAATGGATATTGGCATGCAAGTCTCTTTTTCTGAAACATTTAATATTGTAGCTGCTGATTTAATAAGTCAAGGAGTTCCTGTAATTAGTACAAATGAAATTCCTTGGATGAGTAAAATGTTTGTTGCACCATCTACTAATACAGATCAAATCGCCAAAATACTAAAAAGAACTTATAACCAAAGTTCAATTAATGTATATCTTAATAAAACTAAATTATTAAGTTATGTTAAAAGATCTAAAGACGTTTGGTTAAAGTTTTTTAAATAAATGTCCCTACAGGCCATAGGGTCGTAGTTCCTCTCACGCTACCCATAAGAACAGCGCCCCAGGAGAGCTAGATCGTAAGCTAGATGGGTTTGGCAACTTCCCCACTGACGAGAGAATAAGTTGCATATTGTAGGGTGGTGAAATAGGCAAACACGCCATCTTGTCTCGATGGTTTATGTCGCTAATTTGGTAAATAATTGCGATATAAATGTAGGTTCGACTCCTACCCCTACAGCAAATAGTTATGAAAAGAATATTAACAATATTATTATGTCTTCTATTTTCAATAATAGGATATTCTCAAAATGGTGGGCAATACTTTGAGAACAATGTTATTATTGTTAAGTTTATAGCCTATTCAAATGGAGAGTATATATTTTCTGTAATAAATAAACAAGAATGTACAGCTAGAATAAGAACAAAAGCTGATCAAGATCCTGCTGTTGATGTTGTAATAAATGCTGGAGATTCTGTATGGGTGAGTGTACCAAGACCACAAAACGTAGAAATATTATTTAGAGCAAAAGCCGAAACATTTTGTGTATCTAATCCTGATATGGGGTGGCTTGAAGTGAAATTAAACCTTGGAGTTTTAGATTTAACTATAACACCGTTTATTCATATTTATAGAGAATCAAACATTTATAAAGTTATATTAAAAAATAATATTTTAAAAAGTGAATTTCCCACTCCAGAAAATCAAATAGTTTTAATTTATGATGGTATTGGAAACAGACTTTTTTATCAAAAAAGTTTTGTTAGAAAACAATATGAAATTGACATATCTTCACATCTAAAACCAGGACTTAATTTTATAAGAGTGGTGATAGAAAATAGACAATACAGTAATTTTTTATTTAAAGTAGTAAAATAAATATTATGCAAGAAACACATCAACATTTAGAAACAGTTAATGTTGGCAATGGATTTATGTTTAATTGGGTGTTTCACTATAATCCTTTCACTGAAGTATGGAACGCTATTCCTAGAGATTTTTATACAGAATATTGGAGCGATAGTGAAAATCTTAGAGTGTTAAAAAGTAGAAATATTTCTGATTTAAAAGATATTCTTTATAAAGCTCATGGGGATGAAGAAATAATAAAAGAGATTTTAAATGGATAGTATTTATAAGGAAGTTCCTACATACAAAGATGGAATATGGACTACAACTATGTTTGCTACTCGTGAAGAGTTTAAAGACTTTCTTGTGCCCTTATTTAAGGAACCTGGTAAATATCACTTTAATGAAACAAGTTTAATATTTAATGCAGAAGCTCGTAAGTTTCAAAAGCAAAAGTATTACTGTGATGCTCCAATTAAAACTAAAGATTTTATAACTTATTGGGATGATCAAAAAGCCAAATGTCGTAACGGTATTATTGTACATTCTAAAGGTAGCACTTGGTATATCACTCGTGATTATTATATGTGGCTTAATTTTCTTCCTATTTATGATAAGGAAGAAAAGCGCTTTGATTTTGCAAAAGTTAGGGATGCGCAATACCACATGGCTCTATACGAACACTTAGCAGAGCTACATTATAAACATGCAATTATATTAAAGAAACGTCAGATAGCTAGTTCATATTTTCATATGGCTAAGCTTCTTAATCAATATTGGTTTGAAGAGGGAGCTGTATTAAAGATAGGAGCAAGTCTTAAAGACTACATTAATGAAAAAGGTTCTTGGAAGTTTCTTAATGAATATAAGAACTTTCTTAATGAACATACAGCATGGTATAGACCAGCTGAACCTGAGAAGGTGGGAGCTTGGCAACAGCAAATTAAAGTGAGGATTAATGGTAGAGATACTTACAAGGGTAATAAATCTACTATTAATCTTTATTCATTTGAGAAAGATCCTACACATGGTGTGGGTGGACCTGTTACGTATTTCTTTCATGAAGAAGCTGGTATTGCTCCTAAGATGGATGACACTTATGGGTTTATGAAACCAGCTCTTAAATCAGGTCACATTATTACAGGACAATTTATTGCAGCTGGATCAGTGGGTGATCTTGATCAATGCGAACCTCTTAAAGAATACATTCTTCAACCAGATGAGAATGGGTTCTATGGTGTAGAAACTAACCTAGTAGATAGTGATGGTACAATAGGTGTGACAGGACTTTTTATTCCTGAGCAATGGAGCATGCCTCCGTATATAGATGAGTATGGCAATTCTAAAGTGGAGGAAGCTCTTCAAGCTTTAGATGAAGAATTTCAAAAAGCTAAAAAGAAACTTAACCCAGAAGCTTATCAGCTTACAATATCTCAGCATCCTCGTAACATTGAAGAAGCTTTTGCTACAAGAAAGGTGAGTGTCTTTCCACCACATCTTGTATCTAAGCAAATGCAGAGGATTATGGATAAGGAGTATCCTGTAGAATATCTCAACCTATCGAGAAATGCTGAAGGAAAGATAATTGCTACAGGTTCAAACAAACTTCCAATATCTGAATTTCCCATATCTAAAAAAACTGAGGATAAAGAAGGAGTGATATGTGTTTATGAACGTCCTTGTAAAGATCCTACATTTGGAATGTATTATGCTAGTGTCGATCCTGTGGGAGAAGGTAAAACAACAACATCTGAGTCTTTGTGTTCTATATACATATATAAAAATCCTGTAGAGGTTATAACAGATGATGGTGAAGGAAAAGTAAAAAACACTATTGAGCGTGATAAGCTTGTGGCTAGTTGGTGTGGTAGATTTGATGACATTAATAAAACTCACGAGCGCTTAGAGATGATGATTGAATGGTATAATGCTTGGACATTAGTGGAAAATAACGTAGCTTTATTCATCCAGTACATGATTTCTAAAAAGAAACAACGTTATTTGGTTCCAAAAGATATGATATTATTTCTTAAAGACATAGGTGCTAATAGAAATGTATTTCAACAATATGGATGGAAAAACGTAGGAACAATATTTAAAGGTACTATTCTATCTTATGGAATTGAATTCTTACAAGAAGAGCTTGATCACGAAACCCTACCAGATGGTACAATTGTTAAGACAATATATGGCGTGGAGCGCATTCCAGATCCTATGCTTCTTAAAGAAATGCAAGCATATAGAGAGGGATTAAACGTGGATAGACTTGTAGCATTTTGTTCGCTAGTAGCTTTTGCAAAAGTGCAACAGTCTAATAGAGGTTACACTAAGCGTATAGAGACTAAGGAAAACTTGGAAAGTTCCCAAAAATTTAGTAAATTAAATTGGGGACCATTTAGACATATGGGTAAATCTCATGGTGGTAAAAATACCATGGCTGCACCTTCTAGAAGAGCTTTTAAAAACATAAGATAAAAAATGAACAGTCCCCTACATCTTAAGAAAATCGAGATTCTTACAAGACTTATAAAGGAAGAAGCTGTTACTCTGAAAGAAGCTTTACTTCTTTTAAAAGAAGAGGATCTTGACCAAGATAATTATGAATATTTATTAAATGATTCATCATATTGGACAAAAGATTTAACAAATCGTGTCATATATTTTGATAGAGATATTTCAAATTAGAAAAAATGCAAGTATATAATGCTCTTGATTTAAAAGGTGGTAAGAAAAGTGAGTATACCAAAATGGGTACTCTCACCCAACCTATTCAATTTATATCTGATAAAGAAAAGGATGATCAATGGCGTGCTTGGAACTTAGATTGGTTAGAATGGCAAGGACTAAAACAACTTAGGCGTAATGCGCGTAGGTTGATGAAAAACTACAAGCTTGCAAGAGGTATTATAGACAAAACAGATTATATTGTTGAAGAGGATAATGAAATGGCTGATTTGATTGACACTCTTACAAAAGAGGATGTGTCAGCATTTGAGCTTAAGTTCTATCCTATTATTCCTAGTGTAGTGAATGTGCTTTGTAATGAGTTTTCAAAGCGTAGTTCACGTATTATGTTTAAAGCTGTTGATGACATTTCTTATAATGAAATGTTAGAAGCTAAACGACAAATGATTGAAGAAGTTCTTCTTGAGGATGTAAAAAGGAAAACTATTTTTACAAAAATGAATGCTGGTATTGAAGTTTCTGAAGAAGAAAGACAACAAGCATCAGATCCAGAAGCTTTAAAAAGACTTCCTGAAATAGAAGGATTTTTTAGAAAAGATTACCGTTCAATGATTGAGCAATGGGCTACGCACCAAATGGCTAATGATGAAGAAAGATTTAAAATGCAAGAACTTGAGGAGCGTGGATTTAGAGATATGCTTATTACAGATAGAGAGTTTTGGCATTTTAGATTGATGGAAGATGATTATGAACTTGAACTTTGGAACCCTCTTCTTACATTTTATCATAAATCTCCTGATACAAGATATATATCCCAAGGTAATTGGGTAGGAAAAATTGATTTGATGTCTGTTGCTGATGTAATAGATAAGTATGGTTGGATGATGAATCAAGAACAAATGGAAGCTCTTGAAGCCATCTATCCTATTCGTTCTGCTGGATATATCATTCCAGGTATGCAGAATGATGGATCATATTATGATGCTACAAAATCTCATGAGTGGAATACGCATATGCCAAGTCTTGGGTATAGACAATTTATGTCTTTGTATGATAGTAGATTTTTTGGTCAAGGAGATATCATACATATGATACTTTCTGATTCAGAAGACTTTGCTGATTTTGGTCAAAACTATCTTCTTCGTGTTTCTACAATATATTGGAAATCACAACGTAAGGTGGGCCATCTTACAAAAATTACTGATGAAGGAGAAATTATACAAGATATTATTTCTGAAGATTATAAAATAACAGATAAACCTGTTTATAATACAAATGTTTACAAACAAAAATCAAAAGAAAATTTAATATTTGGAGAGCATGTAGATTGGATATGGATTAATGAAGTTTGGGGTGGTATAAAAATTGGTCCAAATCGTCCAGCGTTTTGGGGTATGAATAACATGGGTGGTATTAATCCTATTTATATAGGTATGAATGGTGGTAAACCTGGTAGAGTGCCATTCCAATTTAAAGGAGATGAAACTCTTTATGGATGTAAACTTCCTGTAGAGGGGGCTGTGTTCGGTGATCGCAATACGCGATCAATAAGTCTTGTAGACTTAATGAAGCCATATCAGATTGGGTATAACATTGTAAATAACCAAATTGCTGATATCCTTGTAGATGAATTAGGTACAGTGATTATGCTTGACCAAAATGCTCTTCCTCGTCACTCTCTTGGAGAAGATTGGGGTAAGAATAATTTGGCTAAGGCATATGTAGCAATGAAGAATTTCCAAATGCTTCCTCTGGATACTAGTATCACTAATACAGAGAATGCTCTTAATTTTCAGCATTATCAAGTGTTAAACTTAGAGCAAACACAACGTTTGATGTCTAGGATACAGCTTGCTAACTATTTTAAACAACAAGCTTTTGAAGTGATAGGATTAAATCCACAACGTATGGGTCAACCTATTGCACAACAACAAACAGCTACTGGTATAGAACAAGCAATGAGTGCTAGTTATGCTCAAACAGAACAGTATTTTACACAACATAGTGATAATTTAATGCCTCGTGTACATCAAATGCGTACAGATCTTGCACAATATTATCATTCTAAGAAACCAAGTTTACGTTTACAATATATCACTACAGCTGATGAAAAAGTAAACTTTCAAATAAATGGTTCAGAACTACTGCTTAGGGATTTAAATATTTATTGCACAACAAAAACAAATACACGTGCTGTAATGGAACAACTAAAACAGTTGGCTATACAAAACAATACAACAGGTGCTTCTATTTATGATCTTGGTAATATTATTAAATCTGAATCTATAGCAGAACTTACAGGAGTTCTTAAAGCTGCTGAACAAAAAACAATGGATGCTAAACGCTCTGAACAAGAACATCAACAAAAGATGCAGCAAGAAATGTTGGCAGCACAAGAAAAAGAAAAGCAAATGGAAATGCAATTTAAAGCAGAGCAAGCAGATCTTGATAGACAAAATAATATTATTGTTTCAGAAATTCGTTCAGCTGGTTTTGGTTCTCAATCAGATATAAATCAAAATTTACAATCTGATTATCTTGATGCTATGGAAAGGATTGAAGATGAACAACGATACAACGATCAAATGAATTTAAAAAGAGAATCTGAAATAGTAAGAAAAGAACAAGGGGAACAAAAATTAAATATAGAAAGACAAAAGCTACAAACACAACGTGAAATAGCAGATAAGCAATTGCAAATAGCTAAAGAAAATAAGAATAAATACGATGTTAAAAAATCTTCTGAAAAGAAGAAATAAAATTATAGCTCTATTATCCATTGCTTTGTTCTTTTAAAATATGCATATTTAAATTTTTAAAATTTATTTTGTATATTTTAAATGTAGATATTACTAATATAAAAACCAACAAACATGAGTGAGAATCAATCAAATGTACAGACATCTGTAGAACAAGTAGATGTAGATATTGATAATTGGTTAGGAACCCCTGGTGCTGATAGTATACTAACACCATCTTCAGAACAAGTTGAAGACATTAAACCAAATATCTTTTCAAGTAAAAAACAAGATCTTAGTTTTTTAGATAAAGAAGATTCTGAAGATGGAGAAACATCTGAAGAAGAAAAAGAAAAAGCTAAAGAAGTTTTTAAAGAACTAGACAAAGAATTTTTAGATCAACCAGAAGAAGAACAAAAATCTAAAAGTGGTAGACCTAAAACAGATAGATCAGGTTTAGTTCAGTTTTTGAAAAAACGTATTGAATCAAACGAAATGTTTGCGTTTGATGATTACGATGAAAACAAAGAATCATTAGATGATTACTTAGCAAAACTTGGAGATAAAGATATTGATGAGCTTTGGAAAGCAAATATAGATAATATGAAGCAAGAGGTGGCTTCTCAAACACCTCAACAGTTCTTTGAGTCTCTTCCTGAAGAGTTGCAATATGCAGCTAAGTATGTAGCCGATGGTGGTCAAGATCTTAAAGGATTATTTCAAGCATTAGCTCAAACAGAAGAAATTAGATCTTTAAATCCTGTAGATGATAATGATCAAGAAATGATCATTCGCTCTTATCTTCAAGCTACGCAATTTGGTAATCCAGATGAAATTGAAGAAGAAATTGAAACTTGGAAAGATCTTGGAGTTCTTGAAAAGAAAGCAAAACAATTCAAGCCAAAGCTTGATATGATGCAAGAAGAAATTGTTCAAGCTCAACTTGCTGAACAAGAATACAGAAAGCAACAACAAGAACAAGCTGCACAATCATACATGCAAAATGTATTTGAAGCTCTTAGACCTGCTGAAATCAATGGTCTTAGACTTGATAAAAAAACACAAGCTCTTTTATATACAGGACTTGTTCAACCTCAATATCCTTCTATCAATGGTCGTCCTACAAATCTTTTAGGACATCTTTTAGAGAGATATCAGTTTATTGAACCAAACTATCCTCTTATTGCTGAAGCTCTTTGGTTACTTTCTGATCCTGATTCATATAAAAATGAACTTAAGAAACAAGGTAAAAATGCTGCTGTTGAGCAAACAGTTAGACAGTTAAAAACAGAACAATCTAGAAAGAATGCTTCAACATACTATGAAGAAGAAGAACAAAGACCAAGAAAAATCGCTAAACCGCAAAATATTTTTAAACGTTAATTTAAATTCTAAACCCTAAAAAACAGAAAAATGAGTACTCCAGTTTTAAACAATGGTATTTTTCTACGTGACACGCAGTATCACACTAGCTCTCACGTAGACTCTTACCACCTGGTGAACATGTTGAAGAGTGCAGAGCCTACTGACTTAGGTCCTGTTGACCTTTGGGCTATGGCTCAAAAGGTTGAAATGCCTCTTTATCAAATGTCCAGCTTTGGTGGTAAAAACGTTATCATGGTAGATAACGCACGTGGTGAATACAAGTGGCAAATTCCTGTTGCACAAGATCTTCCTTACATTGTAGAAGATATTGAAGCAGAGAATGCAACCAAAGGTATTGATGGTCAAACATTTAAAATCAAGTTAAACAGACGTATGTTTGGACATGGTGATATCATCACTTATGACAAATATAACGGTGTGGAAATGTACATCACAGCTGATGATGTTATTCCTACTAACGATGGTTTTGTTTACACAGTACAGCTTGTAAACAACGACAACACTAAATATTTGGATAACAAATATTTGAAAGTTGGTACAAAGGTATTTCGTAAAGGTAGTGCTCGTGGAGAATATGGTGAGCGTTTCTCAGATTTGGGAGATGTTCGTGCAGGTTTCCGTGAGTTCTATAACTATGTAGGTGGTGCTGAAGCTCACGTACACTATTCTATTTCTTCTCGTGCTGATCTTATGATGAAAGGTGGTATGAAAGCTGATGGAACTGTACCTGTAATTGAGCTTTGGAGAAACTTTGAAAAAACAAATGATCCTTCTATCACTAGCTTGGAAGATATGGCTGCTAAGCTTGGTAAGGATTATGTAAAGAAAGCTTATCAATCAGGACAACTCACGCGTACTTTCTTGACTACACTTGAAGCTGCTCACCTGACTAAGATTGCTAATGACATCGAAACCTACTTGATGTGGGGACAAGGTGGACGTATTAAGCAAGATGGTCCAGATGATCTGCGTCTTTCTGTGGGTCTTTGGAAGCAACTTGATAACTCTTACAAGCGTATCTACAACCGTGGTTCTTTCAATCTTGATCTGTTTAAATCTGAGATCTTCAACTTCTTCAATGGTCGTGTGGAGTTCAAAGGTCCAGATCCTCAACGTTCTTTGATTGTTCAAACTGGTATTGGTGGTATGAAGCTTGTTAACGAAGCTATTAAGCGTGAAGCTGTTAACTCTGGTTTGGTTCTTAATGCTCATGAACTTGGAGCTGTAACTGGTAAAGGTCTTGATCTAAACTTTGGATTTGCCTACACTAGCTACGTAATTCCTTTCTTGGCTAACGTTAAGTTTGTACTAAATCCTGCATTTGATAACGTACACACTAATGATATTGAGAATCCAATCATTGATGGTTTCCCACTTTCTTCTTACAACTTTATCATTTTCGATATCACTGATAACACAAATGATAACATCTACTTGTTGAAACTTTCTTGGGATAATCAACTTAAGTGGTTCTACCAAAATGGTACTATGGACTACATGGGTCGTACTCAAGGTTTCCAATCTAGTGGACAATTCAATGGATATCGCGTATTCATGACACAAACAATGCCTGCAATTTGGGTGAAAGATCCTACCAAGGTGTTGAAGATTGTTATGCGCAATCCTGTTACTGGTGGTTCATTCTAATTATAACAGTACCTGGGTTGCTTCCCGTAAGATCAGCACCCAGGTCTTTATATATTAATAACAATTTAAAAACTAAACAATGGCTGGAAATCCTAAAACTCCAAAATCTACAGCTCCTTCTTGGGCTGAAAAGTCTAAGTCTAAAGGTGTAATGGTAGGTGTTAATAAAGGTGCAACATTACCTGGAAACAAAACACAATCTACAGCTTCTGTAGGTAAAAAGAAAAAATAACCCTTTGAAAACTAAGGGAATTTAACATATTCCTTTCCTAAACCTATTGTATGCGCACCAAGCAGATCACTTGGAGAGTTCGCAACTCTCATTAGGTTCTAAATCATAAATAAATGATTTCTTTAAAAAAACTCATTCAAGTTCCTGGTAGTCCAGATATTGCTCTTAAGCAACAATGGAAGGAAAGTGAAGCAGCGCATGCGCGCATCGCGCACGTGAATAGACTCTCAAGAGATGTCTATGATATTGTTACATATCATGTAGATATGGCTACTGGATCTGTAATTACTGTGCCAATTGAATCTAAAAAAGGAATTTTAGATATTGAAAATGCAGGTAGTGCAGCTACTAGTTTGTATATATATTTAAAGAATGATGAAATTACAGCAGATCGCACTAAATTTTATATTCAACTTTCTGTATATACGACAAATACAGCAGTAACTCCAATTGCAATAGGTAGAGGAATTGCCCCTACTGAATTTTTAATTGAGATTAAAAATCTTGATGCAGCATCTTCTTGGGATAATTTGTATCTTTATTACGAACTTGTTAAAATTGATTAATATGCAATTTGAAATCTTTACAAGAATTGGTAGAGTTATTCGTATTAAGAATAGGAAAGCTACTAACTTTACAAATGAGAATGACACATATCTTACTGTATTAGTAAAGGTGGATGGTAAAGTTGAGTCTTTAATGCTCACTGATGTTGAATTTGCTAAAGCTAAATCTAGAGCAGAAAAAAATAAAGAAGATCAGGTTAAACAAAGCCTCATCTCAAAAATATTAGACTAATTGGTTACATATTGTAACCATCTTATAAACCAATAAAAACCAAACATGAGTAGTGTAACTATCGTGGAGAAGTATCCACAAAACAAAAAATCAAGTATTGCTGTAAGACCTTTTTTTGATGCCAATGTAGATAACATGGGGTTGCAAAAATATGGTTTAACGCTCTTTGATGGCGCTGTACATGAAGAACAACTTGCTTGTTTAGAGATTAACGGAATTAAACGTTACCTCACTGGACTAAATGAGTTTGCTCCTGAAATTAAAGATCTTCCTTTAGATGAACAAGAAGCTAAAGTGAAAGAAATTAGAAAGGTAGTTTGCCATTTAGAAAAGGTGTTAGCAGCAAATGTTCTTGATCCTGAAGATGTAGACTTTTGGAATAAAGTTAAAATTGCTGGTCCTAATAACAGTAATCTTTGGGATAAGATTGTAATTCGTGTTGGAAATGAACCATTGCATTTAGAGCCAGAAAAAGATCCATATGATCTTATTAAACTATACGCAATTGAAGCTGGAGGATTTTCAATGGTTGCTAAGTCACTAGATGATGCTCGTAAGATGCCAGTTCCTCCTAAGTTCTTTTTAGATAAGTTGGAGGAAACAGTTTCTACAAATACAGAAGTTAAGAAGCTTAGAAATAAATCTCTTGCTGAACTTCAAAAGCTCTTTGATAAGAATACAAATAAACTTTTCTATGTTGCTAAGCTATTAGATCCTAATAGTGCACAATATAAAAAGTCCACACCAAACGATGTTATTTATGATAACATGGATAAATACATCAATGGTGATCTTTTAGAAAAGAACAAACGCAAAACAGCAGAGAAGTTTCTTGAAGTTGTAGGACTAGATATGGAATCTCTTAAAATTCGTGCTCTTGTAAAAGATGCTCATTATTATAAGATGATTGCTACAAAAGCTGATGGATTCATCTATCATATGGCTACCACTACAATGTTAGGACGTACACAATCTGATGTAGTGGAGTATCTTAAGAATCCTCTTAATGAAGAAATTCTTGTAGATCTTACTAAAAAAGTAGAACAATATTGGAATAAATAACTATTAAAATAAAAAAAATGAAAAAGAAAACAATTACATCAAAATCTATTAAAAAGTATCAAGGTGGTGGAACTACTATAACAACAACAATTCCTCATTCATTTGCTAAAGGTTTTAAAGTATCAAAGCCAAATCCTAAAACAATTTCACCTTTTGATTATAAAAGAAAAGCAGAAGATTTATTTAAAAACCCAGAACAACCTGTAAAGCCTACTCCTCCTTCGTATCGTATGAAAAAAGGTGGATCTATTACTAAGTCTAAAAAGAAATAGTTATGGCAAAGAAAAGCATATCAATTGGAATTGATAAAGAAATGCAAGCTAAATGGGATCTTGATACACTTCGTCAAGCTAAAGAAATTGAAGCTAATAAAAGTAGATTAGCTGCTGCACAAAAATACGCAAAACAACAAGTTGCAATGCTTGGTGGTATTGTTTCCAAACCCATGACATCTCGCTCATCTTCTAAAAAGAAATAATATGGCAGAGAAAAAATGGATTCAAGCAGCTACAAAAAGCATTAAAAAACGTGGTACTGAAGGTGTTTGTACTGGATCTAAATTTGGAGGTCCAACATGTCGTCCTGGTACAAAACGTTATAATCTAGCTAAGACGTTTAAATCAATGGCTAAAAATAAATAAAATGGCTAAAGAAATGATAAAACGCAAGGATGGGTCCTATAGCCAACGTGGGCTATGGGACAACATTCGTGCAGCTAAAGGATCTGGTAAAAAGCCTACAGCTGAAATGCTTAAACAAGAAAAGAAAATAAAAGCTAAAACTAAAAAATAATGGCAAACAAATCTTCTAAAAAATTTGCAGCTTTAGCACCTCCTTATAATAAGGCAACGTTTGCAGATAAAATTGCAGGTGCAAAAGGAAGTAAACCCAAAATGAAAATGGGTGGTAGTTGTGGAACTCCTAGACGTTTAAAAAAATAAGAATGCCAAAGGGAGCTAAAAAAGTATCAGCTGGTGGAGAAAAACATATAGTTTATAAAAAAACTATTGATAAAGGTAAGGGTAAGGTAGGAAACATTATGGTGAATCATCCTACTAAAGATAAAGGAGAATGGGACACGATTGATCTTACTAAAAAAGCTGGAGCAAAAACTGTAGCTCAAGGTGTTGCAGCAACAAAAAAATGGCATAAAGAAAATCCCTATCCAAAAGCTAAAAAGAAAAAATAATGGCAAAGTCTCCAGCTTGGCAACGTAAAGAAGGAAAATCACCCTCTGGTGGTTTAAATGCTAAGGGTAGAGCTTCTTATAATAGAGAGACAGGTGGTAATTTAAAACCACCTCAACCTCAAGGAGGTTCTAGAAAAAAGTCATTTTGTGCTAGAATGGAAGGGCACAAGAAAAAAAATACATCAGCTGAAACAGCTAGAGATCCTAATAGCAGAATAAACAAAGCTCTGCGTAAATGGAAATGTTAATATGAATAACAATCTTCTACAAATAAAAATTAAACAGCGTCTTAATAAACTTGCTTCATTTGATTATGATAATATAGAATGTTGGCAAATACAAGAAGCTGTTAATAAAGCTCAATTGGAGTGGATACGTAGACAGATTTATGGTATAAATACTAGAAAAGAAGGATCTGAACAATCTACAGGTCTTGTGGATGACTTACAAGTTCTTTTAAAAAGTAAAAAAGTTGACCCTGTTGATAAAAAGTATTTTTATGAAGGCGAACTTCCTGATGATTATTTATACTATGTACGTGTAGATGCGTTTGCTACAAAAGATTGTTGTACAGATAAGAGAAGAATGGTTATATATCAAACAGAAGAAGCAAACATGGGCATTCTTCTTACAAGTGATACAAAAGGCCCTAGTTTTGAATGGGGAGAAACATTAGCTACACTTGTAGGAAATACAGTGAGAGTGTACACAAATGATGAATTTGAAATTACAGATTTTACACTTACATATTTTAGAAAACCTGTAGAAGTTCTTTTTAAAGATTGTATAAATCCAAGCACAGGTACTATTAATTTAGCAGATCAAGAATGCGAATTAAAAGACGATATTGCTGAGATTATTGTTGATCAAGCAGCTACCATTCTTGCTGGAGATATAGAATCAATAACACAATATCAAAGAGGACAGCAAAATGTCCAATTAAATAGTTAATCATGGCCATACAAAAAATACCCAGACCTACTATTTTTAGTACAAAAGGATCTGAAGCAACTGCAGCTCCTATTAAAACAGGAATTAAAACACCTCCTACAAAAGGTAAAAATCCTTTAATCGATGAGTCTTGTATTAGTTTTTTGAATTATCGTGTACAACAAGAAGATCAATCTTCTCGCATTTATTTAGCAATGTCTCTTTGGTTAGACAATGCTGGTTATGTAAATGCAGCTAAACTTTGGAAAAAGTATTCAGATGAAGAAAGAGGACATGCTGACATCGCGCGTGAGTATCTCTTAAACATGGGGGTACAACCTGCTACAGCATCTCTTGAACAACCTGCTGAAACATTTGGTGGTCTTCCTGATATTATTAGACAATCTTTTGACCATGAGATTCAAATTACAAATCAATGTAGTGATCTTGCTAATCATGCTCTTAAAGATGGTTCACATATGTTATATGAACTAGCTCTTCATTATCTTAGAGAGCAAAATGAAGAACATGGTAAAATGCAAAATTGGGTAGATCAACTTAATGCATTTGGAGAAGATAAGATAGCAATGCGTCTCCTTGACCATGAAATAAAAGATTATTTGTAAAATTTAGAAATAATTAGTATATTATATTATAAACTTATTTTTTATTTATAAACCCTTAAAATTTAAAAACAATGTATTTTAATCACGCGTTTCGAAAATCGTTTCTAGCAGCAACTGATGGATCTGTAATTGATCAACTTACTTCTGGATCAACTAATGATCTTGATCCTGGTCAAATTGGTTTGTTTGATGCAAACACCTACCAAGCATTTAGTGGCACTAACAATGGTAAACCTTTCATCCTTGCTCAAGGTTCTTATTTTACAAAAGATAAGATTGGACCTTACCATGGTGGTTATCAAGAGTCAGTAAAATCTAAAGTGATCAACCCTAAGTATATCTCTAAGGTGTTCCTCACTTGTTCTACTCCTCCTGTAAACCAAGTTAAAGACATTGAGATTGGTAAAATTGAGTGTGGTAAGACTTATCGTCTTCGTATTGACCTTAAAGGTTCTCCTGCACTTCGTTTCTTGTCTCATAATATCTATCGTACTCTTGATGCATTTTCAGGATGTTGCACAGATGATTGTACAGCTGTATGTACTGGTGCTATTGTAGATCCTACAATTGTAGCAATTCAGTGGGCTAAACAATCTATTGAAAATCCTATTCTTACTAATTTCTTGAAAGTTAGTGTTAGTGATTCAAATAGTGATTTAGTTGGTTCTTATGATCCTGAGTATACAGGTGGAGATCCTCTTATTCAAAATACTGTATCTGGATTTGTTGCGCTTGTTGATCAATATACTGCTGATACAGAAACTGATTTTAATGATTGCGATCTTAAAGCTAAAGTAACATTTGAGGTTGCTTATCTTGAAACTAAATTTGGATATTGTACTTTCACTCCTACTGATTTCTATGAACTTCAACCTCTGCAGCTTTATGCTTCTGTAGTTGATGAATCTGGAGATGCTTGTAATGTACAATGTGTTAGCATCACTGGTACTTGGAACAATGGTGTTTACACTCCTGATGTTCAAGAACCTACACAAGCTCAAGGTGTTGGAGAAACTGTTCTTCGTAACTTGATCCTTGATGGTCGCTATCGTCAAGAAGCATATCCTGATAGTACTCGCGTAGAGCATTTAAGGATGAGAGAGATTGAAGCAAACCCTATTTTAGAACAAGTAGATCGTAATGGTTTCTTCAATAGCATTAACATTCTTCATAGTGTTCCTCGTTTTAACAACCCTACTGGTACATTTGATAATGATCAATATTTGTTGACTATTTATGTTGAAGAAGGAGTTACTGCTAGTAATTTAATTAGTCAACTTGAAAACATTATTGATAGTTGTTGCGTAAATCTTGAAATTGAATACTATTGTGCTGGCAATGAAGTTCCTGCTGTTCCTGCTGGTCCTCTTGGAGATGGTGCATATCCTAATTATGGAAATTGCGCTTGTTCTTTGGTTAGTGTAGTTGTTCCTGCAACACCAAACACAGAAACAACAACTCAAGCTCAAGGATAATAAAACAATCCTTAATAATAAAAAGGGGAGGACAAAAAGTCCCTCCCCTTTTTTCTTTTGGTAAACTCTCTAAAAATTTGTATATTTTTATTGGGGACATCTATTTAATTTTGTAAAAGATAAAAAGAAAACAATGGCTGCTAAACATCAATTAAGCTTAGAAGTACTTGATGTAAAAAATTTAGGTATTCTTAAAATTACAGACACAAGTGTATATACAGACAAGATTGATGTAGATTGTGAAGTTTTGCACATTACTGTCCCTGGATTTAACTCACCTGTTGCAATAGAAGTTGTTAAGGGTTTTGATCTTGTACTAACTGCTTGTGATCTATATGTACAAACAACAAATTGTGGGGAAACTCTTCAAAATCTTCCTGATGGTGTTTATACAATTAGATATTCAGTAAGTCCTAATGATAAAGTGTATGTTGAATACACACATTTACGTGCAACATCTTTATTAGATCAGTGGTATAAACAACTTTGTCAACTAGAATTGGCAGCTTGTGAACCTAATGCAGATGTTAAAGAATCACTAAAAGAGTTAAGGCTTATTAAATCTTTTATAGATGCAGCAGAAGCTAAAGTAGAATATTGTCATGATACAACAGCTGGCATGGATTTATATAATTATGCTAAACGTAGGCTTGATAAATTTCCAGATACTTGTTGCAATTCTTGTAAGTAATTAAAAACCAACATATATGCAAAAGTGTTTAAACTGCGATTCACAAATTACTTGTGGGTGCCAAAGGCGTCATGCTACAGATGGTAAACTGGTTTGTACAAAATGCCTTGCTGATTATGAAAAAAAATTAGCAGAGTCAAAACAAGAAGCTCCTAAACCTGAAGAAGATAAAAAAGATACATAATGTATTGTAATACAGATACTAAACCTTGTAGAGATCTATCAGAAAAACAGATAGATATTTATAAACAATTTGGCGACACTACCTATCAACTAATGGTGGAAATGAAATATGGTTTGGAATCTTGTAAAAAAACAAGAGATTGGGATCTTCTTGATATGCGTAAAACTCTTGTAGATTGGCAAACTTTAGAAGATGATTACAATAAATCTGAAGTTAATTTAGGTCTTGGTCGCGTGTACGCGCGCGATGATAGAGATAATAACTATCTTATTGAAAACAGTAGTATATATTCTAATAGTAGACAAATTACATCTCGCTATTGGGATGATGAGCAGTGGTGGGGTAATCAAGGATCTACATCAGAATGTGTAGCTTATTCTTGGGTTCATTGGTTAGAAGATGGTCCTGTGTATCAACCAAATACCCCACATCCTATTTTACAACCTAATCCTATTTACAGAGAAGCTCAAAAAATTGATGAATGGCCAGGTGAAAACTATAATGGTACTTCAGTGAGAGCTGGAGCTAAAGTTTTACAATCATTAGGATTTATACAAAACTACTTATGGACTACTGATATTAATGTATTAATTAATACAGTTTTAAATACAGGTCCTGTTGTAGTTGGAACAGTATGGTATAGGAATATGTTTTTTCCTAATAAAACAACAGGTATTATTTCTGCATCAGGACGTTTTGCTGGAGGGCATGCATATGTAATAAATGGTGTAGACACTAAACGTAGATTATTTAGAATAAAGAATAGTTGGGGGAGAAGTTGGGGATTACAAGGTAGAGCCTTTATATCTTTTAACGACATGGCTAAATTAATAAGAATGCAAGGTGAAGTGTGTTTAGCTACAGAAAAAATTAAAACTCCGTAAACTATGAAACTTACAAATACGTTAGTTATCATTTTTGCAATACTTTGCATTTTACTTTCTTATTGTACAAAAGAACATTTTGAAGAAAATACAAAACTTCCTTTAGATTTCAAACCACAATCGTGTGATTTTTTAAACGGAAATTATAATGTGGTAGGTAGAATGTTACCAGAAGAACAAGTAATTGCTTTTAGAAGAGGGAGCAAAATAAAAGATACAGATAGAGATGGAATAACTGATACGCAAGATAATTGCTCTGTAACATTTAATCCAGATCAATTAGACTCTGATAAAGATGGTCTAGGAGATGCTTGTGATGCTACACCTTTTGCTCCTCCTCCTGCATTTGGACCATGGGTGATATTTTTAGATTTTGATGGGCACACCGTTAATACACCTTATTGGAATGGTGGTGTAGCATTTTATGCAACACCTTCTGGTCTTAGCTCAACAGAAATCAATAATATTGTAGATTCTGTAAGAAAAGATTTTGAGCAATTTGCTCCTATAGCTATCACCACAGATTCAACTGTTTACAATGCTGCTTCTTTAGTGAGAAGACAGAGGGTTATAATTACAGAATTTAATGAGTGGTATGGAAGTGTAGGTGGTATAGCTTATATTGAATCTATGACATGGGGGTTAGAAGTTCCTTGTTTTGTATTTAGCAAAGCTCTTGCCTATAAACAAAAACCAATTGCTGAAGCTATTTCTCATGAATCAGGACACACTTTAGGATTATATCACCAATCAAGGTGTGATGGAGCTACATTCATATCAGAATACAATCCTGGGTTTGGTACAGGTTCTACATCAAGAGCACCTATTATGGGTAGTTCTAATGCAAGAATAGGATATTGGTGGATTGGTCCTAACTCATTTGGATGTTCAACTATCCAAAATGACAGTTTAATAATTAGACAAAAAGTTGGATTTTAGACTTTGAAAAGTTAATAAAATTGCGTAAATTATATTGTATAATCTAGATGAAAAATAGTTGTAATAAATGTGAAAGTTGTTCTTCGTATGTTATACCTGGCACACCATGTGTTTCATGTTCAGGTACAGCATGTCAAGAAATTTATTACAGCAGTTGTGTAATTTATACGGGAGATTGTTTAAGTTGTTATGGAATAGAAGCAGGTGAAAATTTAACAGCGGTTATTGACAAATTACTAGATCTTATTTATGGGGATTGTACACCTTCATCTACAACCACAAGTACGACAACTATTTCTCCTACAACAACAAGTACAACGATACAACCAACAACCACTACAACAACATTATTTTCAATATGTGACGATTGTCATTAAAATTTTTTATAAAACTTAAAACTTAAAATTATGCTTTGCGCTACTCCTTCTACAACTGCATGTGTTCCATGTATTCATCCTTTTGAATATCTATTTGAATTAGCTTATGTTGCAACAACTGGTACTAATAATACAACAGGTCTTGATGAAGCAATGGATAGAATATTAGATAAAGGAATAAGTATTCCAACTTGTAAATTATGCTGTCCTGATTGCGATGGTGTTTATTCTTTATCTTCTGTTGAAACATTTTTAAAATTAATAGAAGCCCTAATAACTTGGCCAGATTTTTATAATCAAGATAATAATTGTTGCACTAATACATATGCTTCAACTGAAACATTTTTAAAATTACAAGAATTTCAAGATTTTAATCCAGAATATACTATTGCACAATGTTGCAATGGATTTAACGAATGTAAAGATGAATTAATATGTTGGATTACAGAAACTGCAAGAAATTCTTCAGTTGTAATTGATAGACTACAAGATAAAGGTTTAGTTGAGTATGGTGCAATACAAAATAATTGCACAGGTGCTGTTTCTAGTAGTATTTGTAAATTTGTTGATCTTTTAGAAAAATATGAAAATGTTTCTACAGCAGAATCAAGATCTGAATTTATTGATAGACTTTTAGACAAAGGAATAACAATATCTTGTTTTGAGGGAGAAACACATATGGCGAGCACTGAAACTTGGCTAAAATATGGTGAAGCTATAAATGGAGGTGGTGCTGTTCCTGCTCTTGGTGAAACAACTACTACTACAACTGTTGCATAATAAATACATTAAAGAATAAAACACAATGCAGTGTTCAACACCAATTATAGAACCGTGTGTACCTTGTAAGCATCCTTTAGAATATCTTTTTGAGAATGCTTATAAGGCTACACTTGGTTTAGAAAATAAAGTTTCATTTATTGAATCTTTATTTGCAATTTTAGATGTAGGATTGTTTGTAACAAATTGTAATATATGTTGTCCAAGTTGTACAGGTACATATATTTTAACAAACGTAGAAACATTTTTACTATACTCAGAAAATGTTCAATTTTTGAACAATGATGAGTGTTGCAAGAATTTCTTTTTATCAACTGAAGCATATTTAGTAGTTGGGGAAGCTTATGACGGATTTGAAATATTTAGTAATTCATGTTGTAATACAAGTTTTAATGAATGTTTAAATAAACTTATTTGTTGGATAAATAAGCCAGAAGGATCTTCTGATAATTTAGATAGAATATTGGATAAAGGAGTTATTGAGTATGATGGATTTTATGATAAATGTACAGGTAAACTTACATCTGGTTTGTGTTATATTGCTGAATTTTTGAAGAAAAATTGTGATTTGCGTATTGGTGTAACAAATGCACAATTTTTAGATTTACTACTAGAAAGAGGTATTGTTGTAGAGTGTAGAGAAAATCAAGTATTTATTGGTTCAGTACAAACTTATTTACAATATGCAGAAGCTGTAGGATAATATTATATAAAATGTTAGAAAATAATATACATACTAATTCTTGTATAACAACAACTACTACAGATTGTTGCTTTGTAGAATGTACAACTACTACTACACTTCCATGTATAAACCCTATTGATGAACTGTTTAATATAGCTACTATATTTTCTGAAGTTAATGGAGTTAATAAATTAGAAGCATTAGTAAGAGTTTTAGACGAGGGATTTATATTAAATAGTTGTGGAATGTGTTGTCCTTCATGTACATACATTTTTACAAATGGAAAGGGATATGATAGTATTATTGATGCTATTTTCCCACCACCAGCACTTTCAGATCAACTCTTGGAAGCAAATGAATCTAATGGTGCAGATGTTGTTTGTTGTGTAAATATATATGGTTCGTATATGAATCTTCTTCCTCTTTTAAGTAATGATTCTTATAATCTACTATGTTGTAATGAGTTTACAAATTGTGCAGAATCAATATTTGAATATTTTTCTGAAAATAGTTGTGAAACTTCTGCTCTATTTGAAATAGATGATCTATCTACACTTTTGATAACTATGATAGAGAATGGAATTGTTGAACAAGGTACAATAAATGGAGAATCTCAAGTGTGTAATATATTTGAATATATGAAAGATTATTTTGAAACTCCATGTTTTTTAGATGAATTTTTTACAATATTAGACAAAGGTATTGTTATAGATTGTACAGATGGTAGAATGTTTATTTCATCGAATGAAACATATATAAAAAGATTAATTAATATATAAATATGAGCTGTTGTTTAAGTCCCATAGAATACTTTATAGAATATGTAGATTATTTAAAATCTCAAGATCCTGGTATATTAATGGAAGATATTTTAACCAGTGGTCACATATTTCCAAATACAGTAAATATATGTTGTCCTGATTATTGCTCAAATGAATATATATTAATAGGTCAAGGAACGCAATCTCTTATTGATTATAACGATTTTGGTCCAGGGTTTGATTTTAGTAATTGTTGTGTAAATACATATTTTCAATTAAATAATTTTTTAAATATAAGTCAAGTTTATTTAGAAAATTTACCAGCTCCTCCACCTGTAACAACTACATTATATAATGAATATAGAGCATGTTGCAATAATAATGATACTGCAAGATGTGTAAAAGAATTACTTGAACATACTAATTCAACAGCATTAAAAGAATGGTTTTATTATTTTGATGAAAGTAGTACAACTGGTCTTTTTGAATATAATGTTATAAATGGAAATTTTGGATTTTGTCAGTTAGTAGAAATATTAAAAACAAAAACACCAGTAATTGCTGAAGAATATATGTTAGCAATATTAACATTAGGATTAGTTGTTTCTTGTAAAAATAATGGAACATTTGTAGGAGGTTTAGAGACTTATACTAATACTTATTATCCTGATTCAGGTGGTCCTGATTAATCCTTAGTATACCTATTTATATAATAAATTTAAATTTAATAAATGTCTTGCAATAACTGCAATAATGATTGTTTAAATAACGAATCTTGCAATTGTAACTGTACAACAACAACAACGTGCAGTTCTGTTGCAGAAAAGCCATGCGTTACAATATGCAGCGATATTTATGCATCAGAATGTATTATATATGATGGAGAAGACAATGATTGTTTTGGTGTAAAAAAAGGAGATAAAGTAAAAGATATTATTAATAATATTATTATTAAACTTGCTGGAAATAATTGTAGTTGTGAATATGGAACTGCAACAATAAATTTAATTACAACTACTACTTCTAGCACTAGTACAACTACTACAACTACAGAACCTCCGTATAGTTTATGTATTACAATATATGAAGAAAATAATTGTAATTTTGCGCCAAAAGAAATAACAGCTGGATCATTTATAAATGGAAAAGAAACATATACGTTTACATATAATTCTATTAATTATATAATTAAATGGTCAATTGTAGATGAAAGATGGGAGTTATTTTTAACAAGTAATTTTGCATTTCCTATAGCATATTTAGAACAAGATGTATTACATCCTATTGCACCATTAAAAGGTGATTTATCTACGCATCCAGAACTTTCTTGGAAGATGTATGGAATTGATTCAATACTTGTCACAACTAGAACGTGTTGTCCTGAAAATTTGTGTGCTTTGTTTACTGTAGAGGATGGTTCTTTTGAAACTACTATACAATCACCTTACGATACAATAGCAAATCTTCCATCACAACCTTTAAATTTAAAACATGCTTATGTAGGGTGTAAAGATTCATTTACTTTTCAAATAAAATGGAACTTATTTACAGGTAAGTATGAGCTTATTAATAGTAGTGGTAATGTTGTGGGATATACAACAGAAACAAATTTAGAAACCGTTGACTATATAAATTGGATAATTGATCCTCTTTATTATGATACTCCTTTTAGAACATTTAAAACAAAGGTGGGTAGTTGTACAACTACTACAACCACAATCATTGATTAACAAATGAATTGTCCTACAAATACATATAGTTGTTGTAATTCTTGTTGTAGTAGCTCATGTAGTTGTAAAAAAATAACTACCACAACAACTACTACAATTCCTCCAATTCCTTGCAATGTTAATAATTGTGAGCAAGTTATTGATTTACAATGTATTATGCACTATGAACAATTAGAATGTTTATCTATTGAAAGTAATGATTTACAAAGTTTAATTGGAATTATTTTTGAAAAAATAACAGGATATAATTGTTCTTGTAATTTTGGTGATGTTATAGTACAAAACTTTATTACTACAACCACAAGTACTATTTTAATTGATTAATTTAATAATGAAAATATTTTTTAAAATATCATCTTTAGGAATTGGGTTAGGACCAGAATTTATACTATATGATAATTATAGTTTAACTATTCCTTTTAAATTTTCTAGTCAACAATTGTTAGATGGCGTTGAAATATTAGTTAATGATTTAGCTACAAATATATATGTAAAATCAACAGGTGTATTTTGTAATGATCCTTGCGTATATGATGTTAAAAATTATGTAATACCTTTTGCTACAACAACGACTACTACTAGTTCAAGTACAACAACTACTACCACTAATAGTAGTACTACTACATCTACTACTACTACTAGCAGTAGCACTACTACTAGTACTACCACTAGCAATGGTACTACCACCACATCTACCAGTAGTACAACAACAACTACATCTACTAGTAGTACAACAACTAGTACAACTACTACACCTCCTCCTGTTTGTAATTGTTATAGAGTACAAAATGAAGGAGGATCTTTATCAACATATAGTTATACAGCATGTAATGGAAATATATTTGATAATGTACTAATAGGTGCTGGCGTAACAGTTTATATATGTGCTGTTATTGATACAGTAGTTACAGGTCCAGAAGTTACTGAATTAAATCTAGCAACTAGTTGTTTGGATAGTCCAGAGTGTATTCCAATTGATTAATATATGACAAAAACTATTTATATACAATTTATTCCACCAATAGGATATTATTCAGGTCCTAATTTTAGTATTACACCTAATATTGGTACTGCTGTTCCTAATGTATTTTCAAAAGAAGATTTATTAGATGGGGTGTATGTTACAGTAGATGAGTTAGTTACTAGTGTAAGTATAAAATCTATTGGAGGAGGATGTAATAATGAGGTAATTTATCCTATAAAATTAATTACAACTACAACTACTACTATTCCTGTAACAACAACAACAACTGCTGGTACTTCAACAACAACTAGTACTACGAGTACTAGTACAACAACAAGCACATCAACTACTTCTACTACATCCACATCTACAACCAGCACTACAACACAACCACCATGTAAATGTTATAAAATAACAAATACATCATCTGTTTCTAGTATTTCTGGTAATTATAATCCTTGTGATGGTCTTGGCTCATTCTTAATTGCGCCTACACAATCTGTATATATTTGTACAAGATTTGAAAGTTCTATTGTTTATACTGTAAATGGAAGTCTTGCTACTCGTATAGAAATTACAAATGCGAATCCTGCTTATCCAAATTGTCCATGTAGTGGAATAATTCCAACGACAACAACAACATCTAGCAGTACAACTACAAGTACTACTACGAGTACAAGTACTACAACAACTACTACACAACCACCTTATTATACATGGAACATGTCCTCTACGTACAATACTGAGTCGCAAGCGGCTGCAGCTGGTTGTCAAAATACACTTGTTGTATACACAGGTGTTCCTTTAACAGCACCTTTTGTACAATTTTATACTAATGCATTACTTACTATTCCATTAACAACAACAGGTTGGGTTACAGTTAATGATGGTACAAATCTTTTAATTCTAAATTTAGTAGCTGGTATTATAACACAAACAATTCCATTTGGAAAATGCAATTCTGTTCATATAGGACTATCTATTACAAAAGATGCAACAAATTGTTATATGACAGCTACTGTTACTAAAGGAATTGTTTTAGACAATTTAGATATTAATGGTTCATTTTATACCTCTAGTAATTCTGTATGTGGATCAACTCCTATATCAACTTGTGGTTTTTCATTTATAATTCCAGCAGGATCTGTTGTAGGTTATACATATACAACAGCTGGATTATGCGGTGGTGGACCTGGCATATTATCTGCTTATTTAAATTCTTTAACAGTAGAAGGTGTTGCAATTACAACTCCTGCACAATTTGAAGATATAAATAGTACAAATTATGGAATATTTAGTAGCTATTTAATTTGTACGCCTTTACCATAAAATTTGTATTTTTGTAAAAACCAACATTTATGAAATTTATATGTGCGCAACCAGCCATAGACTATTACACATGGCAGGTTGAAGTAATGATTAACAACTTTATTAAAAATGGTGTTAATCCTAATGACATACACATTTTGTGTGCATACCACGACATAATTCCAAAAACATGGAAAAAGTTGCAAATGCACTATAATGATGTATGTTTTTTCTTTTACAAAGATACACGAGGTAATCAATTCTATATTCCTTCTATTTATTTTAATATGATGAAACATCATATTAAGGCTCATCCTGAGCTAGAAAAAGAAGTGTTATTTCTTCATGATTCAGATATTATATTTACACGTCCTATTGATTTTAGTGAAATGGAAAAAGGGGACACTTGGTATTTAAGTGATACTGTAGGTTACATTGGCACCCAGTACATTTTAACAAAAGGAGAAGATGTTTATTTAGATATGTGTAGAGTGATGGAAATAGATCCATCTATTCCTAAAGAAAGAAATGCAGATTCAGGTGGCGCTCAGCATATTGTAAAAAATACAACATACGAGTATTGGGATAAGGTGGAGAAAGATTCAATTAAGCTATATAAACATTTTTGTGAAACAGAACCTCATTATAAAGGCGAGGGGTATCCAATACAAAAATGGACAGCAGGAATGTGGTCTCTTTTGTGGAATGCTTGGAAGTTTGGACATACAACAAAAGTGGATAAAAGATTAGATTTTTGTTGGGCTACAGATTTTATACAAAGATGGGAGCAAGCCCCAATATTTCATAATGCTGGAGTAACAGAAGATAGAAAAGATTTATTCTTTAAAGCTGCTTATATTAGTAAACTTCCATATAATGAAGTAAAGATAGAAAATATAAGTAATAAGTTTTGTTCTTATAAGTACACAGAAGAATTATTAAAAACCAAAGAAATATCGTGTTTAATTTAAAAACCAATAAAAATATATGCAAAATTTAATTCAAAGATTTAATGATATTTATGAAAAAAATTTATGGGGATCTCAAGAAAGTGTAAGTGGATCTGGAAGTGAACTTAGTAGCACTAAAAAATTAAGAGAAGAATTACCATTTGTTTTTGCAAAATATAATATTAAATCAATGCTTGATATTCCATGTGGTGATTTTAACTGGATGAAAGAAGTTGATTTATCAAATGTTGATTACATTGGGGCAGATATTGTTCCAACAATAATCGATATAAATAAATCTAAATATCCCAACTTTAAATTTAAAGTGATGGATATTACAACAAGTAGTTTACCAAAGGTAGACTTAATATTTGTTAGAGATTGTTTAGGACATTTGAGTGATCAAAATGTATTAAAAGCAATTGAAAATATTAAAGCTAGTGGAAGCAAATATCTTTTAACAACTAGTTTTACAAAATGGAATTACAACTCAAATATTGAAGATGGTGGTTGGAGATGTATTAATTTATTAATTCATCCATTTAAATTAAAACCTCAGTATCTTATTAATGAAGATTGTAAAGAAGGTTACCCTTATTATAATGATAAATGTATGATTCTTTTTGATTTAGAAAATTTAAATAGTTTATGACTTTACCTTTTATATCATGTAAAATGATTACATATGGTAGAGTTGAATTTCTTGAAGAATCATTGTATTCATTTTTAGCACAAGATTATCCTATAGATAAATGTGAACTTATAATTGTAAATGATTATCCTTTACAAAAATTAGAATTTTCATATCCAAATGTAAAAATTTTTAATTTGGATGAAACATTTAAAACAATAGGTGAAAAAGAAAATTTTGCTACAAAACAATGTAAAGGTGAAATAATATGTCAATGGGATGATGATGATTTAGCATTACCAAATCATTTAAAAAATGTAGCTAAATTTTTTATTCCAGGATCAGATCTTCTTCATTGGGACATTGGAGTATTTATGAATATGCCTATAATTGAATTTAACGATAGGCCTTTAGGAAATTCAGGAATTGTTTTTAGTAAAACCATATGGAAAAAACTTGGTGGACATCCTATAGAAAATGCTGGATATGATATGACATTTGTTATGAATATTCGTAAAATATCTAAAAATATTGTTTATGCAAAACCACCAATAAAAGAAGCAAGTTGGATATATGTTTGGGGAGGTAGAGATTATCATATGAGTGGAGGTGGAGCAGAAACTGCAGATAGACCAAATGTTGTTATAAGAAATGCTCAACATGTAGAAAAAAGAAGAAAAAGAGGTGAGATTCCTACAGGAGTTATAAAGTTAAATCCTAATTGGAAATATAATTATGTTAAAATGTTACAAGAGTTTAATTCTAAAAATATTTGAGAATTTCCTAAAAATTTCATATATTATATTGTAGACAACTTGTCTATAAATATACTATTATCGTACATCATTGATATTCAATAAGTTATGATACCCTCTAAATCTAATCTTTCAAAAGAAAGTTGTTCTCCAATATCATCTAATTGTGTGATATGGCAAGGACCTGATATTCCTTGTTTAAATCTTTGTAATGGAGATACAGTTTCAGATATACTTTATAAACTTGCTGAAGACTACTGTAAATTTAAAGAGAGTCTTGATGTCCAAGACTTAGATATTACAGATCTATTATCTGCTTGTGGAACCAACACTCCAGCCCCACAAGATAAATCAATTGTTAAAATCCTTGAGATTATAATTGATAAGATTAACTGTTTATCAAACTAATAAATGTCGGAGTTTAGTTGGTTTTCTTCGACTAATCTACACCCTCCTTTTCTAGGGAGGGTTTGTTTTTAAAACAAATTAGGAAATATAAAAAACTTAATATAACTTTACCAACCATAAACTAAAAACTTAATTTATGAGTTTACATCACAAGGTCTATGGGACTTTAAAATGGAAAAAGTCAGATGAATATTGTGCTGCAAAATTAAACATTTCTCTCGAAGAATACAAGAAAATAAAACATAAAGTTTTAGAATCTCCCCCTCCAAAAATTACACATAAGATTATAGAGTTTAAGGAAGACGTTGAAAATGGTACAGCTGAAATAAAAGGCATTAGTTCTACAGAACCTAAATCAGCTGAGGAAATAATTGAACTCTTGAAGATTGATACTAACAAGTGGAAGCTTAGTTCTTATTGGAATAAAGAAACACATTCTGGTTGGTATGTATCAGCAATGGTTACACAGAAGAAACAAGAACCTGTTGATTATATATCTAAAGTGATTGAAAACTTTAAACCTGAATACCAACAAGTTACCACTATACACACAAATGATAAATATGAAAACCCATCAGTTGGAGTACTTTCTATTCAAGATTTACATTTTGGCAAAGAGGGCAATTTTACTATAGTAGAAGATTTTAAAAATGCTATTAGAGATTTAGTCTTGCGCGCATACGCAAGTCATAAATTAGAAAAAATTATATATGTTGTAGGTGGTGATCTTTTGAACATGGATAATTTTGATGGAGCTACAACAAAAGGAACACCTGTAGATAATGAACAAAGAGCATATGATGCTTATAATGATGCATTTAATACACTATATTGGTCTGTAAATTATATCAAACAGTTTTGTAATGAGCTAGAAGTTGTTTATCTTCCAGGTAATCATGATAGACTTAGTTCATATCATATAGCTCATGCATTGTCAAAATGTTTTCAGGAGGATAGAAATATAGAATTTAATGTAGAATATTCTGAAAGAAAAGTTGTCGTCTATGGTGACAACTTTTTTGCTTTTGAACATGGGGATGTTACTAAAAAACTAACCCCTCTTGTATATGCTACCGAGTTTCCTAAACAATGGGGAAGTACAACCTATCGTACATGTTATACAGGACACTTTCATAGCAAGAAAGTTACAGAATTTGTAACTGATAATGAGGTGCATGGGTTCTCTATAAAGCATCTTCCTTCTCTTTCTAGATCTGATTATTGGCACTATCATAATAAATTCACTGGCTCAAAACGCCAAGCTATTATGGAAATCCACGATGGAAAAAAAGGTAAAATTTCGGAGTTTACCTATAATGCCTAAATCTTATAAGTTTAATTTTAAAATGTTCCAAGTTTTTAGTAAATTAATAATGTAGATCATTGTGTCAAAACCTTATAAAAAACCAGATTTAAATGCTCCTAGGTATAGATCTAAGAAATTAAATCTTACTAACGTAGACATCTATAATAAGTTCCTTGAAGAGAATCCTCATATTGAAAGAATTTGTTTAGACAAGTTTAAAGAAGTTATCAAAACTTTTAATGGTAAAATTTGGGAATCAATTATAGAAAATAGAGATGGAGTTGAATTACCAGAACAGTTAGGATATATTTTTATAGGTACTTGTCCAAGAAAAAAAAGCAATGTTGATTTTAAAAAATCTGAACATTACGGGATAACATTACAAAATCAAAACTGGGAATCAGATCAATATGTTGCTAAAATATTTTATACAAACTATGAGAGTAAGTATAAATTTAAAAATCATGAGTTATGGGGTTTTAGTGGTGTAAGAGATTTTAAAAGAAAAGTGGGTCAAACATATCCTAAAGAATGGAAGAAGTATCTTATAGTTGATAACATGGTGAGAGTTAGTAGAATATTTAGAAAACAAAGTTTTGTACAATTTAAGAATAAAGAAACCAAAGATCTACTTAAAGATTATGATGAATTTAATCTAGATTAAAATGGCCAAAGTAACAATAGGAGATGTTTGCTCCAGAATTCGTACTCAAGTAAAAGCAGTTAGACAAGATGCTTTGCTAACAGATCGTGTTATATACACGTTTGTTCTTAAGCATGCTAAATGGCTAATGAAGCGTGAAGATTCTAAAAGTAGGCTTCTTTCTTTTACTAGTGTGATTCAAACACTTGATTTTGTAGAATTAATAGAAGTAGATAAGGTAGAAGCAGAGTGTACAGGTATTAGTTCTAATTGTACAATTAAAAGAACAAAAGAAAAAATTCCAGTTTTTTTACAAGGATATTGGGGTCCTTTGATTAGAAGTGTTGCTTCAATAGATGGTTCTGAACGTCTTCAACCAATTCTTCCTTCTACATATGTTTATAGTTCTAAATCAAAAAATAGCAAGTATAATAAAACAAAATACTTCTGGTATTTAAATGACTACTTATATTTTCCTAATCTTGATTGGGATGCTGTAAAAATTGAAGGAATATTTGAAGATGATATAAGTGAATTTACATGTAAGAAAGAAGATAGTTGTATTCAAAGGCAAGATCAAGCATTTAATGTTCCTGATTACTTGTGGGGTGAAATTGAACAAAGTGTATTTAAAGATCTTGCAGGAATGCTTCAAATACCACCTGATGCAGAAAATGATAAACAGAGTATAACTCGCTAATACCTATGAAGACAGAATTAAAATATAGAACATTTGATCAACTTCTTACTGAGGTTATTACTGATTTTACAATGTATAATACCGAGGGTATGATTGAACCTGGTCAGCTTATTAAAGTGGCTCAAAGAGTTAATTACGATCTTGGTCTTAGAATTCATGGAACAAAAGAAAAAGTTTTGGAAATTGAGAGTAAAAAGATGAAACTTCCTGATGATTTCTATGTTCTTAATTATGCTAAACTTTGTGGAGAGTACACATTAAGAGATCCAATTCTTCATGGTAGACATACTGAGAATGTGATAATGGATAGTTGTCCTAAGTGTGGATGTGATAGCGGATGTGAGTGTGAAGCCACTTATGTACAAGAATGTCAAAATGGAGAGAAAATATATGTACAAGTGGTAGAAAAACGCAAACAAGAGGTAAGAACGTATAAGCAATTTGTTGATATTAAGATAGTTGCTACTACAGGTAGAACTGATGCTCTTGATAATAGCTTTCCTACAGGGTATATTAAAAATGGATTTATATATACTAACCTGGACAAAGGAAATGTATTTATTTCTTATCAAGGTGCCTTAGAAGATGATCATGGAAACTTATTAGTATTAGATCATCCTGTAATTAACGAGTATTATGAATACGCAATGAAACAACGTATTCTTGAAAATTTGTATATGAATGGCGAAGATGTTGTTAATAAAATTCAACTTATTGAGCAACGTTTACGTCCTGCTAGAAATAATGCTTTATCTATTGTTAACACTCCTGATTTTGAAGAAATGCAACAACTTTGGGAAACAAATAGAAAAGCACAGTATTATAAGTACTACGATATGTTTAAATCATACGGAGGTTTATAATTATGAAATATACATTAAAAATTAAGCTACCAACATATAATTGCGAGCTTCAATTTTATGTTACAGATCAGTTAAATGCTGAAATAAACAAAGTGTATAAAAAATATAAAGTGGACGATGTGTTTGAGGATAGTGCTGAGGGAGTGTTATTTACACCAGATATTGATAAATATATACTTTTTATAGATATTAAATATCTTAGTCATAACACTATAGCACATGAAATTTTTCATGCGGTTGTAAAAATAACAGGAGATAGAGATATAGAAGATGAAGAGGCACAAGCTTGGTTGGTAGGACATATCACTGGAGATGTCTATAAGTTTTTAAAGAAAAAAGTAATAGAGATAACTAATGGCTGAAGAAACAAATCAAAGTCAAAATGCAGGTACATCTAAAACCAATACCTTTCAAAAAGGTATGGTTAAAGATTACAACGAAACTTTTGTTGGTGAAGGTTTGTATACGCACGCGCGTAATGCCATAAATAACACTCATCATGGACAAATTGGTGTATTAGGTAATGAACCATCTAATCTATCTTGCTACAATTTTCCATACACTGTTATAGGTGCAGTTCACATGTATGATGATACATGGGCTATTTTTACAACGAATGATGTAGATTCTGAAATAGGTTTATTTGATGATTCACAATGTAGTTATGAAACTATTGTAAACAATAAGTGTTTAAATTTTAAAAAATCAAATTTAATTACAGGGGCTTATAAAGAAAGATACGATTGTGAAAGAGTTATATACTGGGATGATGGATTAAATCCTACAAGATTTTTAAACATAGATGATATTCCTTGGAATGAAAATTGTGTTGTTCAAAATGATTGTAGAATATGTACACCAATAATTGGGGATCTTGATTGTGATCAATTAAGAATAGCTCCTTTTGTAACTACACCTTGTATACAAGTTGAGAAAGGAAAAATAGCAGGTACTCTTCCAAATGGTTCTTATCAAGTTTGTATTGCTTATACTATTAACCAAGTGAGAATAACTGATTATATTGGTCTTAGTGAAGTGCAGCCTTTATTTAATCATCTTGGAAATAGTTCATCTTTAGAGGTTAAAATTAATACAATTGATAAAGACAACTTTGATGAATTTGAATTAGTTGTTTATGCAACTATTAATCTTGGAACATATGCTAAAAGAATAGGTTATTATTCAACATCTCAAGGTACAATTTATATAGATAGATGGGACCCTGAGTTTGTAACTGTACCTATTGAATTAATTCCAATGCGAACAGAGCCTGTTGAAAGAACAGATGCAATGTTTCAACTAAATAACTATTTAGTAAGAACAGGACCAAGAAGTAAATATAAATTTAATTACCAGCCTCAAGCAAATAATATAATTTCAAAATGGGTGGCTGTTCAATATCCAGAAGATTATTATAGAAAAGGTGGAAATAACGCTGGATACATGCGCGATGAGCAATACGCATTTTTTATAAGATTTATATATAACACTGGGGATAGATCAGAGTCTTTTCATATTCCAGGAAGAGCTACTTTTGTTGGGGATAGGACTATTGTAACAGGTGATGATATTTATGAAACTATACCTGTTGAAAAATGGAAAGCTTATAATACAGGCACTGTTATTCCATCTGCTCCTATTCCACAATTACCTGATGGTGGTATTCCATTAGCGCAAGGATATATGGGATATTGGGAAGCAGAATCTGAATTTTATCCTGATGATAAACCTGATATATGGGGAAATCTTTGTGGTAAAAAAATTAGACATCACAAAATGCCTGATGAAACAGTTGATCCTATTCTATCTACATTTAGACCTGGAGGTAAATCAATTGTTTTATTAGGTGTAAGATTTGAAAATATAACTCCTCCTTTAGATGAAAATGGTAATCCTATTACATCAATTGTTGCATATGAAATATTAAGAGGATCAAGAGAGGGAAATAAAACAATACTTGCAAAGGGTATTATAAACAATATGTTTGAATACCCTATTCCAGGAAATAATCTTGTAAAAGGATTATTTCAAAACTATCCTTATAACGATTTAAGAGCTGATTCATATCTTACTACAAAAAGACAAACATCAAATACTGGTGATCCCTTTCCAGCTTCTACTGTAAACAATACTACAGCACCAAAATTAAATACTGTTAAAAGAGATATATTTTCCTTTCATGGTCCTGATGTTGTTTTTAGTAATCCTTTTTTATCAGCAAATGAATTAAAACTATATTCAGAATTTAATGGTAAACAGTTAGGTATATTTGCTGTTCCGTTTAGACATCCTAGATTTAAAGTGATATCAAATGCTCCAGCAATTGTTGCAGACCTTATAGCTTTAGCTGATACCATTTCATCAGCAGCAAATATTGTTGCAACTATTGTAGGAACTCAAGGTAGTACTTCATCAAACACCTTAAGTTTTTCAGGAACAGAAGGATTACCACTTATTTTTCAATATGGTCCTTTAAAAAGACCACCAGCTCCACCATCTGAAGATAGTGTTACTAGTGGAGGTGTAAATAGAGCTTTGAACTATGCATTGTGGGCACTTGAACTAGTTGGCTGGGCTACACAAACATTAGCATTAATAAAACTTGAACTTGCAATGCAATCTGCTAAAGCTGAAAAACTATTGGATGTTTTAAAGTATATTATTCCAAATGTTCAATATGCAAGACAATATAGATCACATGGATTATATGATAATTTTAAATCTTTACAAACAAATAATACTCGAAGATCGCTTGTAGAAGCAAATTATATTTTTCCTCAAATACAGCAATTTACTTTAGACTATCAGGTAAATAATATTAACAGAAGTCAATACGTTTGTTTACAGTTAGACAAAGTGTTAGCAGATCCTTTAACACAAGATACTAGCAAATTTTTATTAAGTGATGTTGGTTGTGATGATGGATCTGATCATGAAAGACCTATATCATCTTATTATGGAGCTCTTAAGATACCTATTCCTAATCAATATGGTCAGTTATGGACAATTAAACAACTTCCAATTAATTCAAATTGTTTAACTCAAATAAAACCATCATTTACATCTGTAACTTCTCCTATACTTTTTGGAGGAGATGTGTATATAACAAGATTTACAGAAAAGAATACTATGTTCTTTTTTGATAATTGGTTAGTAGGTGAACCTGATGAAGCTTTAATTGATTATACTTATTATACAAACATTCCTTGGCCAAGACATTGGATAAATACAGAACCTCAAAAATTAGTATCACTTACAAATACTCCTGCTGTATATAGATCATTAGATTGTAATCAAGATAATCCTGGTATTCAGTTTGACAAGGGTAATTTGTTTTATGTTAAGACAGGGTACTTTTATCTTTTTAATTCAGGAGTGAGAGACTTTTTTGTAGAATCAGAAGTTAATGTGGCGCTTAGAGATTGGGAAGATGAGTTTGGGAAAAGACATTATGATCCTTACGAGTATACAGATCTTCAAACAATGTTTAGAAGTGATCTAATAAAGAATGGTAATTTTTATAAATATGACTATTCATTAAGTGTTTCTAAACTTCCTGGAAGTTCTACAACATGGGGTAAACTATTTGATAGATTTTACGATCCTCAAGATGCTTCATCATGTTTTACTTATACACCTAATAGAATCATATATTCATCAGCGTCTGATATAGATGCACCCACTGTAACAAGAAGTGTTCAAGATAACTGGAGAATATTTTTACCAAATAACACAAAGGATTTTGAAACTAATGTTATTTCTATAAAACCTATTAATAAAACAGGTGCTTTGTTTTTAATGGAAAAGCAAAGTCCATTTTCATTTTCAGGTCAAGAGCAGTTTAAAACAGATCAGGTTAATACAATAATAACTATTGGTACAGGAGATCTATTTAAAAGTTCTCTTCAAAATATTATAAGATCTGAAGATTATTTTCAATATGGTTCTTGTCAAAATAGATATTCTGTTCTAAACACGTTACACGGTGTATTTTGGGTGAGTCAAGAGCAAGGTAAAATATTTTTGTTTAGTAGTGGAATAAAAGAAATTACAAGAGATACAGGTTTAAAGATGTGGTTTTCTAGAAACCTCCCCTCTAATCTTTTAAAACAATTTCCAAATTATATACATAAAGATAACCCTGTAAAAGGTGTAGGTGTATTAACGTCATATGATAATACGTATGAAATCTTTTATGTAACTAAAAAAGATTATAAACTAATAGATCCTAATCGAGGTATTTATTTTTATGATGAGGTTCAAGATGAGTTTTATTTTAATGGTAGTAAAATACTATTAACAGATACAACACATTTTGTAAAAGCTGATTGGACTATTAGTTATGATCCAAAAAGTCAACATTGGATAAGTTTTCACGATTGGCATCCAACATTTAATGTATCAAGTAAGAACCACTTTTTAACTGTTAATAATAACTCTGTTTGGAAACATAATGTAAGATGTGATAGTTATGGTAATTTTTATGGCGTTAACTATCCTTTTGAAATAGAGTTTGTGTCATCAACTGGTCAAACAGTTAATTCCATGAGGAATATAGAATATGTGTTAGAAGCATATAGATATCATAACGACTGCTATGATAAGTTTCATGTTCTTGATGAAAACTTTGATCAAGCAATTATTTATAATTCAGAACAAATATCAGGTGTTTTAAATTTATTTTTAAAAGATAAAACAAATCCTTTAGATGTAATAAAGCAACCTGTAATAAATGCTAATTCAATTGACATATTATTTTCAAAAGAAGAAAATAAATATAGATTTAATCAGTTTTGGGATATAACAAAAGATAGAGGTGAATTTAATAACGTTAATATTCCAATGTTTGTTACAAATGCAAATGGATATGAATATAATATTAATCCAGCATATGTAAACTATAATAAACCTGTGCTACAACGTAAAAAGTTCAGACATCATGTTAATAGAGTTTTCTTAAGAAGAAATGTGAGTGGTAGTAATAATATGTTATTTAAGTTATCTAACCAAAAACTACTAAACAGTCCACGATGAGTTATAATAAAAAAATGTTTAGAGAAATGGTGGAAGAATCTAAAAAGAAAAAAGTTCTTCCAAAACCTAAAGATAGGATAGTAGATCCTATGGGTCAATGGGCTCATCCAGGACAAGTGACACGTATTCCTTCTAATAGAATAACAATGCAGGGTGTTCCCTATCCTGTATTAGGTGTAGGTAATAATGGTCAACAACAAATGATGTATCCAGGACAAGAATATAGTTTTCCTGGTTCACAATATGTAGATGAATATCCTTTGATGCAAGCTCAAAATGGAGCTATTATAGATCCTGGAGATGATGAATTAGCTTTTCAAAGGTTTTTTAAAACTCTTCCTTTTAATTTAAGAGTTGATAATCCTAGTTATAATATTAGAGGATATTGGAATGCTTTAGGTAGACCAGAAAAATTTGACTACAGTCAACCAAAAGAGGATGATGGAATGTACCATGCATTTAGTAGAAATCCAAACACTGGTGAAATATTAAAAAGACCTCAACATCCAACATTTAAAATGGCTATTGAGGGAGATAGAGCTGCTGGATATTATCCAATAGTAACACCTGATGGGAAAATAAAAACAGTATCTGGAAGAGATTTTAAACCTGGTCAATCTATATATTTTAATGGAGGAGATATATCTATACCTAATTTAAAAAAAGAAGGTTGGTTAAACAAATATGATAATGGTGGACAACTTGAAAAATTTAAACCAGGTGGATTTTTTACAGTACCTACCACTACTAAATTTGATTGGAGTACTGTACAACGACTTCCAACTAAAGAAGAAAGAGACGAATATTATGCAGAGCAAGGAAGAAATAAACAAAATAAAACAGCAAGAGGACAAATAATTAATAAAACTAAAACTACTACTCAAAATAATACTTCCACTACTGCTCAAAATAAAACAAATCAAAATAGTTCTGGAGTTTCTTCTGAAGCAAATCCTAATTATAATTGGAATATGACTAGTATTGTTCCTGAATGGACGACAAATACACAATTTCCTACTAGTAATAAAATTCCTATAAATATTAACTATGAAGATATTGTTCGCAGAGGAGATTTAGAAACACAAACTGGTACAGGTAGACAAGTTCTTTTAAATAAAGCTATTGCTTCACAAAACATTGCTAATCAAAAATTTGAAAAAGGTGTAGCTGCATTAATGAGTTCTGGTATGTCAGAAGAAAGTGCAATTAGAACATATCAAGAGTATATTAGAAATCCAAAACTTCTTCCAGGAATAGGTTGGCAGATTGATGATATTGAAAATAGAAACTATAGGATAAGCATGCATCCTGATTATGATCCTAATAAATCTTTTGACCAACAAAAATATTTAGCTACAGATGGATCACTAAGAGCAAGACTATTAAGAGGTTCTAATATGTTAAATAGTAGTGGAGATCCTGTTTTAAATTTTTTAACTGGTGCTATAACAGCACCAGGAAGAGCTTTTGCAAATCTTACAACAAATGCTAACCAACGATATTTAAATTCAGATAATTCAATTTTAGAAAATGTTACAAATTTAGGTCTTGATCTTCTTGATGTTACTGGAGCAGGTATATTTACTCCTAAAAATGCAGCAAAATTGGTTGGAAATAAAGGTTATACTACGGCTCTTAATCTTTATGGTGATAATATTCCAAGATTTTCAACAAGTGGTACAACAAATATAGGAAGTTCTTCAGCTCTAAATTTATCTAGAAATTTAGATAATACTGGAGTTGGAGCACGTACTCAAAATACTGGAGTAGCTACTCAAAATATTTTTAATAACTCATCAGATGCGATAAATACTGGAGTAGTTTCTCCAAAAGTAAATTTAGCAACATCAGGTAATAAAACAAGAGCACAAATTCAAGCTGAGAATCTTAGACGTATGGCAGCAGAAGGGGAGGCAGCTAGAAATGCTGCGGTTAATCAAGCTAAAACAACATCACTTGTATCTAGAGAAGATGTGGCAAGAAATGTTCTAAAAGATGATCCAATATTTGGTGGCACTGAAGGTGGATGGGGGCGTACTGGTAGTGGTAATAAATCTTTGTCTTATGATGATATGGTTGATCGTCTTCATGCTGAATATGCTCAAAATGACGTATTAGCATTAGGTAACTATCCTGTTTATTTTCATGGAACAACATCAGGATCTCTACCTGGAATTGTAAAAAATCAAGGATTAATACCAACTGGAAAACTTATTAGCCAAGGAGATATTCCTTTAACAGGTGAATTAAGTTTTGGAAGCTTACCTGGAATAGGAATGAATAATGAAAATCTTTCTGCAGCTTTTATAGGAGACATTAATAGTTCTCTAAATTATGCAGGTGGAAAAAATTTTATTAACCCTATACAACGACTTGAAACATGGAATACAGTAGATAGACCAGAAGTGATTTCATGGATGCCTGAAAACCAAATTAAATTTTATGATGAATTACTTACAAATCAGGCAAATAAATGGCAAACACTTTCTCAAGAAGAAAAACTATTAGCTGAAGAAAACTTTCCTATTTTGTTTGGTATAAGACCAAAAGGAGCAGATAGATTTAGTACAATTAGAACATCTATAGACGGAGAAGTTGGTATAAAGGGAGGTGTAGGTTTTAATGAAATTCCTAGTGTATATGTTCCAAAAAGTAAAATAGAATATGTTTCTCAATATTTTGGTAATCCAGATAGAATGAATATATTACCAATAGATGAGTTATTGTTAAAGCACAATCAAGGTACAATGCCTAGTTGGTGGAAGTGGAAAAAAGGTGGAACAATTGGACAATATAAAAAAGGTGGTTGGTTGAATAAATATGATGATAGTAGATTTACTACAGTGTCTACTACTACTTTTTCACCTGAACAAAAAAATAATCTTGTTACTAATTTAAACTATTGGAAAAATGTTAGCAATAACATGGGAAATCAAAATGCAGGTGAAAAACCTAACAATCCAAAAGGAAAAGACAGAGGTGTTTATTTAGGGGATGATAATAGATGGCATTGGAAAAATTGGTGGAATGGTAAAGAATACACATATTATAATCAACCTACAATGCCAGGATCTAAAGGTCAAGGATGGGATGAAGATATTATTATAAAAGGACGTGCAAAACCAAAAGAAGAACCTAACATTGACGATTATTATATTCGTGATGCTAATGGTAGCATTATAGGTTTTGATAATGAAGGATGGCAAAGAGATAAATATAATAGAGATGTTACTACAATAAATGCAAATGATCTAATTACACAACGTTCTCCTATTGAATTAACACAATCTTTGAATCAATCAAAATATAATAGTCAAGTAACAGGATTAGATAATGAAGAAATAAGACAAGCAAAAGAACAAGAAAGATTAGCATATTTACAACAAAAAGAAGAGGAAGAACGTAATAAACAAGTAATAGATATTAGGAACGATTGGGTATGGATGAATGAAGAAGAAAGAAATGCAGAAAGAAATGCTGCTAGTTTTAGAGGTGATAATACATCACTATCTCAAAATTTTCCAGTATATAATCCTATTACTAAAAAATATGAACAAGCTCCAAGAAGTGATGCCAAATTTTCTAAATTGTGGTCTAAAGATTATTTAAGAGAGAAACCACGCGATATGACCTGGGTAGATTGGGCTCTTCTAGCAGCTCCTGCTGCTGTTATTGGAGCTGCTACTGCTCCTGCTTGGGTACCTGCTGTAGGTACTGCTCTTACTGCACCATTTACAATAGGTTCTACAACAGTTCCATGGTTAACAGCAGGTAATGTTCTTAGTGCGTATGGTGCTACTAATAGTTTAATGAATTTAGGAAATCCATCATCTAACTTATATAGATCAATTGGAGAAGCTTATAGAAATCCAAATGTTAATACTATAATAAATGCCACTGGAAATGCTCTTGAAACAGGATTAGGTTTTTATGGATTTCCTGCTAAAGCAGGTGCAATATCATTAGTTGATGATCTTTCAAGAACAGGTAGATATTTAACAACTCCTTTAAGAAATACAAAAGCATCTAAAACTATTTCACAACTTTCACAAAAAAATTATGTAGATAAACAAGGACTACCAGTTGTAACTTTTGATGATATAGACGCTCTTATTGAAAAACAAATTAATTGGTTAGATAGTGATGAATATGCTATAAGAAGAATGGCATCTACTGGAGAATCTTTAAATGAAATTAGAAAAAGTACAGATAAATGGATAAATCAAATAAGAAAAAATAAAAAAGATGTTTTTCGAGTTAATCCAAATCTTGAGTCTCAAGGAGAATATAATCTTATACCAGATTATCGTAATTTTATTACTACTTTAATGGGAAAAAGAAAACCTCGCATCATGTATCGTCCACAAGACAGATCTAATATGTTAAATATTCTTGATCATGAAGTTTTACATGCATTTTCTCCAGCTCTTAAAAATGATAAATTATATAAAAATTATCCAACATTAGATGTTCTACAACCTACTAAACGTACCTTTTTTGAAAAGTTATTTAACAAAAAGCCTTATACTAAAGAGGAACAACACTTGCTTTATCTAGCAGATAAACCAGAACAACAAGTAAGAGGAGTTAGATTATATCAAAAAATTATTGATGATTTAGATATTCCAGAATATAGACCAATAACACAAAAAGAATTTGATGATTGGATAGATAACTATTTTAATAAAAATGCAAATAAATATTGGGATGAAGGTCTTGGTGATGTAGTTGAGTTATTAGGTTCTGCTAAGCGTGAAGCAGATATTAAAAAGACATTAGGTACTGATAAAGGAGTTTTATTTCGAAAATCTGTTTTAGACTTTCTTAATAAAGTATGGGCAATTCCTGCAGCTATTACTATTGGTTCTGAAACTTTAAAAGAAAAAAAACAAGGTGGAGAAATTAATTGGTTAACTAAGTATGATGATGGAGGATTTGCAACTACAGGTCTAAGTACATATCCTTCATATATTACAAATAATGTAAATGTTGCAGAAAGTACAAGACCTTCAAATTATAAAAAATTTGAAATAATAGAAAAACAAGAACAATCTGCTTTAAATAATAATGTAAAATTTGTTAAAATTAAAACTAATAATGGAAGTTATATTAATTTAAGAACAGATAGTAAAGAATACAATGATTTAATAAAAAATAATGCTATTGATCCTTATTCGTTTAATAAAGCAGATGGTTCGTTTAGTTTAAGACCACAAAAACAACAAAAACAAGAACCATCTGCTTTATTAGGCGAAGTAGGATCAATAGCTAAAGAAAATCTTAAAAAAGTATATAATAAACTTGAAGAAACAGCAGAAGATTTGTGGAATTCTTATTCAAAAGCGATGAATCAAGCTCCATTAGATGCTAAAGGTATTAATCTTGGATCTGGATTTGGGGGCATAGAAAGTAAAGGAGTAGCAGCAAAAATAGCAGAGGCAACTAGAGGTTATGTTAGTGGGGTTATTCGTAAACTTGATCAAATGAAAGAAGAAGACAAAAAAGCAAAAGTAGTAGAAAAGAAAACACCTATGGTAAAAAATTCTCAAAGAAATATATTACCACAAGGTTATACAGAGCTAGCTACTGTACCAGATGTTTATTCTTCAAATCCTACAGATAGTTTAGTTTCTTTTATTAATGTTTTTGATAATGATGAAGGAATTGATTATATTGTAGGTAATAAAATAAAAGAAATTACAGATGGAAAAAATGTACTATCAAGATATGGTAATACACGAGCAGTAGCTCATTTTTTAAGAGATGCTGATATACTACCTAATCAACAATTTGCACCAATGGAATGGCCTACTATAAAAGGGTATACATTCCGTAGCACATCCCCAGGTAAAGCTATTTCAGCTACAGGTTTTGATGATCCCGAAAGATATAGAATGCTTTATCAAAAAACTGGTGATGGAAATAGATATCGTATAAAGTATGTTAAAAATAAAGATTTAACAGAGGAACAAATAAAAAATTATGAAACAGATTTTACTGTAAGTGGTTATCATAATTTTTCTGATATTGATTGGGACGGTAAAGGTAAAAGTACAGGATATTTATCAAAAAGCAATTGGGTTCCATTAAAAGGAAATAAAGGACATACATACATTCCTTATAAAGATAAAGGATCGTTTTCAAGATTTTCAGGAGGATCGATAACATATTTATTTAAAGATCCTATAACAAATAAAAATGTTGGTGTAGATGTTACTGGTTCTGTTAACACCATGAAAAAAATTGGAGAAGATATTATAAAAATGTATGGTATAAAACCTGAAGATCTTAAAATAATATATCATGATATGGGATCATATTCTGCTAAACCAAAATCAAAAAAAGGTATATTAGATTACAAACAATGGATTGACTATAATAGATATAATATGGGTTTTTCTGGAGCTCCTCTTATGGTACCTGAGAAAAAAATAGGTGGAGAAACAAAAAATTGGCTAAATAAATACAAATAATATGAAAAAAGAATTTTTAAAAATGGCTGGTGTAGAAAATGAAAAAGATTTCTACAAATTATTTCCAACAGAAGAAACATTCTTTGGTATGTATCCTGAAGCTAGAAAACTAGTTCAAAAGAAATATGGAGGTTTAATTAAAGCTAAAGGAGGATTTGGTGTTACAGGTTTAACCACAGCACCATCATTAAATAGAACTACTGAAATAGATGACCCATCACGTACATCTTCTAATTTTGCTGCAACACCAATAGCTATAAATCCTAATATGGTAAATCCTAATATAGTAAATCCATTATTTAGAAGATTTTCAGGAAATCTTAAGTTTAATTGGGGTGATCCTAAAAATAGAAATGTTTTTTCCTACGGATTAACAAAAGAAAAAGAAAATCCATATTATAGTCATAAAGCAGGCTTAAGTCTTAATAATTTATTTTCTCCAGGTAGAGGTAGTTTTAATTTAACTGGTGGTTATACACCAAAAACTGGTGAATATAATGCAGGATTTAATTTTGGATTACCAAGTAGAAGAACTATAGCAAAAGACGAACCTAAATCTAATTTCAATGCTGGATTTAATATCATGCGAAATGATAAAGGTAGAGTGACAAGAACAGCTGAAGTTGATTATAATACAAGATTGGGCAATAAAAAATCTTCTCCAACATTAAGTGTAGGTGTTGATTTAGGATATAGATATGGTGGTGGATTAATAAAAGCTGTTGGTGGATTTAATGTTACAGATTTAAGTACAAAACCATCAATGAATTGTAGCAAGGGTAGTTGTCAAATGAATACAGATGACTATAGCTGGATAAAACAGAATCAAAAAATAAAACCCCCACCTCTTATAAGTCCTTGGGAAGCTATAACTTGGAATAAAGGAGAATTTGCTGAAGATCAGCATGCTAAAATAAAAAAAGAGTGGGAACAGAATAAAAATTTATATGCTAACAGATATCCTAATTTAACATATGATGAATTTTATGCAGCTAATGAATTAGAAAGATATAATAGATTAAATCAAGGTCAATATAATAATTACTTTGATGCACAAGGTAATCCTGTTGAAGGAATGGATGCGCGAGTTTATTCTGCTCAACCTTATATTCCTTGGGCTAGAGCTGCTTTTAATACACCAACTCCTTCTCGTGAAGCAATTTTAGATTATTTTCAAACTCATAAGTTAAACAAAGATGATATAAAAAACTTTGTTAATGATCGTTATACATTTCCAAAAGAACATATGGTAGCACCTCCTTATTTTAGAATGGGTGGTGGTTTAATGTTAGGTAAACAAGGAAGTAAAAAAAAAGGGTGGGTCAATTAAATACATATAACAAGGGTGGATTTGTAACAACAGAAGCTACAACAAGACCTAGTGTATCAGAATCTGATAAACAACTTTTAGATGATGTTAGAAATAAAAAAATTGCTTGGTATAGTCAACGTGTTAATCATCCAGATCCTAGAATTAGCTCTGAAGCTAGACAAGCACTTGAGTTATTAAATAAGTTTCCTGCAGATCCTAGTAAAGATATAAAGTACACTGATATACCTCTTTTACAACAAAGTGGAGTTGTTGGTTTATACCAACCTTATGAAAGAAAAATGTATTTAGCAGATCCTTATAAAACTTTTGATCAACAAGTAAAGTCATATTATCCTAGAGGACTAAGAAATCCAGGAGAAAAAGATGAACTTAAAAAATACTACGACTACGCTATGACTTCTGAACCAAGAAGTCATGAAGGTGAGCATTATTATGAACATCCTATATTAGATAATATAGTTAATAAATATAACAATCAGATTTTTTCACAATATGCTGATCCAGATGTATATAGAGATCTGCTTTATGAAAGAGTAGGTAAACCTGAATTCCCTAAAAAAAGAGATCAATATGCATTTGATCTAGACGCTAATCATTTTTATAAATGGATGACAGGTACTGATGATCCTCGTTTTGGGTATAATAAAAGAAAAGGAGTTAATAAACATTTCACTCCAGCTGAAATGTATAGGGCACTTAATGATATAAGAACAGAATATAATATAGATGCTTCTAAAAATACAAGTCCTGAAGATTTTAAAACTATTTATGAAAAAGTTCAACAATCTTATAAAGATGCTAAAGAAAAGAAAGATAAGGGCGCTGCTATGAGATATGGTCATATGCTTGATCTTTTCTACATTCACGGAAATGATTTTGAAAAGATAAATAATTTGAATAACTTATTAGTGAGAGATGTGTCTTCGGATTTACCAGTTGCTGATGAAGGATTTATTGTTACAACAGATGTCACAAGTAAAAGTCCTTCTCAAATAACACGTGAGATAATCTTACTTGGGGAAATAGCTAGAGCTGAGCATGAGGAATTTAAAAAAAGGCTGAATGCCACTAAATTTTCATTAAGCAATCCACATTTAGCAACACTACCATCATCTGAAGATATGGCAGCTGCTAGAAGACTTGATGAACAAAAACAATTCTATGAGGAAAACCCAAATGCTGGTACAATGGCAAGAGGTGATAATACAGTTCTTGTTAAAAACTTTCCTGTTACAGATCCTATAACAGGTAGACTTATTCAACCTCAAAAACTCACAGCACCAGCTTGGGCAAAAGGATTATCTTATGAAGCTTGGGATATTGCAAATCAACCTGGTTTTGTTACTCGTTTGCAAAGAAATCCTTTGCCATTATGGGCACAATTGCTTGATCCTACAGGAGTTAGCAACTATGGAAATGTTAAAACATCTTATGAAGATATGGTAAACTCTGAAGGGTTTTGGCCTAAAATAGGTAATTCATTACTTTTTGGACTAGATGTTCTTAGTAGTATACCAATTATTGGAAAAGTTCCTAAAGTCCTATCAGGTGCTACTAAAGGATCAAAAGCTGTAAAAGGAGCAAGCAAAGCTTCTAAAGTTGCAAAAGTAGCAAAACCAAATGTTGCTAAAGAAATATTTTTAAGACCAATAACTAATATAGATAGATTTACTGGAGCAAATAATTTATTTCGTTTATCATCAAATGCACCTACCTGGTTAAACAGAGCAACTAATCTAACAAATTCGTTTAATAGAGGTAGGCGATATTTTGGAGGATTATATCACGGTGGTATGTATGGATTAGATGCTCTTTCTAATTTAGGATCTCAAAATCAACCAGAATATATTCCAAGTGGTGTAGGTACTGTAGATACTGGATATACAGATAATCAAGAAAAAATTAAAAAAATAGAAAATGATTCTTTGTATGCTAGTCCAGGTGGTGATGATGAAATAGTAACATTTCAACTCCCTGATGGGCGTGTTGTAAAAATGAGTTCAGGTAGTAAACCATACGCAGATTTAATGAACAGAATTGATTCTTATGATTTTGATGATAAGAAAAACATGTTTATAATAAAAAAATATAAAAAATAATTATTCACAACTTTAAATTTAAAAACAATGTATTACGGAACAAATCCTTATGGTTTATCACCTTATATGTATGATGATCCATATACTACCTTGCAACGCGCTCAATATGGTTTAGAATCTGGTATGCCTTTTGAAGGTTTACCTCAATTAACTGGATTACCAGAACCAGAACCTCAACCTGCAAATTACGCTTCATATCGTCAATTTAAAGATGCTTATGATAAATGGGTTATTGACAACTCTATGCTATCTCAAATGGCTAATGTAGAAGATCCTGGTTTAGTTTCAGATCAAGGTGTAGTTGTACAAAATCAATCACCTTCTGGTTTTGTAGAACCTTCTTATCAAGGTCCAACTGTTGTTGAATATCTTGGATCAGCTGGTAAAACTTCAGATTATGCTACAAGAAAGCAAATTGCTAAAGTTTTGGGTATTCCAAATTACAAGGGTACTGCTTCTCAGAATAAGTTAATGATTAATCTTTTAGCTCAAAATCCAGCAGTTTTAAATAGTATTGCACAAAGTGTTAGTAGAGGTAGAGTAGTAGCACCTACTGGAATAGCTCCATCTCCTTCTATTGAAGAAGAAGAAGTTATTGTAGAAGATACAACTGGTGTAAACATTCCTATTGTTGATAGTTCTGGTAATGTTATTGATACAACGTCAGGAAGAGTTCTTACAACATTACCTAAATCTACTTATAAATCTAAAGGAAAAAAAGAAGAAGGATCTAGTAATCTTGAAAAAGCAATTGCTGCTTTATCTGCAACAGCACTTATAGGTGGAGCTGGGTATGCTGGTTTTGTAGAAGCAAAAAATATAATTGCTAGTACGTATAATTTAACAGGTGAAAATTTAAAATTATACAATGAGATTAGTAAAAAAAGAATAATGCCTAAAGTAAGAGGTGCTATAAAAGCTTGGGAAAACTTAGGAGATGAGGGTCAAGCAACATGGCGTGAACTAGACGATATGATTCGAGAAGATGCACGTATAGCTCGTAAGTATAAAGGTATGACAGCTGAAGAAAGAGTTGCATTTGATCTTCTTGAAGAACAACGTAAACTTGAAACTGCTACTCGTACTCAGAAAACCAATATGAGATTAATGCAAAAATATGCTCCAAAAGGTACACCAAAGCTTACAGTTCCAAACACTCCAAAAGCATTACCAAAAGTAAAAGCTCCTGTATCAACAGGGAGAGTTCTTCCTAAAGCTACTTTCTCATATCAAGGAGCAGCTCAACAACTTGGAAATACAATGACAAGAGCTTCAAACTATATAAAAGCAAGCAAGCCTTTTCAGAGAACATCAAGTTACTTAGATGAAATTTCAGCTACAGCTAGAAATCTTAAAAATTCAAAAGCTTTTAAAACTGCTGGTAATTTGTTAAAAAGATTTAGATTTCAAGAGGGTGGTGAACAGCAAAATCAAATGATGCAACAAATTATTAGTTTTATTTCTCAAGAGTTACAACAAAATAAATCACCTTATCAAATAGCTGAAGCTTTAATGACGTATGGTATTTCACAAAAAGATGCTTTAGATTTAGTTGATCAAGTTACAATGCAGATGTCACAATATATGCAATCAAATATGGCTGGTGCTCCACAAGGAGAAGATCAAGGATATATGTCAGCAGATCAAGGAGAAGCAGCTCAACAACAAATGATGATGGCATATGGTGGTGGATATTCAGGTACGTATGATCAAGGATCAGGATCTTATTTTCAAGCAGGAGGATCTTTTGTTCCTACATATGGTGATATTCTTCCTCAGTATATGTATGGTTCTGGTTATGATCAATCTTATATGCAAGATGGTGGTTCATTAAATATAGGAGATATGCTTGATGTAACTCCAGAACAAATGGAGTATCTTCGCCAACAGGGATATGATTTTGACACAGTGTAAAATATATTATAATGCCTAGAATTATTATTAAAAGAAAAGGATTGGTAAAAGCATTTGATGGGTTAAATCTAACAACAACTAGCACAACTTCAGCTTCTGGAGTAGTAGGAAGTGGTGTTTTTGCTCCTGGATACGGGGTTAATGCTACAACTACAACTACAACAAAACCTCCTATTCCTTTTTCAGGTGCAGGAACTAATCCAAATGAAAGTACTACTAACCCATTTAGTACAAATTTTAATGCATTGGATTGGGCTAGAGATTTGTATATGAACCCTGCTAAATCTTCTCCACAACCTGAAAGACTAAGTTGGGCTGAAAGAACTCAAGATAATCTTAATAGATTTTATTCTTCATTAGATGATATTAGAGCACCTTTAGCAGAATATGATGCTTATAGAAGAAATAGAAGAGCAGAAAGATTTGATAGGGAAAATAGTTTACCTGATAACTATTTAGCAGTGGGTCAGCAAAGTGCAGCTAATACTAGAGGGGATTGGGATATAAATACAGGTATGTTTGGTAAACAAGGTAGTTATGTTGCAAACAAAGGACAAACTATTAATCCTACAGGTTTTTTACCTGAAAGGGGCTTTAATAACAGAAACGCACAATATGGAGGGCAACAAGGTATGAAAATTAGAATAACAGGACTACCAAACCAAGAACAAATGGCTTATGGTGGTCAAGCAAGACATTCGTTAGATATTAGAAGAGATGCTTTAGCAAATCCTAATATTACATATGAAGATCCATATGAAGTTAATAATACACTTCAACCTGTTCCCAGAGATGAAGCAAATCTAGAAGCAGAAAAAGATGAAACTGTTTTTGGAGATATTGATGGAGATGGTGGTTTTGAACATTTTAAAGTGGGAGGTAAGCGACATTCTCAAGGAGGCACTCCATTAAATCTACCTGAAGGATCTTTTGTATTTTCAGACACTGCTAAAATGAAAATAAAAGATGGAGAAGTTCTAGCCTACTTTGGATTGAAACCTAAAAAAGGTGGATACACTCCTGCTGAAATTGCTAAGAGATATGATATAAATAGATATAAAGGTATTCTTGAAAATCCTGAAGCTGATGAACTTAGTAAAAATACAGCACAGCAGATGGTGAATAATTACAATAAGAAACTTGCGTATCTTGCTCTTATTCAAGAATCAATGAAAGGATTTCCACAAGGTATTCCTGAAGTTGCTCAAAAAATTCTTGGATTAGAAGCTCCAGAAGAACAAATGGCTTCACCTGAAGATGAAGAAATGGCTATGCAAATGGGGCAACAACCTCAGATGATGGGACAACAACCAAGTGAAGAAGAAATGATGATGATGCAACAACAAGGTGCAGAACAGCAAGCTCCTCAAGAACAAGCAGGACAAATGTTTTCTTATGGTGGTGAGTCTCAACTTATGAAATATGCACCTGGAGGTGCTTTTGATTTTCCAACAACAAGTACATCAACTTTAGTTGGTAGTGGCTCATCTTTTGATCCAAATGTAACATATCAACATACAGCAACTCAACCTGGTTATTTAGATTATAGTGATCCTAATTATGCTGGAGGTATATGGGCTGGTGATAGATATGAGACTGAATGGAAACCTTTAGTTAGTACAACTCTTGATGATCCAACTAAGTATGATAGAGTTGTAGAAGCTCTTGATAATTATACAGGTCCTGATGCAGATGATGTTAGAGCAATTATGTCTAACGCTAGATCAAGTGGGGATTTAAAAGGTAGAATTAGAACTTACTCTACAGACACTAAAGTAGGACCTTTTCATAATGCTGTTTATAGTGCTATAAATAGTATAAATGATACTACAACAACTACTACTGCAGCTGTTGTACCAGATAAAAAAATTGGATGGAAGTGTGACCCAGCTACAAATAAACCTGTACCAAAAGAATATGCTACAGATGCTGAAATGACAGCTGATGGTGCTGTAACATATGAGAATCAAGCTAGTCTTCCTTGTGCAAAACCTGGTGATGTAAATTCAGGTAAACCAAGTAATGTTCCTTATGGACCATTGTGGCCTGATACAAGAAACCTTGCTAGAGCTGGTATGTTCCCACCAAGAAATTATTCTTTAGGTATTAAAGCAGCTCCTTATTCGGAAGATTCTGTATTTTTAAAAGATCCTAGACAACAACTTGCTGAAAATCAAAGTTTGCAAAACGCTGCTATGCAAGCACTTAGTACATCAGGAGATGTAAGAACATTAGGATCTATAGGAGCTGGTCTTCAAGGTCAAAGTTTAGCAAATGCTTCTAAAATTATTGATCAGGTTCAAGGTCAAAATGTAGATATTTTAAATGATTGGGCTAAATTACGTGGTCAAAAACAACAAGCATACAATCAATATGCTGCTGATCTTGCTACACAAAGAGCATTTTTAAGTAAAGACACAGACGTATTTAATTTAAATCAACAAAGAGCTTACCAAAGAGGACTAGGTCTTGCTGAAACAAATCTTTGGAATAACATGATGAAGATGGGTCTTCTTAATGCTACTAACCCTCGTTATAATATTGATCCTAGAACAGGTCGTGTTATATTTAAAGGTGGTTATGGACCTGGAAATTTTGGAGGAGGATCTCAGTTTCAATATGGTACTAGAGAACACTATCTTGAAATGAAATCTCGTTTTCCAACATTAAGTGAAGAAGAATATTTAAGGATGGGTAAAAACTTTCCAAGCAAAACAGAAGAACCAGATCCTTATGCTCCTTATTACAATTTTTATAATCCAACAATTCCTGAATGATTTTTAATTAAACTTTAAAAGTTTAGTTTTAAACTTTTAAAATTTTATAGTATATTATATTATAAAGGTATGAGACAATATTACTCTGGTATTACACCCGTTTTTCCTGATCCTGTACTTTACTCTCCAGATTTTTCCTATATGGATAAAATGCTGCAGCGTAAAGAGCAACAGTATAATAGTGGATTTAGCAAACTAGCTAATCAATGGGCGTATATTTCAAGACCTGTAACAAATCCTGAAAATGCAAAGGTTAGGGATGCTTTTTTAAAACAGGCTAAAGAAAATTTAAAAAATCTTTCTACATTAGATTTATCTGAGTATCAAAATGTTGAGGCAGCTATGAACGTTTTTGCTCCTTATCAAAACAATGAAAATCTTATTGGAGATCAAGAACTTACAGCATTTTATAATGAGCAAGAAAATATAGCTGAAGGATATAGAAATACAGAAGGAGGTAAGTATTTTAATGAAGATAATTTAAATGATATTAGATTACAAAGATCTTTATTTGCTCAAGCTAAACCTACTGATTGGAAATCATTTTATAGTGGTAAAAGACCTTATAATCCCTATTATGATACTCAAGATGAGTATACTAAATTAATGGAGAAATTCAAACCATCAAGTGTTACAACAATTAATAAAAATGGTTTTTATATTACAACAATCACTGATAAGTCTTGGTATAAAGAAGATATCCAAAGGTATTTAAATGGAATGCTTTCTGAGAAAGCTAAAAACCAATGGGAAATTGAAGCTCGTGTTAGGCTTAATTCTAATCCAGATGGCGTTAAAGAATTATATTTACAGCAATCTAAAGAGAGACTTCCTGCTATTGATAAAGAACTTAATAGAATAAATGTTGAACTTGTAAAAGCAAAAACACAAGAAGAAAAAGATGCTTTATTAAAAAATAAAGATTACTTTATAAATCTTAAAAAAGAGCTTTCTGATAATGTTTCTAAAATTGAAAAAGGTGATCAAAACTTTATAAGACAAAATTTAGAGTCATTTTCAAAATCAGTGTATATAAATGGTGTTATAGATAAAATAGCAACTGCAAATCAGCATAAAGATATAGATCAAAAACTAGACTTTGATCAAGCTGCTTTAACTGTTTATCAGCAGCAACAACAAAACTGGAGAACTAAATATTCTGAAGATGCACAAACCTATAGAACAAAATTAGCAATTGCAGCAGATGAGCGTAAGCGTAAAAGTGGTAGTGGTGATGATGGTGACGTACCTCCTATAACAGTATCTGACCCTGGTGGCACTTCAGATGTTAATGAACCATTAAATTTTGAACAACTAAAAGAAAAAGCAAGTCAAGCTAAAACAGAAACTGCTATTAAACATGATGAACTTGTAACTTATATTAAAAGTAGTACTAATAAAAAAGATTTAAGTGAAACAGAATTTCAAAGTTGGGTAGCAAGTCATCCTAATAATCAATTGGTTAAAGAGTATGTACAAAAAGCTCATAATCAACAAGCTTGGGAATCAATGGGTGAAAGAAGAAAAGAGGATGCGATGAGATTTGCTATTAATCAAATAGGAGAAGAAAATTATAATAAATTGGTCGAATGGAATAAGACAAAACAATATTATTCTCCCAATGAATCTGCTCCACCTGAACAAATTGTTCAATCAAGGGGGGATATGTATAATCTTAATCGTGGACAACGTTTACAAACACAATTTCAAATAGACAAGTTTGCAAGGGAGCAAGCAAATACACAAACAGGTTTTGATGGAAATGCTTATAATAAACAATTCGATGCTTATGTTAAATCGTATCTTGCAGAAAAAAAGGATGTTGCTCTTAACACTAAAGGTTCTATGTATACAAAAAATGTAATAGGATTTAAACCAAGACAAGCAACTATAGCTGGTTTAGCAGGATTAGATGTAGATGATGTAACAAGCATTGTTGCAGTACCTACAACTAATGGATTAAACATTAGTTTTAAAATTAATGAAAGTAAAGAAAATCCTTATAATGAAGACAAGCATACTATTATTGCTAATAGTATAACAACTAGACTTTCAGGTAGTGGAGCATCTGTAGGAGAATATAATTCAGAAACTAAAACAATAACAGTTAGAAATGTACCTACATTAGATGCATTTATGGATGATGATGTTTACGGATCTATAGATCATTCATATCATGTGCAAGTTAATGATATTGTTAACTGGAGAGGTAATATTCCAGGTGCAGATAAAATAATTCCTCTTGCTGTTAAAGATGCTGGAGGTAAAAATCGTGTATTTGAAATTAAAAAAGTAACAGGTTATAGTCCAGATTCTGATTTTTATATGTTATTAAATCCTCTAGATAGAAGTAATTTACATGAAGATGTAACATATAGAAATATAGTTGCTCCATATAACGCATTAGCTTATTTATTAAATAATAATTCTGATGATATAGATCTTATGTTACAAACAAAAGCTAATAAAAATAAAGGCCAGTAAATAATTTTATAACCAGTTTAGGATATGGCAGAAAATAAACTTTTTGAGGGAATGCAGTTAGATCAAAAACTAGGAATGGATGAGTTTGAACAACAACTTGATCTAGAAGGTTTGGATAAAAAACCTTTTGAAGTAACTGCTGACACTTCATTACCAAGAAGAATTAAAACTGAAGAACAAGCTTTAAATGCACTTAATGATGCTTTTGTAAGAGGCACTCAAGCTACAAGAGGTGGTTCATCAGGATTGTACAATCCTAAAATTGTTCCTTACAATAGTGTAAAGAAGTATTTAGACATGCCTTATGGCTACAACTATGGTCTTGATAATGATAATTTTTACGCTAATCAAGAACATTGGTTAAAAACAGCTGGTAAAGGTATTATGCGATTTGGTATAGGTACAGTTGCTAAAGTTGGTGAAGGTGCAGGTTTTTTATTAGGATTATCTAATCCATTAAACTGGGATGGTGATGTTATTTCTAATGCTGCTGATAATGGAATATCACAACTGTTTGGAGCACTTGACCAAAAAACAAAAGAAGATTGGTTTCCTCTTTACCAAGAAGCTGAAGATAGAGAAAAAGGATTTTGGAATAGACTATTTACTGATGGAGATTTTTGGGCTGGAGATATTGCAGATGGATTTGCATTTGCAGTATCTGTTTTTGTTCCAGGTATGGCATTGAGTAAGTTAGGATTAGGTGCAAAAGTATTAAGAGCAACTGCTCCTCTTAGAATTGGTACAGGTATTGCTGAAGATGCTGTTATTAATGCAGGAAAAGTTCAAAACTATCTCACAAGAGGTGCTCAAATAGCAAAAGGAATAGATAAGTTTACTGCATGGGGAACTATGACAGCAAGTGAATCTTTATTTGAAGCTGCTGAAATAAAAAGAAATATTATAAATTCTCTTACGCAAGATGAATTTGGAAACTATGTAATAAATAAAGAAACAGGTCGTCCATATACAGAAGAAGAAAAGAAAAGAATTGCTGGTCAAAACGCCCAAGGTGCTTTTTTGTTAAACACTGCACTTCTTGGAATGACTAATATTATACAGCTGAGATGGCTTGGTAAAATATTTAATGAAGGTGCTGAGTTAAGCACTAAACGTATTATAGGAACAAAAAATTTAACTGATGTTTTAAAACTTCCATCAGCATCAGGAAAAATATCAAAATTTTTAGATGGTAAGTTAGGTGCGTTTTTTTCAGGTTTACCAACAGCTATTGCATCAGAAGGTTTTGTAGAAGAAAACTTTCAGCTTGCTATTCAAAGGTTGACCGAATCTTATGGTAAAAAAGGTAAAGTTAGAGACTATTTAAATGTAAAAGAACTTTTAGGTCAAGTTGGTAGTCAAACATTAAAAGCAATTTTGGGTGATGATCCTGAAGCTTCTACAAGTATTGGACTAGGTGGTTTGATTGGTACATCTATGTCAGGTGTATCTAATGTAATGAACTTTTCAAGAGAAAAAGTTAATAATGAAAACTTAGTAACATCATACAATAATGCACAACAAAATTGGTTAAAGTTTGGTAACATTTACAAAACACAAACAGTTGAAACAACAGATGATAGTGGAAATATTGTTAAAACAGAAAAAATAGTATTTGATCCTCAAGGTAGACCAGAAGAAGATGTAGAAAAAGTAGCTGGTGTTTTAACAGGATATAGAGCTGTTACATCAATGCTTGATGAGTCTGAAAAATTAAAAGATGGTTTGATAAAAACCACAATGCGCGATATGGCTTTTGCTGAGTTTGTAAAAGCACACATTAACGCTGGAATTGAAAGTAATCTTTTGGAGAAACTTGATGATGTAATAAAAGCATCACCAGAAGAAGTTGTTAAACTTGGGTTTATTCTTGATGATAATGTTGCAGATCAAGTAAATAGATATAAAAACTTGGCTTCAAAAATAATGAAGCAAGATAAGTTAATAAATAGAGATATTTTATTTGATAATACACCAGAAGATTTAGCAAGAAAAAATACATTAATTGACTTAGCTTCTAAACAAGCTGTTTATGAAAACCTTAGAGATGAAATATCTAAGTCACAAACAGAATTAAAAAATGAACTAATTGATACTAAAAATACATCTTTATCAGATGGATTAGTAGATCAACTTAATGATCTTGTTTATAGAATTAATGCACAAGAAGAGAAGTTAAATTCTTTAAAAAAGACTGGCGAGCAATCTTTTGCTTATACAATGGCTAATGATGTTCTTAATGATCTTAAATCTGACCTAAATGATTTATTAAAAAATAATGAGTTATCTGTTAAAGATATAAAGAAAGGAAAAGATGGTTTTTATAAATATGAAAAGAAGAGAAGAAATCGTCCTGGAATAGTAGATCAATATAATAAGAAATCAAAAGTAAAAAGCGAATTAGAAAATTATATTGATGAGCTAGGATATGAGTGGGCAAAATATGCTGATGCAATAAATGGTAAGGATAACTTTCTTAAAACTTATAATGAAGAAGTTATAGAACCATTAAATAATGATCTTACTAAAAAAGAAGAAGTAGAAAAAGAATTAGCATCAAGACCAAAGGTAGCTTCTGCAACTATAAAGGATAGTGAAGGAAATGATGTAGATATTTCTTTTTCTGAAAAAGATGTTTACACAAGAGTTAATCCCACTACTAAAAAAACAGAAAAAATACAAGTTGAAAGTATTGACCTTGAAAAAGGTATGGTTATAGTTATTGCTCCTAATGGAACTTCAATAACTGCTCCCATTAAAGATTTTTCACAGGTGCTATTTAATGAGCAATGGAAGTTAGAGAAAGTAAAAGAAAAACCAAAAGCTGAACCTAAAGAAGGACAAGATCCTTCTGAAACAGAAGAAGGTTTGTTTACAGAAATTGAAGATGGTAAGCTTACAGCTGAAGAAGAAAAGTATGCACAAAGACCTAAGTTTCAAGAAGTAGGATTTGGTAAAACATTTGGTAGACAATTTAACGATCCTCCTGCAAATACTATTCCAAACACTGAGAATGGCTCTGATAGATTCTACTATTTTACGGCTAAGCATAATGTTTACAATCGTTACTACTTTTTAAAAGTGGTAACAGCTGATAATGATGAGTTTAAAATTAGAGACTCAAAGCAGAATCCAGATGATATCAAAGTAGTCTTGATGAAGAGAACTAAAACTGGTGAAGATCAGTTTAGGTATGACTATGTAGATAAAGATAATAAAATAATTCCTGAAGGATCTGCTACAAAAAATAATATTATATATAGATCTTTAATTGATATTAATAATCTTGATATTGATAGAGTTAAAAGAGATTATACAATTGGAGGATTGACAGATGCTGAGATACAAAAAGCAATTGATGAACACATTGCTTTTCAAAAAGATTTAGCTAAGAGGATAAAAGAAGGTGAGGAAGTATTTTTAAAAGCAGTTTCTACTTCTCCTGGTGTACATACAATAATGTACTCTAATGAGTTTGATGAAAAAGGTAATCCAAAACCAGCAGAGCAACCTTTAGAAGGTCGTATTATTGCTCGTGATCCTGACTTTGATGATTTAAGAAGTGCAAACAATCCTGAAATTAATATTGACTTAAGAGTTGTTACAGCAGATAATGTACCAGCTCAAGGTATTAGAGCAGGTCGTCTTGTTATGCAAGAGTACACTCTTGAGAATGGTAGAAAGATTTGGGGTGATAATATTTATAGAGTATTTAATAGACAGCTTGATGAAAATGAAAAGGAGAACATATATAATGCTCTTCTTAGACTTTCTGATTTGTATATTAAAAAATATGGTAAGAAGAATTTCTTTGGTAAGAAAGTAAAAAAATCAACCAAACTTTCAAAAGAAGAAGAGTCTGAGTTAAATCTCATCACTGGATATTTAAAAGGTGTTATTAATTGGTCTAAACCAAAGGCTAAAGAAAAGGTTTCTGATAAGAACTTTTGGATAAGCAATGGTTTGCATAGAGGTAGCACAGTTGTTCCTTTTGATAGAGCTAGTATTACAAAGAATAAAGAAAAACTTACAAAAGGACTCTACCATAATGTAAACAGTACATATCTAAAGGAAGATATGTCTTTTACTACTCTTAAATTTGACAAACTTGGGAAAGCTTCTAAAGATGTTAAATATGATACATATACAGAATACCTTTTAGCAAAAAGAGAAAAAGGTGCACCACCTGTATACACATCTCTTCCTTTAGCAAATTCTGATATTCCACAAAGAACAAATGCTTATATTAAATGGCAAGAGGTTGGTGTTAAAGAAGATGTTGTTGAGGATACAAAGAAGAGAGAAGAGAAAATGGATGCTGCTTCATCAGCTCTTCCAAAAATAGATAGAGAGATCAATGAATTTGTTTCTTTAAAAAGAAAGTATTTAAAGATTAGAGGTGTCGAGTTTAAATTTACAATATCAAAAGATAGTGTTGTATTTAGTTTTAAAACAGAGAAAGGATATGAACAAAAGACTGATCCTATTCCTTTAAGTGAAGTTCCTAAAAGAAGAGATGATTTAATTCAAGTTATTTCAAAAAGAACAGGGTATAAATACGGAGCTACAGCTGCTTTTCATAAATTAACATTAGAGACATTAGAAAAAGAAAAGAAAAGAAAAGAAGAAGCTAAAAAGAAAGCAGAAGAAGCTGCTAAGAAAAAGCCTAGTGTTTCTACAGATGCTAAAGTTAAGATAGAAGCTAAGAAAGCTGAAATACAAAAATTAGAGAAAGAAAAATCTGATTTATTAACAGAAACTAAAACTTCTGAGAAAAGTGAAATAGATGCCATTCGAGATTTATTAAAAATTGGAAATAAATTTAAAATAGATGGTATAGATGTTACTGTTATTCCTTATGGTACTGGTATGATGATTTCTGCGGATGGTGTACTTCCAATAAAAGGATATGTTTTTCGTACTAAAAATTTAAACGAAGACGAATTAAATAATCTTACTTATATTTTATATCAAAATAACTTTAAAGGAAATAAAAATGTACCTTTAAGTACTTCTGAAATAGATGCTAAAATAAATAAAGCAAAACAAGAACTAGCTGTTTTAGAAGGTGGTGCTAAACCTACTGAAGTAACAACAGAAGGTCCTTTCTTTTCTATTGAAGATGCTGTTAGCAATGCTACTATCAAAGATGGTATTGCCACTGCTGTTGTTTCTACAAAAAATATAACAACTAATGAGGTAGCTGAACTATACAGAGCAGAAGTTAAAATTGTAGGTGGAAATGTACAAGCTGCAAAAAGAGAATTAAGTAAAAAACTTCTTGCACAAATTGATACAATAGATGATAACGATATTCCTTTTAGATTAGCAACTGAGCAAGAAGTATCTGAACTTGAAGATTTCGATGAGTATCAGAAATTTATGGGAGAAAAACTTCCTCAGATTCCAATTCAAAGAGTTAATAATTTGATTTATGGAAAAGCATTGGGTGCTTTTTTAAAAGGTGGTATTTATATTTATAATAAAGCAAGTAAGGGTACAGGATATCATGAAGCATTTGAAGCTGTATGGGCTAGTTATCTTACTGATGATGAACAGTTTGAATTAATAAAAGAGTTTAGACAACGCGAAGGTTCTTTTACAAACCCTTATACAAACATCACTAAACCTTACGCAGAAGCTACTAGATATGATGTAAGAGAGATGTTAGCAGATGAGTTTGGACCTTATATTGAAAACGAGTCATTTAGTCCTAAAACAGTAGGAGAAAAAACTAAAAACATCCTTCAAAAACTTTGGGAGTTTATTAAATCTATATTTGGTCTTAGCAAAAAAGATAGAAAAGATTTTGATACTTATGTTAATAAGATATTTAAGAAAATTTCTAAAGGAGGATATAAGAATGCTAAACCTATTAGAGATGTAATGACGTTAGCTCCTTCTTTTAAAGTAGCTCCTGGTTTAAATCAACAACAAACCTTAGATGCTTTAGAAGGAATTAACTTTTATTTCTTTAAGGAACTCTTCTTAAGAGGGAACACTGTAGATAGTATTATTAGAGGTTTAGATAAGAATGAGATTAACAAGCTTTTAACAAATACTTTTGATACTGCTTTTAATCAAGTTGTGGCTAATGCCAATGTTGTAAATACAGGTGTTGCTAAAATAGTTAGTGAGCAAAAGAAAGCTCTTTATGATATTTTTAAAGCTAACTTAAAAAGATATGGAGTTCGTTTTTTTGAGTTAGAAGAACAAGATGAAAGTAAAACAAATGACCCTCTTGGTATTAGAGACTCTATTACCATAGATCCTAGAAAAACAACCTCTGTAAACGTTTCGTTGCTATTGCTTTCATTGCCAGATATAAGAACTATAAATGGTAAACTAAAACATCAGTTGAATGACTTAGGTCAACCAACGCTTGTTGATTCATCAAGAGTGCATACACTTCTTCTAAACGAATTAAGTAATGTATCTTTTATAGTAAAGGAAGATGGTACTAAGGTGAATGCTTTTGATCAAATGATTGAAAAGCTTGATGAAAAGTACATGAATACTAAACTGGTTGATGGTAAGCTTGTAAAAGATGGTACATATAGAGAAGGCTATCAATGGGTTAATAGTTTAAAAATTCGTTTAAAATATCAAGACTTAAAAGGTAATCGTATACAAACAAATGAACTTGATATAGATGATATTAGTCTTCGCGTAGCATTTATTAAGAGTTTTTCTAATACTAAGTTTATCCCTGATAAAATGATTGTAGAGAGCGATGGCTTTATCTACAACTTTAATCCTTTGATTAATGTTAATGAGGATAGAATTAGAAAAGATTGGGCTAATAATATCAAAAAACAATTAATTTCTAATAAGTCTAAACTATTTAAGTTACAGAAATCTGGTAGATATACTGTCAACCAAGCATCTGATGATTACTTTATGCTTGTTGATTACAAAGATAGTGTTGGATTGGAACCTGTCTTAGAAGGATTTAGAAAACTAGGAATAGAATTTTCAGCTACAACCACTGAACTTAGCAGATACGAAACAACTTTAAGAGAACAATATATTCAAATAGTTAATCGATTTGAAGATAAGACTATTACAGACTTAGAAGACTTGTTTGCAAAAGATGTAATTGGTGGTCGTATAGATACACTAATTGGAATAGAGTCTAAGTTTGAAGGAGAAGATAATGTATTAAGCTATTACAATGCTGATGGGGAAATACAATACTCAGTGGGTATACCTTCTCTCTTTGGTACAACAATTAATATATTAAATAAAGTTAATTCGCTTGAAGAACTTGTTACAACAGCACCTTGGTTAGGGTTTATTAATAATGAAGGTAAAGCAGAACTCCACCCCTACCAAACTAACTCTATGCTTTTGAAACCTGGTGGATTGTTGTTTAATAAAGATGGTAAAAGAAAAAGAGCTTCTAAAGATCAAGAGCTCACTTATCGTGTAATTTCAGGTACAGGTGTTTCTAACGTAGATGGTACAAATACTGCTAAGCTTCAGTTTCCTGAACGTATAGCACTAAAGATTCACTATCTGCTTAATAACGTAACCTTTACACTAATCAACTCTGATAAGAGTACAGAGTATGGAATATCTCTACCTAGTAAGTTATTTGTCGAAACTTCTGATGTAGATAATCTTCTTAATGATGAAGATCAAAAAATAACTAACATCTATATAGATCAGCTTAAAGATGAACTTGCAGCTGCTGTTTTCCAAAAGACTGATCCTCAGAACATTCAATATTATAGCAAAGGTGTATTTGATCTTGGTCATTTTAGAGATATACTATCTGATAAAGTGAAAGATAAGTTTAAGAAAAACATATTAGATGAAGAGTCTAAAGACTTTGGCGACTATGAAAAGTTTGTAGAGGATAACCTTAAGGATATTGAGAAAGATATTAGAACTTATTTAAAAGCTAAGGTAGAAGAGACATATAACTTCTTATTAGAAAATGATATATTCTACAAACCAGGATCTAGAGGTTTCTGGACTGATTTAAAAATTACAGATGCTATTGATAATGAGCTTTTAAATAAAGTGTTGTCAATAGAGCCTAAGACTGTTAAAGACAGGGATGGATATACTAGCGATGACATTATGAAAATTGCTGGTTATCTAGCTATTAATGAAGAGATATCAGTTACTGAGCAACACAAGATTGTATATGGTCATCCTGCTATGTATAAAGATTTGCCAAAACGTGCAAATGGTCCCACTTCTACAAAAGAAGCATTAGTTGAAGATAGTGATATTGTTTCTTGGCAAGATAATAATATGCCAAGGCATGATCTTAAAAAGAGATCAGAAGATGTAAATCAAACTATCAATGTGGTATCTTATAAAGACATGGATGTTGTTAGTATCTTTTATAAGGAAATAGCTGAAAACATATATAAAGATCTTCGTAATGCAGGTCTTTCACAAGAAGAAGCTGAGAAGAAAGTGGGGGCTAGATTTGATGAATCTAACAATATAACTGGTTTTATAATTAAGAATGGAGAATATACAGGATCTGTAAGTGCATATCTTAAACTAACTGAATCTGATGCGATGGCAATGGGTATGCCTGATGCTATTAGAGATTTGCTATTTGCAAGTAGTAAGTTTACTGATGAGAGAGCTGCTCAATGGGATTATGAAATTGCATATGAAAAGCTAGTTAGATCAGGAACTATAAAAGCAAAAGATGGAACTACTATTAAAAAATCAGATCCTAGATATAGAAAGTTTTCAAAAGCTGAATTAGCAGATGCTCTTGAAATATATAAAGTTGGAGATCCAGGATATATATTTGAAGTACTTAAGCCTCAATACTTTGGATATGGAGTCACTAAAAATATATCACATCCTGTCTTTTTGAAACACGCTGTTCAACCTAAGTTTTACAGACATGTTGAAGGAACACAATTTGAAAAGCTGTATATAGCTGCGCAAAGTAATAAAATAGATATTATTGGATTTGAGTCTGGTGAAAAAGTTGGTAATGTCACTACAGAATCAGGTGACTTTGTTCCTGTTTACAATGATCTAGGTGGTACTAATATAGATGAGACTGATGGTAAATACGCTTTTCCTGAAGACTTACCTATTCAAACTTTGTATAGTAGGTTCTATGGTATACAAGTGGAGCAAAGTAATAAACCTAAGAAGTCAGTTGTAAGAGGTACACAGGTGACTAAAATCATTATGACAAACTTCTATGAAAATGGATTACCAATTAATGAAAGTATTGGAACATTAATAGAAGACTATAATAGCACAATTGATTCTATTATAAAATTAGGAAAAGAAAAACTTTTAAAAGATCTTGGTTTAGAAAGAGATGGTAAAGATTATAAAACAAAGGATCTTTCTAAGCTTATTGAAATTTTAAGAGCAGAAGCTGAATCTCGTGATCTACCAGATAATATCATAGATGCAATTGATTATATAGAAGATATAGAAAATGAAGAGCAAAGCCTTCTCTATTCTTTTGATACAATTATAACTAGAGAGAAAATTGATAATATTCTAAACTCAATAGTTGATTCAAGAGTGATTTCTGAAAAGATGAACGGTAAATCATCTCCACAGGTGGCTTCTACGCTGTATGAAAGTAATCCTCGCAGCTTTATGTATGTTAAAGATGGAGTGTATACACAGCTAAGCAAGTCTGCTCTTAAAACTTTAACAGAAGAAGAGCGCAAGAGCATTAAAATGACTTCATCAGATTTGAAGTTTTATCGTAAAGGAAAAGATGGTAAAACTTTGAGTATGGAAGTTTATATAGCATGGCCTTTTGGAGATCAAGTTACACCTGAGCAAATGGGGCTAAAGTTAGAAAATGGTATTTATAAGGTGCCAGAAGGTGCTCTTCGTAACATGGATAAAGAAATTTTAAGAATTATTGGCTTCCGTATTCCTACACAGGCTCCTAACTCAATTGAAAGTATTATTATCAAAGGATTTACACCAGCAACAAATGGTGATATGATTGTTGTACCATCAGAAATAGTTGGTAAATCAGGATCTGACTTTGATATTGATAAACTCAATCTTTACATGCCTAATGTTGAAATAGACGTTGATGGTAATAAATATTATGGAGAAACTGAGTTTAATGATTTTCTTTATAATAATCTTGTTAAAAGAGGACTATCTGCTGATAAAGCTAAACAAGTAATTGACACATTTACTAAAGATGACTATGTACAACTTAATCGTACAACCTTTGCAGAAGCAGGTAAGTATCAAAAGAATGCAGAACTTAGCTTAAATGATATCTCTAAAAGAATGCAAGCTTCTGATCAAACATTAGAATATATTAAAAAAGGTATACAAGCTTATAACTTAAATTCTAAAAACAGAAAATATATTAGATATATTCCTGAAGATACTACCACTAAACAAGGTCTTCAGAATAGACTTATAAGAATAATGTCTGATCTTATTCTTTCTCCTGAAAACTATGTACAGCTTGTAACCCCTAATAGTACAGCTACATTAAAAGGATTGGCTAATAGAATGTCTAGACTTGAAGCAATAGCTAATCCAGATAGCTTAAAACAAAATGAAAAATCATTAACGTATTTAAGAAGTTTTATTGGTACAACAAAAACAAGGGAGAGATATCTTACAGCTAAACAAATGGTGGGTATTTCAGCATTACATAGTACATTTCATGCTATGGCTCAAAAAGTTGGATTAAAAGTTAAGGCTGAATATAAAACTAAAAACATAGGATATTTAATTCCTAAAGAAGAAGAAACTACAGGTAAAGGACGTAATAAAACTACCACTCTTAAAGCTAAAACTGTAGAACCTATTGTAATTAAACTTCCTCATCATCCTGCTGATGAAAAAACTGGGTTGTTTAGTATAGGCTATAAAAAAGCTGTTGATGGTCAAGATATTTCTGAAATGAATTCAGAATCTACATCAGGATTTGTTGATGGTGCAAAAGATCCATTTGTATTTGATTTGAAGCTATCAATGAATACAGCATCTACATGGTTCTACCTTAGACACATGGGTGTCCCTGAATCATATATAGCAGCGTTATTTAGCCAGCCTATTATTGTAGATTATTTTAAAAAGTTTGCAAAGAACAGATCTAACTTTAAAAAACAGAATGGAGAGAATCTTTCTAGAGAAGAGCTTATGTTTGAAGCAGTGGCTCCCTACTATGATAAGGTTGTAAAAGGTGGATCATTGTTAGCAACGCTTAATTCAATAGAAGAATCTACATTTAATGTTTCTTTTAAAAATCAAAGAAAGAACGATATATTAAAACAACTAGATGTAATATATAATACATTTGACGAGTTTACACTTTCAGAATTAGAAGAAGCTATTACATTAGGTGAAAAGGCTGATCCTAAACTTCAGATTGCAGCGCTATTAAGTTACTTAAGATATAATGCTCAAGCTAGTTATTTAAGTAGTTTTATAGCTGGAATTGGTTTTGATACAGGAAAAACAGCAACTACACAGGAAGCTATCTTACAGATGTCTAAATGGAAAAAAGCAGAGAAACAAGAGTTTATTAATAATCCAAATGCAATAATGGATGAAACATTTTTAGGACAACTTAAAGCACAAAAAGAAGATGTCTTTAATATGTTTAGACGTTTCTTTATTACGTTGTCTCCAGATATTCTAAATGTATTTCAAAAACTTTATGATAAACTTGATGATCCTGATACATTCTTGATGAGAGATGATGCTTATAATTTAATTACAAGATATCAAAATCACGTATTAGGATATATTCTCCACACTACGCCATTCAAAACATTTGATGGCACAGAAAAAACACTGAATCAAATGTATGAGGATATGTTCAAGGGAGATAATTCTATAGCAAAACGTTTGTTAGATTTAAAGAATTCTAAAGACGACACTATATCAGAAAATTTATTTATAAAAGAATTAATGCCATTATTAACAAATAACGATATTAAAACAAATAATATATCCTTATTTAGAAATAGACTTGATACTTTTGAAATAAATAGTATTGTAGAAGCATTAAAAGAATTGGATGAACATGCAGATGCAATTGCTGATAACAACCTCAAAAAAGATATCAACGATATCATGTTATTTAGTATCTTGCAATCTGGTTTACAGAATAGTAATATAGATTATAGAAAGGTGCTTAGCATTGAGCTTTATTCTGAAACATTAAAGAATATATTTGATTCTTTCAAAAACAATAATGTAACGTTAGATGCTGATCAAGTTTGGAGAACATTCCATCAAAACAACTGGAGTAACCGAGGTATAGTGAGTAAAGCGCCAGCTTGGTTAAAAGTAAAAGATGGTGGATTGATTACAGTTGGGTCAAGTAGTGCAATGGCTAAGGTTGATTACTTTGTTAAGTATGTAAAGAAAGATAATTTTACTAAAGAAGAGTTTAAGCAGTTACAGAAAGAAAAAAGAGCGTATGAAGCATTTGCACCTGTATTATATGAAAATACACAAGCTGTTGATGATAAAGGAAGAATAGTGTTTATGCCTATTAATAAACTTGGAGATGGTCCTAGATTCTTAGAAATATACACTGATCCTGATACAGAATCAATACTAGAAGAAAACGACCATAAGAAATTAACAATTAATAAAAAGTCAAAAATGACACCTGGAGGTGGATGGTTTAAAGTGAGTGATATGCTTAATTCTGTTAAAGAGCAAAAAGATATGAACACTCTTGAATCTGAAGAAACAGAACAAGAAGGGATCAAAGAAGATGAATTCTTTAAACCAGCAGGTGATATTAAAACATTTGCAGATCTTCAAGCAGAAGCTGTAAGACAATTTAAAGAGCAACAGAAAAAGAAAAAGGACGATGAAGGTAATCCTTTCAAATGTAAAAAATAAGCAAACACTATGGCAACTACAAATTGTGATGTAAAACAGAATGCTATTAGCTATTTAAAAAAGAAGAACGTAATTGATGATAGATTATTTATCACTAGTCCTCGTTTTTATATTGAGAATGATAAGCTTACCCAATATGCTAAACAAAAGTATGGATTGAAGATAGAAGGAAGCTTATTTGATAGAACACGTATTGTTTTTAAAGATGTCAATGTTCAAGATAAATATAAAGTAGTGCCGAATGATGAGCTCTTTAATGAGCTTCAAGAAAGATATGATGAAGTAGAAGCTGTAAAAGAAGAAACTAAAGTTGTAGAAGTTAAACCAGGAGTAGAAGAACTATTTGATTCTAATCCTGAATTAGCTAATCAAGTATATGAAGCTTTAGAGTTTAATACGTCAATAGTTCCTAATAAAGTAGTTAGTATTAATAATACTAATTTTGGAGATGAAACACCAAGTAATGAAAATGAAATAAGTTTTAATCTAAAAGATATAGAAATTGAAGAGTTCAATGATATTATTACTAAAAATAAAGCAACTATATACTTTACTATATCTGATAAAAAAGCATTAACATTTGGAAAAAGGGCAAATGGCACTATAGGTCAAATGATGCTGCAAAAAAAAGATAATATTGTTACTATATCAAGTGTAGCCCTTTATAGTCCTAATGTAAGAGTTGGAGAAATACAGTTAAAAATTAATGAAGGAAAAGGAATAGGTAAATATATTTATGAACTAGTAGGTGATAAACTTTTAGATAACGGATTGATTTTAAAATCTGACACCTCTATGAGTATAGGTGCAAAGAATGTTTGGGATTATTTTGTAAAAAACAATAAAGCTGAAAAAACAAAAGATAACACATATTTTTATAAAGGTAATCAAATAACCCCACAACAAAAACAACAAGCTTTACAACTATACTCTCAATACTTAGATACTATATTTCCTGATAGTAAAGTAAAAGATATTGTTTATAGAGGAGGTAATTTAGGATCAAAACAACCCCAAGATGTAGAAGCTTTTACTACTAATAAATTTTATGCTGAATATAGAGCAGGACAAAATAACACAAATGTTTATCCTGCTGTTTTGAATATAAAAGATTCTGAATTAATTGAGAAAAAAGAAACTAGAACTTTATCTTTAGATAGAGATGAATTTCAATATGAAGATTATGGGTTTACTGATAACAAAGATCAAACTAAACAACTTGGTAATTTTTACACAGTAAAAGAAAATAATAGACATATACTAGGAAACAAACAAGACATAGAAGGATTTAAAGAGTTTGTAAAAGAACAACCCAAAGAAAAAAAAGAAGAAGAAGTTTCTAAAGTAGATTTAGCAGAAGCTCTTGATGATGACTTTATATTTAATGACGATACATTTGGAGATACAATACAAGATGAATCAGAAGATGGTATTGAATACCAACTCACTGAAGATGAGCCTATTGTAAATACTCCACCTGATATGTCTATAGATGAGAAGATAGAAAGATTCTTACAAAAGATAGGAGTATCTGTAAATACAGTGCAAGAGATTAGAGACTCCACTGGTAGACTTGTAGATGCAAATGCTAAAGCAGATATGCTTAATAAAGTGATAGAAGTTGTTTCTGATAGACAGCTTCTTGATACTCTACCTGAAGAAGCAGCTCACTTTTTTGTAAACATGCTAGGCACTAGCAACCCTCTTTATAAAAAGATGTTTGATAAGATTACTGATTATCAAATATATGCACGCACTGTTGAGGTTTATAAAAAGAATAAAGATTATAGAAATGCTGATGGCACACTTAACATTAATAAGTTAAAGAAGGAAGCTATTGGTAAAGTGATTGCTCAACACATTATAGGAAATGAGAAAGGTATTGAATCAGAGAAAAACTTAGGTTTTTTAATGAATATCTGGAATCAAATCTGGGACTTTGTTAAATCATTCTTTATTCAAGCTGAAGAGAATCCTTTTGAAACTTCTGCAAAAGCAATAGTGGAAGCTAATGTTGATGAGCTTAGTACAGACTTCACTGAGAACGAGTTGTTTTATCAGATGAATGAACCTCTAACAGGATTGTTAGCTGATCAAGAAAATATTAAACTAGATGATACTGTAGACCCACGTACAGGTCAAAAAAGACACATCTACACTTATAAAGGAGAACAAGCTAAAGGTAGTGTAACAACATATTATGTTGATGCTTGGCTAAAAAAGATATTTAGATCAGATCAAAGGTCGCAGGTTCAAAAAATGATTGACTTAGCCAAAGCTGATTATGGTGATGTTATTCATGATCAAATAAAAAAATTGTTTCAGAGTTGGACTAATGAAGATGGTACAAAAAGAAGTGTGCAAGCTTCTATAGAAAAAGTTGTACCAGCTGGTCCTATATATAATTTGTTGAATACATATGTTCAACAAATTATGAATCAATACGATAGTAACACTAAGTTTTTTGCTGAGATGAAAATATTTGATCAGCAAAAGAAAATTGCAGGTAGTGTCGATTTAGTTGTAGTGAAGCTTAATGAATATAACGAACAAGTTGTAGATATATACGATTGGAAATCTCAGGAAATATTTAGAGATCAAGAAGACATAAAGCCATACAAAGAACCAATGTATAGAATTCAGCTTGAAAACTACAAGAAGATTCTTCAGAAACAATATGGGTTTAAGAATTTTGATAGGGTGAGGGCTATTCCTATTAGAACAAGCTTTATATACAAAGACAATCAAATATATAATATAAAGTCTATTGAAATAGGTAGTGTAGATCCTACTAAAATTCCTGATGATAAAAACTATTTGCTTCCTGTCACTTTAAAAACTGAATCTACAGGACAAGAGGATTTGGATAGATTGATCTCTAAGCTGAACGCTATTCTTTCAAAGATTGAAAACTTTAAATACTCATCAGAAGAAAGATATAAGAAGAGAGAAGAGATAAATCAGTTGAGAGTTGCTATTAGAGACTTACAATTAAGAAATAGGATTGATAAGTTTATTGCTGTTGGTTTAACTAATTACAAAAAGTATAGTGAAAGACTAGCTTCTGAAAAGCTTACAGGTAAAGAGATATTTGAAGCTCTTAGAATATTAGGTGTATTTACAGAAAGTAGTGAGTTGTTAAGAGATATGCGTGAGGAATATTACAAAGTGCTTTCAGAAAAAGGTGATAAAAAAGAATTAGCAAAGTTTGAAGCTGTTAATAAAAACTTTGCAACAATGGTGTCAAAAGTTAATGGTCTTATTAAAGATATTAACAGATATCAAAATGAAAAAGTAAAAGCAAAAGCAGATGAAAAAGGTATAAAGAACATACTTGATCCTGAATCTGCTATAGGTGTGTTACCAGGATGGTTACAAGCTTTAAGTAATATCAATAGAAATTCTTTTAAATTATTCTCAAATCTGTTACGAAGAGCTCAAACAAAAAGAGATGTTAAATATGAAGATTCTCTTAAGAAATTAAAACAGCTAAAAGTTAATTATATTAAATGGGCTGAATCAAAAGGTCTTAGTGCAACTCAAGGTATTAATAAGATTCTTCAACTAGATGAAAAAGGAAACTGGAATGGTAACTTTATAAATAAGTATAAGAAAGAGTTTAGAGATTTAAAAAAGGAAAGTATTCAAAAAGAAGATATAAAATGGCTTTTAGAAAATCTTGAATATGATGAAGAAGCATATAAACAAAAAGAAAAAGAACAAATAGATTTTATAAAGTCTGTTCAATATTATCTTGATGAAAAAGAAAATGAAGAAGTAATTAAAAAAAGGATAAAAGAGTGGGTTGATTTGCATAGAGTTATAGATCCTAATGGTAAAATTAATCGAAAAGCATTATTAAATAAACAAAATAGATTTTTAAAAGGAAGTGATAAATGGTTAAGTAATGAGTGGAATGATCTACAAAAAGCTGAGAATAAACCACTTAAAGAAATGTATGATTATTTTCAATCTTTGTTAGAGTATTCTAAGAAGCTTGGAATGTTAGATGGTAATGTTCGTGGATTTATTCCAGCAATGAATGCTGATAAAATTGATCAGTTTGCTTTTGGATCTATATCTGATTTGTTTAGTAAAAAAGGATTCTTTGAAGATTTAGAGATAGATAGTGGTACACAATACACTCCGCAAATTGACCCAACAGATGGAACTATAGTGAATAAAATACCAGTGTATTTTACTAAAGATCTTGGTGTTAAAAGAGAGGATGGAACAATGGATTATTCTAAAAAGTCAAGAGATCTTTTTAAAATATTTGGAGTGTGGGCTGGGCATATGTACAACTATGAACAAATGCAACAGCTTGAGGATGATGCAATTATGATAGTAAATGTTGAAGCAAATAAGAAAAGCTTAGTTACAAATATGTTTGGTGATCCTGTTTCAGAAAATGGAATTGTAAAAACAATAGATAAAAATGATAGAAATGCTAAATTATTAGAAGATTTTGTAAACTATTATTTATACGATAAACAAAGCGACACTTTAAATGATGTTAAATTTAAGGTGGGCAAAAAAGAGTATTCATTGCTTAAGACAACACAATCAGCAATGAGCTGGTTTAGTTTAAAGACACTTGGTTTAAATCCTATATCTGGTACTGCAAACTTTGTAGGTGGTCTTGGTAATATACTATTCACTGCACAAAAAGGTATAATGTATACCAAAAAAACATGGGCAGAAGCTACTTATAAATTAACGTCTAGAGATAAAAAAACTTGGGCAGCACTAGATTACTTTAGTGTTTTAGCTGAAGGAAAAGGTCAATCGTTAATTCAGCAACTATCTTTATCATCAACAAGTAAGATTTTAAATAAAAATAATGCATATATCATTCAGAGAATTTCAGATAGAGGAGTTGAATACCCATCAGCTGTAGCTTTGATGTTAGAACATATGTTAGATGGTGATAAAATAGTTAGTATTCAACAGTATGTAAAGAATAAATATAACTACAATGAAACTTTTTACAGTCTTCCTAAAAGTGAACGTAATGATTTAAAGAAAAAAATAGAAGATGAGGTGGGTGAGTTGAAAAAAACAAAAAGTTTATTAGTTGTAGGACAGGTGAATAAAGAAGGCGAATTTGAATTACCAGGTATTACAAAAGAAAGCGAGGCATATGCTGCTTTTAGAGACAAGATAAAAGGTGTTAATAAAAAGATCATTGGTAACCAAACGCGTGAAGATATAAATAAAGTAAGAACTACTATGCTTGGTAATGCGATGATGCAATTTAGAAACTGGATTCCAGAAATGGTGGAAGAAAGATTTGATGGTTTAAAGTTTGATGAAGAATTGCAGACATGGACATATGGAAGAGCTAATGCTTTTTTTAGCGATCTATTTTCAAAGAGAGCCTTGCTTTTAGGTAAAGCATTAATAACAGGACTTGGTGAAGGATCTGTAATAAAACTTGCTAAACAGAAATATCAAGACATGAAAGCTGAAGCCTATGAAAAAGGAAAGTCTTTTGATATTACAGAAGGAGAGTTTATAGACTTATATATAGGTAATATTAGAGCTTTAATGAGTGAAATAATGGTAATTATTGGTGTTTTAACTTTATTAACTTCAATTACTGGTGGAGATGATGATAAAAAAACAGGAGTTAAAAAATACTTATCAAGAGCTTTGAAAAAATATTATAATGAATTTGCTTTTTATTACAATCCAAAAGAGTTAACAAAAATTATAGACCAACCACTTCCTGTACTTGGTTTAGCTAATGATTTTATGACATTTGGTTATGACTTTACAAAAGAAATTGTAGCTAAAGGTGTAGGAAATGAAGACTGGGAAAAAGAAGCTAAACCTTTAAAATACTTTAATAAAATGGTTCCCATAGGTAAAGAAGCAATGATGTGGATGGCAGTGTATGATGATGACTTTAGAAAAGAATGGGATATAAGAATTCAATAATAAAAGGGGAGAATTTATCTCCCCTTTTTTTACCACCATGTGTAGCTTACACTAAAGAAAATAAAGCCTACTGTTACTGTATGATATGGATTGACAATAACTTCATTGTTTTTTGTTACACCATCGCATTTATTTATGCATTCATAACTAATTCCTAATAAACATAATTCTTTACTTAAAAAACCAATATGAATTCTTTTCATATTGAATTTTCTGTTATCTACTTTTAAATCACTTGCTTTAATCATAACTGTTTGTTTTTTAAAGTTTTATCAATTAATAAATCATCTCCCTCTTTTACAGAACTAAATCTCACTGCTACATCTTTATTGTAATAGTCGATATAGATTCTTTTTTTGGATTTAGCCCTAGTCTGTAAGATATTAACTGTGACTCCTAATTTTTTACTAGCTGTTCTATAATTAGAAAATACACCAATTAATTTTTTGTTTTCTGGGTCATAAATTTTAACACACGTTCCTGCATCTAAATATTCGCATAAATCTTGTACAAGCATGTTTCAAAATTAAAAAATGTATCTGATATTGTCTGGATTAAAATATTCACAATATAGTGCAGTAAAATCTTTTACCATTTGTTTCTTAAGCTGCCATTGATATCTAATGTTATCTGGTGCATATTGCGAGTCTTTAGATTCTTGTATTTCAGGTTTCCATAGAAGCTCTCTCACTTCTTCTGAATTCCTTTCATGCTGAAACTTATTATGTGTCAAAAATATACATTCGCATTTAACATCTATACCTGCAGCCTTCACTTCTTCAAATAGTTTTCTGTACTCATCTAACCATCCTTCTTCATAAATAATAGGACTGTAATTTATATGCACTTCCATATACTTCTGAAGATGGGGTATAGATTTTATTCTATCTGATATAAGATCTGTACCTGGTTCTAGTACACTAGAATACTTCTGAGGCATCAAGCTCACCCTAATTCTGTGCTTACCTGGTAACAAATTGTAGTCATCTATAGGAAATCTAGTAGGATATTTAGTGGCAAATGTACTCTTAGCTTGTATAGAGCCATTAAAAAAGTTAAATACCTGCTGCCAATCATAATGTTTAGACATTAAAGCTACATCTGTACTACATCCTATATCTATAGTATAATACTTATTATCTGTTTGATTAGGAACTTTGGGCCAGGGTTGCTTCTCTATCCAGTTAAGCATAGAAAGCTTTATATCATTTATATTCTCATTTATATATACCTTATCATGATTATATCGTCCTACATAACAATAAGACTTCATACAACCTCCTAAACATCCATAAATAAAATTGGGCGCAATTGCATCTGAACTGCGCCCATTGTCTCTAGTTTTTAGGGTCTTTGTTTTTTGCTTTATTATCTTCATAATAGTAGTAATAGTAATACAGTTAATACACTTCCTCCTACAGCTCCTTGAACCAAGCCACTTCCATAAGAAGGTTTAGGTTTCTTGTCAAATAGAAACGCATCCACACCTGTGTTTTGAAAATACGGATTGGTATGTTTAATCTCAACTCTTGTCCTTGAAGGAACATAAAGTTTGAACTTACCTTTTGTGTTTTTACGAAAAAGACCCCCTTTCATCTCTGTTAATGCAACATATTGAGAATCAATGAATTTAACTTCATTCATTCTAATTCCTTGCTTTTCAACAGTGGCATCTATTTTGTAATATGCTGTAGAGTCTTTTGCTTTAGATCCTATCCTTACAGTGCTATCTTCGTAGTATTTAATTACATCTGCACAAATAGCTAATACACTATCTTCCCACTGTTTCATTTTAGAAGTATCAACATAAGGGATAGGCTTGTCTTTAATAACAACTTCTGTACCTTGCGCTATAAGAGCTTGCACTTCTTTTACTTTTTTATTATACTCATCTCTAGTTTTAAAAAGTCTAGCTCTTAAATCTTGTATACTTTCTTGATTTGTAACTATTTCTACATCTTTAACAGTGATAATATTACCAAGACTATCTTTAATTTTATTAGCTTGTGTCAACTCAATCTGTAATTTTTCAAATTGTTCTTGTTGATCACAACTTTTAATTAATAAAGAAACTAAAATAGCAATAAGTGCTATAATAAATAAATCTTTAACCCATTTCATCTTTTAATTTTTTTTTAATTTGTTAATAATTTTTGTTCTATTAATATACCTTCTACAGTAAAAGCAAGTGATACTAAATCTGAAACATTCCCTACTTTATAATCAAAGTTCCAACTATCTAGTGCAGTTTCAGAAGCGTGAGCATTAATTGGTTTACAAAAAGGTCTATCAACTCTTATGATTATTCCTCCTTTATCTTTAATAGCTTTAGCTTCATTAGGAAATCTAACATCTGTTATAATCCATTTTGATAAAGGAGTATAGTCACACATTAAAGCATTCACCCATGTGTTAGTATGCAAACATTCTCTTAATGCATTTGTACCAAGTATTTGAAGAAACTCACGATGTGTAAGTGGTATTCCATGAACGTTCCATTCTGGTCCAAGTTTTTCTTTTTTAAACTCTTGATCTTCGAATTTTTCAATAGGAATACCAGTAAGCAAGGAAGCTACTTGTTTTAGCTTCCCTGCAAACTTTTTAATTTCCCATTCAGATTGTTCTTCAAGCATCCACTCATATTCAATATAATTATCTAGTATTTTTTTTAGATCAACGCCATTAAAAGCACTTAACAAATACTGAATAATTTTTCCTACTGTGTCTTTACCTGAGCCTGCGTAGCCATTAATTCCAATTAGCATATTAAAAAAGAGTTAGTTGTACAGAATGTCTTTGGGATATAACTTCAATTTGTTCTATCTGTTTGTAAATCTCTTCTAGATAGTATTTTACATTGATATTATAATTCTCAAAAGGGATTGTTTCATCGATAGTATTTATAACTGTTTGCATCCACTCTCCTGCTTCCACTTGTATTTGTCTACCATCCGTGTGCTTTTTAATAAGCTTACATCCATTATTAGATATATAATATCTTACTATTTTTTGAAGAGGTGTTCTAGATAGTTCTCCTTTCTCAACACATGTTTCTTCAAACTTCCATCCAGCTTTAGCTTTAACACCTGCGCAATAGTCATATATGTTTTGATTCTGTTCTAAGAACTCTTCTGGTTTTATACCATGAACAAAATATCCATATATAGCTTTAGGAATGATGAGAAAACTTTTGTTCTTGTGAAACACACTTACCTTTTTCTTTTCTAAGTCTTCCCATTCAAATGCGCCTTTACACTTCACTTTCCCTGACTTATGTACAGCAATATAGTTATTAACATCTCTAATAATCATCTTACTATATTCATCGTGTTCAAGACTTAGTTGTGTAAGCTTTTCCCATTTCTCACATACTTTCATGTACAAAGGTACAGATTCTGTTGGAATCATCATCTCTAAACCATCTGTATTTTGCATAAGAGGTATACCATCTGGAATAGCCAAACTTAACATTTCGTAGAGTTTAGAAAGAAGAAGTTGCCCATTAATGGTAATCTGCATAGTCATCTTTGGATCATACAGAAAACTATTCTCATCACCTGTCAAACCATATGTACTATTAAGAATAATCTTATATACATAGTTTTTAGGGTCTGTTTTAGGTAGTTTCTTTCTTTCTTCAAAGAACCACTCATACAGCTCACAGAATTCTTTTTGAGGGAGATGTGCTGGATGAAATCCATTTTTAATAGCTAGATTGGGATAGAAGCTTGTAACATCTGAAGTCATAATAGTCCATCCAGGTTGGGCTTCATAAACTCCTGTATCAGCAGCACCGTGGATACCACCTAAACCATAATCTGTTTTAACACCTTTATGATTTATAGTAAATTTAAACCCATCTTTTGTAGAAGTTATCACCTTACTTTTAAAGTAGTTATAAACTTTCTGAAATTCTGATGTTTCAAAACTTACATAAGGAAGGATGCAAGATCCAAGATCAATCATAGAACGCTTTGTTCTAAGCTGCTTAATCTCAGACTTATCCATTTGAATCTTCTCTTCTAAGAAATGAAGAAACAACTCTTTAGATATTCTAGGTTCTGATGCTGAATAAAGATCTATACCATATTCTGCTGTAAGAGTTTGTCTAAGAGCTATTTGTTCTTTAGAATGTTCTAGCACTTTCTTAGTAGACATTACGTCATTAACACAATACTTAACAACAGAATTTAAAGTGTGAGAATCTGTCACAGGTTCAAAGTGAGGATGTGGCATATCTTCTACATTCTGCCAATCCATAGAGAATTGTATCCATTTTAAACTACTCATCTTAGCTTTATTATCCCAGTGATTCATTTTAAATAAATCTATCTGTCTAATCTTAAGCTTGTTTGGTGAATACTTTTGAAACTCGCCTTTGTCTGTACGCTCTATCACTTCTTGTGCAAACTTATATAACTCCTTAGCTAAGTCTTCACCAGATAGTTTAGCAAACTTAGATTCGTTATTAAGAATGTGCTGAGTTATTTGAGCGTCAAATGCCAAACCATTATAAGAGATGTGCCACTCTTTATGTTTGACATTTCCTTTTAAGAAGCTTATAAAACGAGTGAAGTCATTTGTCGATTTATTTATGACAAATGTCCTTTTAACAGAGTCATCTTTATAGTGAACAAATACACCTACGAAACAATTACAAATGGTTTCGTAGTCCATTACCCAATGATTTTTCTTTTCCATGTCCTTTGTGTTCAGTTAAGCTGTTCCCCCTTAAAATGTAAAGATAAAAAAAGGAGAGATATAAAATCTCTCCTTTCTTATTTTTTATAAACTTTTTACAGAGCTGTAAGAAGTGACTTCTGTGGTTGTGCTTCTTTAATCATCAGTGTTTTGAAATCAAAATCATCTGCATTTAATGCAAAACGATTTACAATTGTTTCAATCTCTTCAGGAACTTCTACAAAATATTCGTAGTAAGTGTCAAGAGTCTTACGCTCTTCTGCATAGTCTTTACCATTAGAACGCTTTCCTACTTTCATAGGAACTACGTCTCCCCACTCATTAAGTTTAGCCATCATGTGCATTGTTTGCTTTTGTTCTTTAGAAATAAGAGCAAGAACACCTGCTTGAGGATCATAAATAGCTTCGTTGTAAGGACATTCAAGTGTGATTGGGATCATTTTGAATGTCTTTTGTTGTCCCCATGTGGACGTTACTAACATCATTGAATCTTTCATAATAGTTTTTTTGTAAAGTTAATTATCTTTTTTTGAAAGTTCCAAACTTTTTATTGGAACAGTTAATGTTTCTTTGTCAAGATCGCAAGGATCACACAGCTCACCTATCTTTTTAAGATCTACAATATCTACGTCTAATAGTTTAGCATAGACATCAAAGTATTTCTCTGGAAAAAGATAGCTTTCCATATACTCATATTCTGCAGACTTCTCTCCATAATATGACTTAATTGCTTTCTTAAATGTTGAAGACAACTTGGAATATTTACCTAAGAGAAAGTTAAACCAATCAGATTCATAAACTCTAAGATCAAATATATAAAGTTTATAACCTTCCAACTCAATGATTCTATCAAAAAGTGGATTAGTTATTAACATTTGTTCTTCAAAGTTTTTGAATTCAGCGGTATCTTCTTGCTTAAAAGTACATATTAGTTTGACATCAACAGCATCTATAAGATTTTCAATAGCAATATATGTTCCTGTAGGAGCTGTGTAACTTCCTTTTTTTATACCTAAAATAGGGTATAAAAAAGATTTTGACTTTTGGAAATATTTAGAATAGATGCTATTCATTGATTTCTTTTTACAACACGACCTTTCCTAGTGCAAATTCGTATGGTAGGTCGTATCTTTTGTTTATATAATGCCATTCGGCTTTTTCCAAACACGTTAAAAATCTTGTTAACCAATCTCCTAATGTTTTAGTGCTTACTAAAAACGGGTAGACATTGAACATTTTATCTATTACAATAAATCTAAATTCAACAGAATACCCTTCAGTATCAATATAATTAAAAAACTTGGTAGTAACAAGAGTTGTGTATATCACTGCTTGCATCCAATAAGAGTAAAATTCAACAGAATCCTGGAAATCTTTTAGATCTTTACTTGTAGTTTTAACATCATTAATACGAATAACTTTTTTATCGTGATCTACTACAATGTTATCAATAATACCTTTAAGACCAAAAGGTTTGCCATTCATTTGTGCATTTAACAAAACCTCGTTATAAACATCTTTATTGTCAAACTCTGTTACGTTACATCCTATAAGTTCACATATTTGAACATCTGTCTTAATAAGATCTACAGCATTTTTACAAAACTCATACGTTTGTTGATCTATTAATGTTTTATTTCCTTTTGTTTTAAGAAAATCCCAATAGTTAATAGCATCACCTGTAAGAATTTTATCAAGACGCTGCTGATCTGTTTTTAAAGATTGATGTAAGTTTATATCTTTAAGAACATCTAATATTGCTTGATCAAAATCTTCTAGTCTATCTCTTTCATCTCCGTTTTTCTCAAGTTCAAGGTGATGAAAAAATACTCTATCAATAACTAATTTAAGATTACCTGTAGGAAGAACACCAGGGCTAATAATAAACAAGTCATTGAATTTATTTTCTTCTAGCAATAAAGCGTGTATAATTTTACCATGTACTAAATGTGCATCAGTTTTTTCTTCTTTCATTTTAAGAATGTATAGCTGATGAAACACAACAGGGTTCCACAATAGTTTGTTCAAACTACTGTAAGAAAATTCAAAAGGTTTACTATAAAACTCATCTTGCAGAATCTTAACTGATTCTGTAGCTAAGTCTGCGATCATTTTGTCTTCAAAAAATTCATCTAGTTCCATACTCCTAATTCTTTTAAAATTATTGTAATTCTTGATGCAGTGTCTTTGTCTTTTGTTAACGCTTCTTCATATTCTAAAAAGTCTGTTAACACTTTAATTTTTTTTCTTTGATTCTCAAAGTGTTCTATAATTATTTCATCTGCTGGTCGATTATCATCATTATGCATTTCCATTTTTTTCAGTTTTAGTTTTAATATCGTGACAACCAGAGCATAACACTTGCAAGTTGTCTGCTTCACAAAATAGTCTTTCTACAAACCCAGGAAGATCATTAGCACACTTTAGTGTACCAGCAGGAATGATGTGATCAACATTGATATTCTTTTCAGGATGCCATTGTTTACACTCGTTACACTGATACTCAAACTTTTGTCTTTTGTTTGGACCCTTATATGCTCTACGTGCTTTCATCTTACACTGAGTGATAGGTTTCCACCATCTAGACTTTTGTCGTAACGCGCTTCTAATAAAACTCCAAAAAGCTGATTCTGTCATAGTTCCTGCGTTTCTTGGCTTAGGAGTAACAGCTCTTACTTTTCTAGGTTTTTTATATACCTTCTTGCGTTTCATTTATTTTCTTATTTATTATAGGGACAATATAGTCTCTCACCTTCTTTGCACCATGATCTCTGATACTATCTGATATATCCTTACTCAAAGGTAGCAAAGCTGTTTTAATAAAACTATATCTTTCTCTATATTTTTCCATTGCTTCAATACCAGCTTTATCATTGTCAAACATTACAATAATGTTCTCATATTCATTTTGCCAGCATTCTATATCAGAAGATGGTAACATTGAATTCTCAGAAGCTGCTGCAACTATGTTTAAATTAGCTAGCTTTAATGATTTTAAAGACATAACATCTTTTAAACTAGATGTAATAATAAGATGCTTATACGGAGGTTTGCATTGTTCTGCACCTTGTATATGACTCTTAATATTTATAAACTTCTTGTCTAAATTCTTTGGTTGGTATATCTTATAAAGAGTGCCATCTTTTTTAAAATAACCATAAATATAACTTCCTTTGATTTCAATTGTATCAGAATCTTTTGTCATAACATATTTTTCCAATGGGAAAACACAATGTTCTTCTAAAAGTCTAGATCCAATATTAAATTGGGTCCAATAATACTGATCTTTTGTTGTCCAGTCTCTTTTTACAAAAGAAGTCACTTTAAATTTAGAGAATTGTTTTATCTCTTTAGACTCGTATCCGCAGCCACTTTTAAGAATACAATCATTATATTCTTCTATTATCTTTTGACATACATGATGGTACTTGAGTCCTGATATCTCTTTTACAAGATCTACAGCAGACCCATACTTTCCAGATGAGAAATCTTTATACCTATAAGTATTATACTTATCAGTATAAAAAATACACATACTGGGAGTTCGTTCTTGATTAAACATAGATTTAATCTTAACGTCTTGACCTTCAAGCTTTTGATTTAATTTACAATAATGTTCAAATATCCATGTATCTGGGACATCTTTTATATCGTGAACCAAATTTCTTATTCTAAACATAGGCTTAAAAATTAAGGGGGTGTAAAAACACCCCCCATGGACATGTTGGTTTTCTTCTAAACTATAGATCAAAATCGCTACCAGCAGCTTCAAAACTCTTTACAGAAGAGTCTTTAGCTAATGGCTTATAATGATATTGATTATTTTTATCAAATGTATCTATTTCAGATGTAAGATTACCACAGAACTTAAACTTAGGTAGAGAAAGTTTTACAATAGTTTTACCATTGTATTCTTCTTCGTTACCTTTTAAGAACCAATAAAGATCATGACCTTTGATGATTTCTGTAGCTTTTTCAACCCACTGCTCAATAGAAGTGATTTGATGTTGCTCAGAAATATTATCAAGCTCATCTTTAAGTCCAAGCTTTTGTGCAATAACAACAAAACGATTTAAGATTTGATTTTTATTGATATCATCTTCGTTATATTGATCAGTCCAAATAGTTCCACTTACACGTGAAGATTGACCTTTAAACTTTGGTCCTTCTAGATCGTTCTTGTCAATAGCCCATCCTTCAAAGTTCTCAAGTGCTGGTCCTTCCAACACAAACTCAAGCATTTTCTTACCTGTCTTTTCAGATGATTTGATTGTTGCACTATGCACGTGAGCTAACACTACACCTGGTTGCAGAGATTTTGAAGGTCCACTGCTGCCTTTGACTTCTTGTCCTTTTGTACTAAACATAATTGTTGTTTTTAAAATGTAAAAATAAGAGAATTAATTTTCATAATCAAGAATTGCATCACGAACAATTTGCAAATTATTTTCAATTTCCAAACTGTTGAACATCCCTCTAGGAGACTTACAAGTGTTCTCGCCATTTGTTTGTGTTTCAAACACATAACGAATAACACCTTCTTTGTTTTTCTTCACCTTGCCAAATAGAACAATAGAGAATAAACCTTCTAATGTAAGTTTTTCATCTACCATACGTCCTATTGTTTTAGCTTTGAATTTACGTTTACCTTCCATATCAGTAGATTCTTCTGCATGCGTTAGAATAAAGATCATAAGATCATCTCTTAGATCTTTAGGTAGTCTAGCAACACGTGCAAGATGAGCACCAATTTTTGTAAACTTCTCATAGCCTTTTTCATCTACCTTGTCAAAAAATTCAAAACTGCTCATGTATTGAAAATCATCAATCACGACATTTTTGATTTCTGGACGTTTCTCACTTATGTAACGTAAGCAAGCTTCAATACTTTCAGGAGTGGCTTTATCATAAAGATTGCCTCCTAAGTTTTCTTTGCTCCATGCTACATACTTTTTTCTCCATCCTTTAAAAGGAAGAGGTTTGTTTGCTACATTAATAATGAACGTTTCTTTTGGATCTAGAGCTTCAATACTTGTAGACTTACCTGCTCCAGATTCTGCGATAATGAGGATTCCTTGTCCCATATTTACGGTATTTGTTTAATTAGTTCATTGAGCCATCCTTTACTACTAACTGGTTTACCTGTATGAATAGCAATGTAATCTCTTATAGTCATATCACTATAAGGAGCATCATCAACAGTTGTGTTAGTACTAAAAATTTTTACAGTGGAAGGTGACTCATCCTTCATCTTTTTTAGAATACTATCTCCACTTAAAACAGCAGCATCTTTACTAATTGCTACAGAGTGAGGATCAACAGTTCTTAATACTTCTAAGGGTACTAAATATCTATCAGCGTATATAGGATCTGGTATAGCTTCTTCTTTTTCAGAATTAGGAAGTCTATACACTGTTCTATTTTCATCTGCAAAACCACTATAGTCTCCTTTTACCACTTCAAAGTAGAGACCTTTTGGTTTTGTAAATTCATACCCCATAATTGGAACCACTATAGTTCCTTCGTGTCTAAAGATTTTCTTGATTGTGAAATCTGTTTCACTAATTCTTAAATCGTTAATTAAATTTCGATGATAACGTCTTGCTTCAATGAGCAATTCTTCTCTTTCTTTACTCATAATTATTTTTTTATAATTCTTCGCCAATATCAGCGGATACATTTCTTGATGATCTACGTATATACGCTGTAGAAGTTGTGCTTATAGGTTTTGGTATTTCTACCAATTTTTGTAAACTAAACTCAGCACGCATATATAATAGTTCATTTTCGTTTTTGGAATTTCTAAGTTTTAAAGGATGTAAATATACTAAATTAGTATCACATGGAAGCTTATCTGGACCATATTGTTTTATACCATTTATACCAGGTCTAGCCATTGCAATAACGGCATCTGAACCTTGCATAAGAGCATCACCTCCAAATATATCACTACTAGTGGGGTAGTTAGCAATAGATCCTGGAGTTTTTCTTGAAGCTTCATCAAGAGTTCTGTTAAGCTGGGTGATCATCATAACAATAATAGGAAGCTCATTTTTAAGATTCATGAGCATTTCTACAGTGTTATAAAGAGTATTTAGCTTTTCTTTCTCATCACTTGCTTGTTTGATAAGCCAGCTATGATCTATAGTGACAATAAGAGGTTTAGATCCCATGTCATCATAATAGTAGTGAACATATTCTCGTATCTGTTTCCAATTACAAGGTTTGTTAATCTGAAGTCTAAACACTCCTTTACTAGCCAACTCTCTAGAATGTTTTGTAAACTTTTCTAGGTGTTGTACAGCAAAGTCACTGAGTTGTTCTTTAGTACTCAATACTTGGTTATAGTCTAAAGCCACTTGAGCTGCAAACTCTCTAGAAGCAGATTGCTTAGGACCCATCTCAAATTGAAACTCTAATATGTTAAAATGCTGATCTGGATTTTGTTTGTAGCTTTCTCTCAAAATCTGACCTACCATTAGAGTTTTACCTTGACCAGGTCTAGCTCCTATAGTGAGTAGTGATCCCCATTCTAATCCATTAAGAGTAGCATCATTCAAACCAATCCATGGAGTTTTAAATGATTTAATTCTTCCATCCCTTCTATCTTTAATATACTGCAAACCTTCTTCGTATATTTCGTGTATAAACTTAGCACCACCAGGTCTGCTATCATTTTTTATCATGATAATACTCTTTTAATTTCTTTTTGAACAGAATCCATAGTTTTTTTAGCTCCTGCTTCAAGTCCTTTAATAAACGCATGTTGTATAACTAATCTAAACATATCATATCTAGTTAGTCTTACATCATCATCTTCTTTCTCAATATTAGCAGTGCATCTATTAAAGTATTCTTTTATTGATACTTCTGGTAATAGTTCATCAATATCTAGTTCCATTACATTTCATTTAATTCGTTAACAATATTGGGGTTATCTAATAGTTGCTGACAAGTATCAGCTAGCTTTGAAGTGTACGTATTATCAGGGTTCTTTTTCTTAATAAAATAGCTACTAGTTTGCATATAGAGATAGTCTGCTTTTGCATATCTAGCTACATAATAATCTGTAGCATCTAGTACGAGTTCCCATGTAAATTCAGGATAGGTTTTAAAGAACCACACAAACTTGTCCTTTAATTCATTTACTGTTTGTCTAGCCAACTCACCAGATGGAAGACGCTTAGCTGGAAAGATCTCACGATATTCTTTAATCTTTGTCATAAAATCTTCACCTAATACAGAAGCAGCTACTTTCTTTTTAGTTTTAACAATATAAAGATCTAGTTCTTCTAGTATTTGTAATGCCTTGGGAGTGAGCACGTTATCATCAGTTATGAGTCCTTTAGCTTGACATATCATAGCTTCTGCGTTCTTATTTATAAGACTATCAGGTTGAATACGATATCTACAACAATCAAGGAAGTAGAGCTGATTCATCGTTATCCTGTGCCTGATTGCTACATTCCAGAAGTTTTGGGTCATAATTTTCTAATTTTTGTTTTACGTGTTGAAATATCTCTTTATAAAGTTCTATGATTTGAGGGTTTGTTTCCATTAAATTCTTAAATGTGTCTACATTATGAATAATAGTACTATGGTCTCTAGAAATTGATCTAGCTATTCTAACAAGAGAGTGACCCATCATTCTTGCTATAAAACAATACACCATTCTCACTTGAACTATTTCTCTATACCTTTTTTTACTATCTAGTGGCATTCTAGCTCCATTTTTGAATGGTGTAATTTCTTCAAACCATTCTCTAAGCACTCTTAAGTTTACAGGTTTAAGATCAGAATGACCTTTCTTTTCTGGATCAATTTCTTTGTGGTTTCTAGAGATAACAACGGGCTCATATCCCATCTTTCTATAAAACAATCTTTTAAACTCTCCAATGAGTTTAAGTTCTAATCTTTCTTCGTAAGCAATTTCATTCATCAGCGTTAAATTTTAATAGTTAATAATAGGAAAAATCCTTAAAAAATTGTATATTATATTGTAATCTCCATACTTCTAAGGTTCCGCATGCTGTAAAGGTATGGTGTGGATAAGAAACCAACAAATCTTTTTTATGTAAACATCTATAATTTTTTAAAAATGGTAAGGGTTAAAAATTCTGCATTAGACGAGGTAAAAGCATGGCTATTTCCATCTATAGTAGGTATTTTAGGCGTAATTATTTGGCAAGATATTAAGGAAATTAAATCTGACATAAAGTCTCTTATTGCTCAGTCTAATATAGACAAAACCAGGATAGATAATTTAGAAAGAGTTATATATAAAAAGACAACTTTTACAGAATTTGAAAAAAAAAGCAAGGATTCTGGGAGTAATAGTTTACTCGTAGAATTATATACGTGTTGTTTATTAGAAAATCGTAAGAAGCGTGTATCACCCGATTCAAGGGAAGATTTGTTAGGATGAAAAAACTATTTAAATATATAGAACCTTTATGGTTGGGAACCAACAGTAAGATTTCTATAAGAAGAGTGCTAGCCTTAGTTTTTTCAATAGATTTAGTGAGAAATCTTTCTCACATTATACATAAGTGGGAAATGGGTAAATCATATGCTGATGTTGCTATGTTACTTGGACTTGAAGCTGCTCTCATAGCAGCTCTTTTATCTTTAACTACATATTCAGCTATGATTAACAAAAAGGTTGATAATCAATCAAATATATCAGTGGTTAACTCAAGAACCTGCGCCTCGACATCTATTAAAAGCTGTTGAGCTTTTTGGTGTTACAGAAAGTGTAGGAAATATTAACAATCCTGTTATTATGGGATGGGCTAAAGAACTTGGATTAGAGAAAGTTTACACAGCAGATTCCATTCCTTGGTGTGGATTGTATGCTGCTGTTGTTATACATAGAGCTCAAAGACCTGTTGTAGATCAACCTTTATGGGCTCTTAATTGGAATAAGTTTGGTGTAAGAGTAACAGAACCTATGCTTGGTGATGTTCTTACATTTACAAGAAAATCAGGAGGACACGTTGGTTTTTATGTAGGAGAAGATGCTACAGCATATCATGTACTAGGTGGTAATCAAGGAGATAAAGTTTGCGTATCGCGAATTGCGAAATCAAGATTATCACAAGCAAGACGTCCTCAATATAATTCACAACCTACTAATATTAGGAAAGTGGTGTTAGCATCTAATGGTGCTCTATCTACTAATGAAGCTTAAATACTATGGCAAAGAAACGCGCTTTTGTTAGATATACTAAATCTGGGGACATAGTTCCTGGTAGTCTTGTTGTTACAACTAATGGAGGATATCCTGATAAGTCTTCTCTTTGGGAAGAAGTTACAGTAAGTAAGTGTTGTCCTGATGTATGTGGTTGTGAAAAAGAAACTATAACTCTACCTTTTCTTATTACTCCAGAAATAGGTTTTCCTTATTATTCAATACAAGTAATGATTTCGTGTAAAACTCCAGCGCTTGAAGAACGATATATTGCAGGTTATAATCCTGGTTTTACAACATTAGAAGATCTTTTTTCTTATTTTAATCAAACTACAGAAAATATTCAAATATCTTTAGCTTCTTTAACTGAAATATCAGTTACTTTTTGTAAACGCAAAATTGAGTGTTTACATGAAGATGCTCCTTGTTTTGGGTATGTTTTAGGTGTATATATCAATGGTGATTCGTTTGCATCAGTATGTAATATAAATAATTAAAATATATAATAATGCCAATTAGAAAAATTAAAGCACAAAGTCCTGATCCTTATTTAGGTAAAATAGCAGGAGACACTGAACTAGCACGTTTAGCCCATCTTAACTATGTTATTGATGCAATTAATAATGGTGGTGGGGGTGGTTCAATCACTGTTAACGGTAATTCTGATATAACTAATATAACAATTAGTCCTACATTATCAACTTCAGTTGGAGGAGGTTCTATAGAACTTACAATTGATCCCTATCCAGGATATAATGTGTATAGAGCTAAAATAGCTACACAAGCTATTGATTGGCCTGGATATGGTTATTTGTATAATTGGTATGCAGTAGATGATGCAAGAGGGTTAGCTAATCCAGATGGTGGTACAGGATTAACAGCTCCTAATGAATGGAGAGTTCCTAGTGATACAGATTGGGATACATTAGCAACATTTGCTGGTGGTAGTAGTGTAGCAGGTGGTAAATTAAAATCTACATTAACTTCTACAGCTTATCCTTTTTATGGATGGGCTAGTGCTGCAGGAACAAATGATTATAATTTTAGCGCATTACCAGGAAGTTTTCGAGATGAAGGAGGAAGTTTTAGTCCATTAATTAGTATTTTAGGAGTTTTTTGGACTAGTAATTCAACAGGTGGTTCTGTAGCAATAGCTCGTATACTTGATGGTTCACAAAATCTTGGTGGTTTTTCTATAAATAAAAATAGAGGAAATTCAGTAAGACTAGTAAGAGAAGCTACAGCAGGAGAACTTCTTCTTCCTGATGGAACAACTTCAGATAGTATGTTATTACCTGTTTATAATGGAAATAATGGGTTTACATATGTTACAGTTAAAATAGGTACGCAAATATGGCTTGCTCAAAATCTTAGAGAGACAAAGTATAACGATAATAGTGATATATTTAATGGAACAATGTTTGGAGGTGATACTACTAACTCTTGGTGGCAAGCAAGAGGAGCAGCTCAAGAAGGTGCTTATACAGGTTATTTATTTGATGGTACTATTGTAGCATATAATCCAAATACTATTGTTAATTTTTACAATGATGTATTAGAAAATACATTTGAAACTGATCTTATTTGGGTACGCTCAACTGATGGGTATGGATCATTATATAATGTATCTATCGGTGGTGGATCAAGACCTTGGAATAAAACACATATTAAAGTTACACCTGCTTGGAAAAATGATGATCCAAGTATATCTACTGTAGTAAAAACATTAACAGAAAAAAGTCTTGTTGTACAAAATGCAGAAGAAGGATTATATTTTATAAAGTTTTTTCCATTTGAAAGAGATATTACTGGAGCAGCATCTTCAAAAGATTTAAATAATTACTCTCCAACAGGATTTGATAAAAGTTATGTTTATGTTGAAATTATAGAATATGGATCTGAATCGCCTTACTATTACAGTGGACTTTTCTCAGGAATTGGTATTTCAAATCTTGAAGAAGAAGAGCTTCTTACTTATGAAATAGATGGTGTAACATATACAGAAGATCCTGAGGTTAAACGTCTCTCTAAGATTTATGTAGAAATATATAAGCAATTAGGCATTGATTTAAACCCTAGTGGTGTATGATAGAAAGAGTAGTGTATTCATTATGGACAACTCCTATGGATGGTGAACATGTAGGGTTTAATACAGAGGAAGCATTGTTTAATTGTTTTAAACTATCTCTACATTATGCCAAAAAGTGGTTTAAAGAAGTACATTTAGTTACAGATGTGAAAGGAAAAGTTCTTGTAGAAAAACATGGATTAGAGTTTGACAATATAAACACTGATTTAGAACATGTAATGAAAGGTGTTTATAGAAATCATTGGTCTTTAGGTAAGATATATGCGTGTAAGATACAGGATAAGCCTTTTATGCATATTGATATAGATGTTATATGGTTTAAGAAACCTCCACAAAGTATATTAACATCAGATGCTAGTTTTCAATGTATAGAAGATCAGTCTCAAGAATATTGGTATGAGCTTCTTATAGATCATGCTGATAAACATTACAAAAACAAACCTTCTTGGTTTAATTGTAAAGAGATAAAAGCATACAATTGTGGGTTTATAGGATTTAACAAACTTGGTATAGTTAGTGAATGGTGGGATGAAGCTATTAAATATATAAAATATTTAGATAATTCAGGGTTTGATTACAACCATCACTTATCATGCTTGATATATGAACAGTTTGCTATATACCACTTGTCTAAATATAGAAAATATCAAGTGGATATTTTATCAAATCACCATTCAAGTTCTAAAGGAAAAGGATGGCTTCCAGAAGATGCTGCTAAAGAATTAGGATATACACATCTTATTGCTGCTTCTAAAAGAGATAAAAAAATAGAGGATTTAGTTAAAAGAAAACTAGAAAAAATAGATAAAGAATCATTAATATCTGCTTAATATGTACAACGATCCACAAATATTATATCTTCTTAAGAATATAAACAGACAAATCTGTTGTATTAATGGAGGTGATGCTCCTACTACACCAACAGAAATTACCTTTGCTCCATCTACATCTCAAGATTCTTTTGGAAGACTTAGAGTATCTGAGCCTTTTACAATGTTTGATTCTAGTCATAGATTTGATGACAATGATCTTTGGTCTACAGCTGTTAATGGAGGCACAGCTACATTTAATGCTAACCAAGGACTTGTAGACTTAACTGTTACAAGGTCAGCTGATATAATAACTCCTAATTATGTTATTAGAGAAACAAATAAAGTGTTCTCTTACCAACCAGGTAAGTCACTTCTCACTTTAAATACATTTGTTTTCAATCCTGCTCAAGCTGGTCTTAGACAGAGAGTGGGATATTTTCGTGAAAATGGAATAATAGGGGGTGGAGTGATTACACAATCTAATGGTTTTTATTTACAATTAGCAGATAAAAGCTTTGCAGGAGGTACTGTAAATACACTTAGTTTTGTTAAAGCTAGCACTGTAACAGGAACACCTGTATATACAGAAGTTAACCAAGCAGATTGGAATGGTGATAAGCTTGATGGAACAGGTCCTTCAGGACTCACTCTTGACATCACTAAAGCACAAATTCTTTGGATGGATATGGAGTGGTTAGGAGTGGGATCTGTAAGAATGGGATTTGTTATTAATGGACAATTTATTCTTTGTCACACATTTCATCATGCTAACATCATAACTTCTACATACATTACAACTGCTTCACTACCACTGCGTTATGATATAATCACTACATCTGGTGCAGGTGGAACAGCTACATTAAAGCAAATTTGTTCTACAGTGATATCAGAAGGTGGGTATGAACTTAGAGGTAAACAGCAGTCTATTGGTAGACCTATCACTGCACCAATGACATTTGCTGTAGCAGGTACATACTATCCAGTTGTAGGAATAAGACTTAAATCTACAAGACTAGATGCTATTGTAATTGCAACAGCTATTTCTCTCATAGGACTTGGTAATGGTAAAAACTATCAATGGAGAGTGGTGAATGGCAATGTAGCAATTTCTGGAGGAAGTTGGGTGCCTGCTGGTGGTGATTCTGCTGTAGAATATAATATTACAGGAACAAGTGCTACAGGTGGGAGAGTGTTAGCTAGTGGATATGTTAACTCCTCTAACCAAGGATCTCCTAGTATAAACATCCTTAAAGAAGCTCTTTTTTCTAACCAGCTTGAGAGAGACGCTTTATCAGGTGTTCCTTATGAGCTTGTTATAGAAATGGCTATTGATGCAGTGGGAGGAGTGTTAGGTGCTTATGCTTCTATAGATTGGGAGGAAATTAGTAGATAATAATAATATGGCACAAGGTATATACGATTTATTGCAAGAAACATTAAAGCTTACAACTAACTTAAATAAACAGTTGTGTTGTAATGAAGTTCCTATTACTACCACTACTACAGTAGCACCTACTACAACTACTACTTTATTAGTAACAAGTAGAAAAGCTTGGATTGTTGAAGTTCTTTTTGCAGGAAGAAGTATGACAATTCCAAATAAAACAGCTTATTATACAGGAAACACTGTTGCAAACATTACAGCATTAAATCCTGATTTAATTTTAGCAGCTATATTTAGTCAAGATATTGGAGGATCGTTTGGTATTAATATATCTAGAACAATATCTGAAAGTGTATCATCTCCATTTACAACAGTAACTCCTACATATACTTTTAATGATGGAAATGGTTTTCCAATATTAAGATCTATTAAACAAGCTTACGCTTTTTGGACTAAAGTTATAAATGATACATTTTTATCAACTAGAAATGCCCAAATTGTTATAAAAAGAGTTAGTATACCTGTTGGTGGAACACCCTCTGTAAATGATGGATGCTTTTTGATTGCAATTGAATTTGATTCAACAAATCAAGAACGTGATGGATATACTTTTCTTGGAAAAACTTATGACTTTTTTAACATTCCAGGAACAGTAAATCCATCATCATTTACCTATACTAATGAATTTAGTAATGTTTCAGGTAGTGGTTCAAATTTTCCAATGTTTCTTGCATCACCTAGCTCAACTTGGGTAAATAATGTAACAGTTGTTGCAGGTGCAACAATAAGAGAAGATTTCCCAATTCCTTTAGGATGGTAAAAAATTATAATTATGGAATTTAATATTGAAGATCAATTAATTAATGGAATTCAATTTAATACAATTGAATGGACTTTTACACCTGAAGTTTTAATTTCAGATGCATTTATTAATGTAGGCGCATATGGAATACGTTATTATAATGGTGTATTAATAATTGAAGATAATAATATTGGATTATTACAAAGTTCATCACCTTCTGGTTTAGAAGCATACGTAGACGAAAACAAAATTTTAAAACTTAGATAACATGGCACTACCATTATACGATTTAATAAGCAATATTAATAAACAAATAAAATCTATTTGCTGTAAAATAGATACAATACTAAATGGTGGAGGATTACGTCCATACAAAGTGTACACAGCTTTGTTAACACAGAGTGGTGGAGATTTCTCTAGTACTACTTTTGGAGATGAACCTTTACTGTTAGGTGTAACGTATATTATCACTGCAAATCCTGATAATTACGATTTGACACCATATGGGGCTCCTAATAGTAATGTTGGTACATCTTTTGTTTCAACAAGTGATGGTGTCCCATTACCATATACAGTATCTTTAGAATTAAGCTTCAATCAAGGAGCTCCAGTAGTAACAGTGTTAGAGAATACTATTGGGAATATTTGGTGGACTTATGCTACTACTGGGGTATATCAAATGATATCTAATGGATTATTTATTACCAATAAAACTTTTATTTTAAATGGAACTATATATGAAAATGTTTTATATAACAAATTTATAGGTGGAGATGGTAGTGGATTTATACCAGAACAAGGATATAGTATATCATACAATACTGATTCAACAATAACACTTAGGTCAATTTCAGGAGTTGAAAATTTAAGTGATTCTGTCATTACACCACAACAAATAATGATAGAAATCAGAGTGTATAATTAAATAATATAAAAACAAAACAAAATGGCAAAGAAAAGAGCATTTGTAAGGTACAGCAAACAAGGAAAAATTGTACCTGGGAGCTTGATCCTAACAGCAGGATCTTATCCTAATGGACCTTCTACTTGGAAAGAAGTTCCAGCAGACTTATGTTGTAACACTGTTCAAGATGGTGGGTACACATGCTGCATAGCAATACAAGCTATTGCAGATGAAGAAACTGGATTGTATGGTTTTACGTTAGAGGTTAGAAATGGAGGACCTAATTTAACAGGAAGTATTCAATGGACACCTACAGTGAGTTGCTGTTTACATCTTTAGATTTTACAGGAATAACTACAATAACACAGTTATTTAATATAGGTACAGGATTGCAACATATAAATATCACAGGTTGTGTAAACTTGGATGATGTTGATTTATCTAGTAATGCTTTAACAGAAGCTTCTGTGGATCATGTTCTTATTGCACTTGATGATAATGGTCTTACTGATGGTTTTCTTTATCTCGATGGAGGAACTAATGCTACACCATCTGCTTTAGGTTTAGCAGCTAAGTTAAGTTTAGAAGCAAAAAATTGGGACGTATTCATTAACCCTTAAAATTTAAATATCATGCCAATTAAAAAAGTAACCCCAGAAGAACAAGCAATTAGAGAAGCTCAAGATAAAAGAGTGTCTGATTATATAAAAGAAGGTAAGACTCTTGAAGAAGCTAGAGCTTTGGTAGAAGCTGCAAAAGCTTTGTCTAACAATCAAAATTAAAAACAATGGCAAAAGGTAAAATCACAGACTCTAAAAAAATTACATTTGGTAAACGTAAAGGTGGTAAAGCTGCTAAATCACGTGGACCAAAAGACAAATCTGTTTCCCAATATAGGGGACAGGGACGTTAATTTTTTCTATCTTTCTGGCAATTACAATTGATCTTTCTCCATACCCTCCTCTCAAAGATCACCAGAAAAGAAATAAAGCCCTCTTATTACAGAGGGCTTTTCTCTTTATTTAATCACTTGACCTTTTTCATTCACCTTCATTATTTTTATTCCATCAAACACTACTAAATGATCATTATCAATATATTGTTTTAGTGTTTTTTCTTCAAAATAATGAAACTTACATCCTTTAATACCTATAAAGAATGCTTTATCAGAATAGTTTTGGCAACGATCTTCAGCATCTGTAATAATAATAGCATTATTACCATGGGCGTTAATGCTATGAATTACATTGTTTATGTTAGTACCATTATTTCCCTCTAGAATAGCTATACTAAATTCATCTTTTTTATATTTTTTAACTCTTGTATCAAAAACATAAATTTCATTTAGCAAATCTAACTCTTTCATTTTTAAAGCAAAAGACTTAGCAAATTCCATTCTAGATATTCTATTCCCATCTACTTCTACACATGGTGAGTTCATTGATCCAGATATATCTACGTAAAGATCTATTTTACCAATAGACTTTGTTTCTTTTACAGTTATATCTTCAATCATCACCTTTCTTAATCTAGGATGAAGCTCTATATAATCTTCTAGCCCAGCAATACTATCTGCATTAAACAAATCTTCTACAATTGTTTCTTTCTTAGCAGAGAAATAAGAGGTACTTTTATCCATAAGTTTTTTAATTCGTTCTCTTAAAGAGCTCATAGATATCTTCACCTTGCTCATTTTTGCTGCTGCAGATGTAATAAATTCTGTAGAAAGCTTATCAGCACCATTAGACTCTTTACAATTATCAAAAAGCATATCTTGAACTTCTTGATCTGCTGTTTCATCCATCCTTTTACATAGATTAGATGCTTGATCTATTGCATCTTGTAAATCTTTTTGAGCATCTTCACTTTCAAACATTGTATTCATTAAGTCTTCAAACTTAGAATCATCTGTTTTACTAGAATCTTGTAATGCTTTAGAAAGATCATTAGCTTTTTTAGGATCTTGAAGTTCAAGTTTAGTAAGTTGAAGAGCAAAATAAAAAATGATATTTCTTGTAAATATTGCACTTTTTAAATTAGATCCTTCAGTCATAATTTTACCTACAGGACTATTACTCTTTTCTAAAAACTGATACTTCATTCTATTTGCATCTGTTCTATCCTGAAAATCTATCTTTTCAATTTTATGATAATACATTTTAAATATATCATAATAGAGATGCTCTGGAATTTTTCTAAAGTTATCTAATAAAGCTCTATGAAAAGCTTTGTCGCCCACTTGCTTTGCAACGGGTAGTTTGTGTGTAATAAATGATTTAAGTTTGTCATATTCTCTTCTTATTTCATCTGAGTCATGCATGAAATTAATTATAATAGATTGTATTTTTGTTTCATCTATATAATGTACATATGGCTTTAGAAGATCAGGCTTTTTATAAAATTCTAATCTAGAAAATAAACTATCTTCTTCTTTATAATAAGATTGTATCTCACCTTTCTTTACTTTTTCAAGAATAGTATAGACATTTTTATATTGTCTTCCTCCTGATTTCATAGTAATAAATTTAAAATTAAAAAAATAGAGGCAGATGTAGACACATCACCTCTTTTATCGTATACACTCTAATTAAAAATCGTGTTGAGCATTAATAGCTTGGTTTGCACCATTTTCTATTTCAGCATTAATAAACAAAGTGTCAAACTCACCATTATCAAGCTTACTCTTGTATGATGGATGATTATTAAGTATGTAGGACATAGATGTTTCTATTTCCATCACTTGAGATTCATCAAGTTGACCTCGTGTAGCATACATATTAATCAAGCTTTCAATTTCTGCAATTGCAAGTTCAAGTTGCTCAGAAGTTGTATAACTATGTAGCATCTCTACTTTATTAACAACAGCTTTCATTTCTGCATTCATAAGTTTGCTGGAAAGTTCACTACCTGCTGTAGAGTTAATCATAATCTGTGCAGTTTTAACAAGAGCTTTGTCTACACTTATATCCCAGATATAGCTAATAGATTTAGCCAACATAGGAACAAATGTCAAAGTTCTATCTGAACTGCTTTGATAACCCACTTCTAGATATTTCTCAAGCTTGTTTGTAGGAATCTCAATAGCTGCTATTTCATCTTTGTTAGGAATACTAATGTCAAACTTCTCACGATAATCACGCGTTCCTTTTTGATAATACTTACTCATTTCACCTGCAGATACTCTACTTACATTCATCTTAAGAATAAATCTATCCCAGAATGGAGAATCCACCTCATCTTTTGGAATATCATTACAAGTAGCTACAAATAGTTTCCATTTACAAGGAATTTTATGTTTACCGTTAAAAAGAAACTTCTCGTTCATAACACCAAGCATTGCATTACGAATAGCAGAACTAGCTTTATCTACCTCGTTAATAATTACAATCTCAGCATCAGCTATTGGTGCGTGCACTTCATACTTGTTTTCTGTAAATAACTTACCAAGATCTGGCATACCTTTAATCTCTGATGCCTTGGTTCCTTCATCAGTTTCTAAGATGTACATTTTATTAGCAAAGTCTTCAGCTGTCATCTTACCATCTTTATTTAACCATGCTTTAGCATATTCTATGATAGTCTTGGTTTTAGCAACACCTGGTGCACCTATTAGTAAACATGGTAATCCTGTAGATTCTGCTAATGCTAACATTTTAAATACTTCTTCCTTATTAATCAAGGAAGTTTCAATTGTTCTTGTTTCTAATGCTTTACGTTTTGTAATAGATTTTGTTCTAGCCATTGTTTTTAGTTTAAAGTTGTGCAAAGATGTTTGCTGCTTCGTTTGTATTACTTCCCATTTTTGTGTTGTTGTCATCCAATGATACCATTGGTTGTTCCAAAATTTCTGTTGACCTAACAACTCTTTGTTGTTTGGGGGATAAGGAGGTTGATTCATCAATATCATCAATTACGTTAAAAATAGTAATGTTTGTTTCTAAGTCTTTAAGCTTAGGATGTTTTCTGATAGCTGCAATTTGTACAGCATTTGCTCCATATTTATTTTCTATACTGCCATATCCTAGGTTATCTTTTTCTAACCATGTATATCCTTGGTCTAATAACTCTTTAATTTGACTTACATATACGTCTACTTTGTTAACTGCCATTTTATTTTGATTTTGGGTTTAAATGTTCTTCTGCATATTCAATAAGATATTTAGCAAATTTTACTAGAATTTCTTGTCCTTCAAATGTAAAATATGCTTGATTTTCTTCAACTGCTTTATTATAAGCATCTATAAAACTAGGAATGTTTTCTTCTGTTACTTGTGCCATTACCATTCAATTTTAAAATCTTTACCATTGTTTTTTTCTATAATCTCATTTGCTTTATTAAATACATCATTACAATCCCATGTACCTCCACTATATACAGCAGATGCTGGGTGAGATGCTTTTAATACATAATGATTATCTCCTATAAGAGACTCAAGCTCTTGTGCTTTAGAGCCAAATAGAATAAACACAAGTCCACTATTTGTAAGATTGAGCATATCTATAACATAAGAGATAAAATCTTTCCATACATCATAATGAGATCCTATTTTATCTATTTGACAAGTGAGCGCTGTATTAAGTAATAACACACCTTGGTTAGCCCATCTTTTTAAATTAGGGTCTTGGTGGGTGGGAAAATCTTGATATACTGTTTTTTCAATTTCTTTAAATATATTCTTAAGACTTGGTTGTGGTTTACCTGTTAAACTACAAGAAAATGCTAATCCATCTGCAACACCCATATGAGGATATACATCTTGTCCTACAACAACCACTTTTAATTTATCTAAAGGACACTCTTCAAACGCTCTAAATACATACTTTAGTGGTGGAGTGAACCTTTTTCCATCTTCTCTTAGTTTATGAAGGTTTTCTAATATTTTGCTAAAGTCATCACTTTTTATAAAAGATCTGAGTTTAATATCCCAACCAGTTCCTTCAAACTTTTTAATAAGTTTTTCTTTAATTTCTTCTAAATTAATTGCTATTTGTTCCATTTCTGCTTAGATTTGTAAAAAATAATATAAATGCAAAAAGTTACAGTCATCAAAAAAGATGCTACAACAGATATTACAATTGGTACTGGTTTTTTAGGAGCATTACAAAAACTTCTTTACTTCATTTTAGCTGATAAAACTGAAGAAGAATTATCTAAATATAAAGAAGAAGTTGAAAAGCATAAAACAGTACAAGAAACTTGTAGTCAAGAATGGATGGACCATGTAAAAGTTCTTAGTGTTTTTATTTCATCTGTTGAAAAAAAGATGATTGATGAAAATAAAACAGAAGAAAAAGAAATGTTAGATACTATCCAACCAGAAAATTAACTTCTTCACCTATTTCTATTGCTGCTTGTATTGCAAGAGATAGTTCTTGTTTAGAACATTCTGCAAATGATTTTGCAAGAAAATATTCTTTGCCTGACACTTCTCTAACAATACAGAGTCCTGCTCTATCTTTTACCAATAGTTTCATATTTTCTGCTGTTTCACCTATGTGTGTAGCTAATGCTTTTATCATTGCATGAAGCTTAGCTAGTTGTGGTAATGTACCATCATCATGCGTAGCTTCATAAAAACATTCTACAAGTTGTCCTTCTGGTAGACGTGAAACAAATAACTCATATTGTTTAGAAGAAGAAAGGCTAGTAAATTCTAGCCTCCCATTCTTCTTAATATATTTACCTACAAAATGTAAATCCATAATTATACGTTTACATCGTAAAACATAATTTTTTCTTGATCAAGATCTTTAAGAGCTTCTTTCACCCATTTCTCGTCTACTGTTCCAGCATAACACAATATATGTACAGTAGATGTTTCTGTTGGGTTAAGTCTTAGTAATCTACCAATTCTTTGATTTGCTTTTCTTTCATTTCCATAAGAATGTAAAATAATTCCTGCTCTTAAATTAGGAACATTTACACCTTCATTGAGTTGCATTACACAAGATAGTTTATATATATCGCCTCTTTTAAATCTTTCTAAATTATCTTCAGAATCTGGATTATTAGAGTGATATGAATCTTTACATAACTTATCAGCTTGTTCTTGTGTATTACAAAATACTATGCATTTATCTTCAATACTTGCTAGTAGTGATTTTGCATACTTTTCTTTTGTAGGAAACTCCATAATTGCTCTCATTCTCATTACAGCAGCAATTTGTTGTTGCTTCTTTGTCTGAGCATCTAAAACTCTGTAGTTCCAATATTCGTAGCTTTTAACTTCTGATGTATAAAACTGTTTATCTTTAAGCTTCACTGGAATATTTAGATCTGTAGAAAGGGCCATTCTATGTACAATGATTCTATAATCATTTAGAATTTCATCTTCTACAGCATCATCTGTAATATACTTATATCGTATAGGACAGAATTCTTTTACCATTTTTCCTTTTTCGCTATCTTGATATCTAGGTGGTGTACCTGTCAATCCTAATATGCGTCCAGGAAATGTTCCAAGAAAGTTTAAATGTGAAGAAAGTAAAGAATGACATTCGTCTAATACAACAATGTCATATTCATGTTCTTCCTTATGTAATGATAGATAAGTTGTAAATTTTATACAGTCTATCATATCAGGATTAATACCAAATTTTACAGCATCATCTTTCCAAGATTGAAATATTGATAACTTTGGGGCTACAACGAGAGCATTTATCATGCCCCCGTTGTCCCAAAAGTGTTTTAGATATTTAAGACCAATGAGAGTTTTTCCTACACCCATTGAAATTGCCAAACCACATTTTTTATGTTGCAAGGCAATATCTAGAGCTTCTTGTTGTACTTGCTCTCTCTTGTTCATTAATATCCAAGTTTTTGTTTCCTATACTGCATAGCAGCTTTTTTGCTTGTGAAAAACTTACTAAAGCGTTTGCCATTTTTTTGATAGCGAACACGATAGAGATTGTAAACGGATTAAACTCTACTTGATTATAGCTACGATAGCTACCTGCTTCAAATACCATTTTAGCATGCTCATCATGTGTAAGCACACCAAGATCTTTTAACATAAAGTCGATAGAAGTAGCATTCTCTTGATATTGCATTTCTTTTTTACTTTCCAAGATGTGTTTGTGACCTACAATTTCACCTTCTCCTAATACAATGCGTTTTGCTTTTTGCATAGTTTTAAATTTTAATTGTTTTCTGATATTTCATCAATATAAGGAATATGATCTTCTACAGCATCATATAACTTGTCATAAGCTAAATCGAGTCTAGCAAAGATTTCTCCAGCTTTATATCCTACACTACCTGATGCTGTAGTGTCATGTCCAATTTCTTCTGCTAAATCTTTTGCTGTTTCTACAGCAAATCTAGCATCAATTAATAAACTACGTAGTTCATTAGTTGTAATTGTAATTGTCTGTGAACTTTCCATTTTTTTTTTTGTTTTTAGGTTTCTGAATACATTAATTGAAGATATTGATCCTTGTCTAAGTGATAAGGCATTGTATCTTTACTTTTATTAGACTTTTTTACAACAATAATATCACCTTGTCTGTAGATCTTTTCAGGATTTGTAACATCTATACGTATAGTCCAAGCAATTGCACGTATAGCATCATAGTTTACACTATCTCTATCACCCCACCATCTATTTCCTGTAGCTGCTTCATGGTTAACATATAACCAATATTCCCTATTAGTTGTTGTACACCAGCATCTTACAGCATATACAGGATTTGGTTCTCTACCCCACTTGTCTTTTTCAAAAAGCTTTTTTCCCTCTATTTTATAGAGTTCATATACATCTTCAAATGTACGAAAACTTTCTTTATTTTCATCGTCCCAGTTAGCTCTTTTTTTTGTAATAGTTTGTTTATCTAAAAGCTTGGGCTTCAATGACTTAAACAGTTTTACTACACCAATACAGTCAAAATATGTACGTCTTACTTCTGCATTTTCTTGTTTAAGAGCTTCTTCAACGGTAACTGGTTCTATATTATTCCATGTTTCTTCTACAAACTTTCCAAAGTCTTCAAGACTTGGATGTACAATAACATCTTTCTTAAAATCTATAAATTCTGGATATTTAGCTTTCCAGAGTTTAAGGGCTTCACTTAATTTGAAGCCCCCTTGACCACTAACAATATAACTTTGTTTGTCGTACTGCATTGTTAATTAATTTAAATGTCAACTAATGTATCTTCTTCTGTAATTTCTAAATAAATATCTTTAGGTTCTGAAGATGTCGTACCTATACCTAAATGATCAATAGTGTATTCTAGAAAATCTCCTTTAATAACTCCATCTTGAGGTTCTAAATTAATAGTTTCCCAAATGCTACGATAATCTCTATCTGAAGTGTCAATAAAGTCTTCTATAACAGCATTCACCTCTTCTTCCATTTTTTCTTCAAGACCACTAATAAATACAGTGTGTTTATCAGATAAAAAACCATTTTTAATACCAAATCTTGCTTCTATCCTTGTTCTATCACCGTTATCACCTTCAATACCAATAGAAAGACTATCGTGCCATAATTCTTTAGGTACTTGTATAATAATATTACATTCATGTGTGATTCTTTCATCTTCGGAATATTCATCTATTCCTTCAAATGATTGACTTTCTGGATTATATTCAGCACTACCTGAAGCACTAAACTCACCAGCCCAAGATCCATAATCTAATACATCATACATCATACTCACTAAATACTCTGTATATTCATTATCTACAGATTCTCCATCTATTTGAAAATATACCCAACCTGAGTCTCCACCACCTTCCCAGTGGATAGATAATTCGTGACCATCAGCTACTTGTTTATTACACCATTCTAACACTGATGGTTTTACTTCTAATTTTTTAGGTTTTTTTGCCATAATTAATTATTTTTAATGTAATCTAATTTTTCATCAGCTATTTCTTTCATAACCTTTCTTCCTTCTCCTGGTTTATACATCCATCCAACAACATTCATATTGTCTAAATAGTCCTTAATAGTGGGTATCCAGCCTATGTCTTCTTTGACATGTTGTTCTCCAAGAGCTCTAACAGGAACCATTTTCCCATCAGAGTTTGTTATATACACTCCAAACTTCTCTTCACACCAGAAAATACCCTCAGCGTGATGTTCACTAAATCCTAACTCTTTAGCTTCTAAAGGATTAGTTTCTATCCAAGAATGGCATGATCTACATACAGATAACCAAGCACTCATTTTTAAATAGCTATCTCCTGTTCTACCTTGTTTATGATGTACATCAGTGGCTTTACCTGTACAACCAACAAGTTTTGCTTGACAGTTGGGATTAGCAATTAAAAATATATTGCGTTTCTTAGAATACTCATCTATTTCCACCTGCCTCTTTTTAGAGACAGGGGAAATAGATTTTGGCTTATCTATAGAGTACCAGCATTCTTTACAATATTTCTCTTTACCATGTGACTTCCAAATGTGTTTTTCTTTTTCACATCCTGCACATTTCTTAAGCTTCGCTTTGATCATTGCTTAATTGTTTTTCTGTAACTGTTTGACGCTTTCTACGTATAATAACACCACTAGTAATAGATTTACTAAGAATACCTACAGGTTGTCTAATCCATTCTATTTCTATTGGACCATTATCCATAAGTTCTCTTAATAATCCCTTATCGATGTCATTTTCTGGAATTAACGCAAGCTGCGTTTCTCCATTTGATACAAATATGTGTTCCATTTTTATGCATTAATTTTGAAAAAATATTGTGGCAATAAGTTGTTTTTCATAAGGAGTTCTGCAATTTTAATTTTACTAAGACCAACTTCTTTAAAGCTAAATGTAGACAAATAATCTTTATCAAATCCTTTAATTGAAGAAAAATGTTCAACTAATTTAGATTTGGGGAATAATTTTGTAAGAAAAGAATCAATATAAGAATTAGTAATTTCTTGCTTCCATCTGTTAATAAGTTGTTGAGCTTTTGTATATCTAACTTTAATAAATCTTTTTGTCTTAGGAGACATTTCTTTAATTGCTTGAGTTTCATATGCATCAAAACCATAAACCACTTGTGCATATAACTTTTCTTGTACAGGATTAAATACATTTTTTTCAAATTCTTGATACTTAGCTGTACCTTCAATTTGAATTTTAGAAAGGTCAATTGTTGATTCATACTTTTTAAAAGCATGTTTATTATTATCTACAAAATAGATAGTTATACCGTTTTGACCAGCACTAATTGTTTTGTGAGAGTTGTACATTTTTAAAATATTTATAATTAAAAAAAGCCTGGGAATAACTCCCAGGCTATTATCATTTACTATTCTTAAAGATCAGCTTCTTGTTTAACAGATCTTGATTTATTCATAAGACCTGATAAAGAAGATAGTTCTTTTTGCGCTTGCATAACATCACGAATTTCATCGCTATTTGTATGCATAATAAGCTCATCTATTGCACTTTCATTTTGTGTATAAAATGTTTGACGATAGATTGGTTGATCATTATATCTGCAAATAATACCTGTTGAACCAGCAATTTTAAAGTTTTTATCTGGGTTCTCACTATTAAATGGTTCTAATGACTCTTTTACTACAATTTTACCAGATAAAACTTGTTCTGCTTTAAAATTAGTAGCAACTAAATCTTCAACTTTACCTTTAATGAGTGCTGTTCTTAATACAGGTCTTAACCAACCTTCTTCATTAATTTGTACACTAAACTGCTGCACTTTTACATATCCATATTCAGGATTGTTTTTTGATAAGCCAATAACATTACCTTGTTCATCAGCTTTTACTACAACTTTACCTTCATTCATAGCTGTTAAATTTTAAAAATTAAAAATAAAAAAGGGCTTATTTCTAAGCCCTTTTTGTGTTGTAAATAGATTCTAATTAATCTACTATATCATCATAGTTTATATCCAAATCTAATAGTTTATCATTTTCAGATAAATCTGTTATTTCAGGTACATCTTGAATAGCAGCATCATCTTCTTTTTCTTGTTTCAGCAATACTGATCCAAACCAAGGATCTTCTTGCACATCACCATAGTTATAAGCAATTAAATATTCTAATTCTTCATCAGACATTTCAAAATATTGTTCTGTGCTTATTTCTATGACTTTACCATTAGGTAGTTGGTATAGCATAAGTATATTTATATACAATAAAGATAGATATGTTATATTAACTAACCAATGTTAAGATATACTATTACTGGATAATAGAGCTATAATTCTTTAGTTTTTATTAGAATTGTTGTGTTTATAAAACTTTTTCTTCCAAAAAGCATTTGTTTTATTAATATGCTCTTGTTTTTCTACTAATTTTTGTTCAAGTTCTGCTATTTTTTCCTTGTATTTTTTTCTAGGAAAAAATAAATCCTTAACCCACGTCATCATAGTTTACATCATTTAGTTTATTAAATAAACCTGAAAATCTACCACCAACTGCTTTATTAGAAGCTAATCCTTCACCAAAATCAGTAGATGGTATAAGATCAATCTTATCTACTAAATCGCCCTCATTGTTTATTTGTTTACCATTCCTTTCAATGTGATATACTAACACTTCGTTATCGTAGGTTGATTGAATGTTAATAAACACAGCTTCTTCTTTATTTACTTTTTCTTGGGCAATTTTAAAAGCTTCTTCTTGCGTTTTTGCTTCATCTTTAGAAACTTTTTTAACCCATACCTCTGAAGACCAAGCTAAAGCATATGGAATAAACTTTTTTTTAATTTCTTTAAATATTTTAGGAAGAACTTCAGCTATCAATTCATCTTTTGAATCACCATCTTCCATAAATGAAGAAGGAATGGGTATGTGAACCATACCCAATGCCTTTTCATCTGTTTCTTCATCAAGTTTTTCTTTCAATTCACAAAAAATAGTGAAACTTGGATAAAGTTCACCCATTTCTTGAATTGTATCTTTTACAAAATTTACATAATCGTTTTTAAGCTTATCAATAAGCTCATTTTTATCATTATCCTTCATCATTTTGAAATTCGAGTTTAACAACTTTGTTTACTAAGGTACTTACCAGTTTAGAAGTATCTTCTAAATCGTTTATTACAGTGGAGTAGCTGTAAATTTCTTTCACTCTATCATAACGTAAACCAATACCTACAGTTACAAAGCCATCACGTCTACATCTTTCTATAACACGTTTCATTTCATCAATAGCTTTTTCTCCACCATAATTATTACCAGATGGTTGACCATCAGATACTGATATAAAAAGAATATTCTCAGAAGTTTTACTTCTAATACTATCGTATATTTTTTCTATAACAATACCATCATAGTTTTCATTAAAACTTATATGACTTTGTGCTTCAAAAACATCCTCAAAATTCTGATTATATGGATCATGATAAATTCTTATTTCTGGATCATCATGAGATTCTTCATCACCACTATGTCCATAAATATAAATTTTATCTTTTGGTATAATCTCAGAAAATGTTTTATATAAAATTTTAACTATAGAATGTTGATAGTCAGCATTTGAACTAAGTCTACCTGGTCTATATAAATCCATACTTCCACTTTCGTCCATAAGAATACAAACAGCAAAAGGCTTAGTAGATATATTCTCTTCCACTTTGTAATAAACTCTTGTATTACCACTATGAACTGTTGCAATTTTTGCAATATCAAGTTTACCATTGCGAAGATTATCCACTTTATCTGCTTTAGGATCAAAGCTTATATCTAATAAGTTTATAAGTCGTTTAGCAGATGCTTCTTCTTCAGCACTATACTTAACTTTCTTTTTTTCAATCTTATGCTTAAGCATGTTTACAAAATATGCTTTTTCTTTAAGTTCTTTAGCATCTGCATCAAAAAGAGTTACACCTGACTTAAATCCCTTATGTTCAAACTTTTTAGTTTCACCAATAATTTCTTCAGCTTTTTCTTTTGCTTCTTTAAGAGTCATACTTTTTGTTGGTGCCCCACTATCTTCCGATTTACTGTCTTCATCATCTACTATATATTGTATAGTGGCATCTAAAAGTTCCTTTTCATAATGATCAAACAAACTACCTAGTTCTGTATCAGATTCTTTGATGTAGTTAATAGTTCTTTGTACATCTTCTTTTGCAGGAACTAAACATTTTGATTTTATAGAAGAACCATAAAATAAAGGAAGTTCTTTTACTTCAGCATTAGCTAATAAATAATCACTTACACCAAACTCTTTAACTTTTAATTGAAATAAGTCTGCAAGTTTAGATTTAGAATTCCATGGAAGTTTAGATGCAGGATTAAAACTTGTTCTAACATCAAAACTTGTTTTTATTGTGGGAAAGTCATGGAGGATTTTTTCAAATCCCCCATATAATGACCCTTCCCAGTTTGTACTGGACCAGAACATATTATTTTTTATTTAGATTGATCTAATATGTCTTCAATAGCTTTCAAACCTTCTTTGCTACCAAGACCTTTACAAATTGCATAGAAACTGTCGTAGATAGTAAACCCATCAGATACTAAATCAACAATATTTTTTAGATGTCTAATAGACAAACTAAAATTAACACGAAATTCTTCGTGAGATTGATTAATACGATTATAAATGTTTACAATAGTTTTCACTTGCTCTGGAGTAAGTGTTTTCCCGTAATTAGTAACAACTTGTTTAGTCATTTCTTCATTAAGGGGATCAACTTCTATCAAAACAAATCTATCTAATAACGCTCTATCTAACTTATGTGTACCTGTATATTGACTACCCACGTTTGCTGTAGCAATAAATACACAATCAGGATGTACTTTCACTGGCTCACAATTGTGAAAGCAATATTCCATAGGAAGCTCACGTCTAAAGTCAAGACAAGGAAACAACAAGTTATTTGCTGTTACCACTGCACGTGAAAGTTCATCCAATAGAATAATACCAGGTTTCTGTATCATCTCAGAAAATCTTGAAGGAATAAACTCACTGATTGTTTTATCATCCTTTACACTAATTGTATGTGTACCTACAAGAGACATAATAGGATCGCTCATAGTACCCATATCAAATATTGTAAGAGGAAGTCCCAACGAATCAGCAATATTCTTTACAAGTTCTGTTTTACCTACACCTGTTGGACCAAGTAACATAGTGCTACGTCTTGCTTTTACATTAGAAAGCAAAATTTGATATGTAGCCTTATTCACTTTAAAATATCCACCAAGAGTTACAAATCCTTCAGTGCTTATTTCAGAAACAGGAGTTAATGCTACAGGAGCTTCATATACCATTTCAAGATCACATTCTGGAGATATAGTTTCTAATGTACGCTTAAGCGTTTTAACATCTCCTGTTTTCATATTTTCTACAATATACCCATGAGTATCAATAATTTGTCTCACTTCCTTAATATCTTTTTCTATAAATGATGATATCACTTTAGCAAGAGCAACAGGATTAGTACCCTGATGATTTACTTTTAACCACGCACGTGTTCTACGAGTGCGTTTTGCATCATCAATGTCACTTGTAATAACTTCAATCATTTCTTCTGGAGCTGTTAATTCTTCCATTTTGTTTGTTTTTTTTTAAATTAATAAAAATTGATTAATCCCACCAAGATTCAATATGCTGATTAAGCATTTTAAATAATAAGCTCTTGGCACGCTTGTGATTTTCTCGCGATATATTCATAGCAATGTATGATTTATCGTCTTTTCTTGATACCACTCTATCCATTTTTATTACTTGTTTATAAACAAGAGGATACTTTTTAAAGTAGTCATCAAAGTTTTCTGATAATTCTTCTATACGAAGTTGTTTGTGATCTGGATCATCTTCAATATCATCCCAGTGATATACAGATTTATGATAATCCATATATTCCATATGATAATATTCTCCTTGGACACGCTGTATAAGACGAACACATGTCATCATTCTTTGAACATCTCTTTTTGCATTAAGATGTATACTATATCTACTAATATACCTAGCTTGTTTTATAAGCTTTTTCTCCAACAGTATCCATATGTAATAGTCATCCCAATCTCTATCTTTCCAGATAGTTGGAAACCATTTCCATAGGTTTTTTACACCTGTTATAAAATGTTTATGCGCATATCTAGCTTCATGTCTAAGCCAATATTCAAATCTCTTGATTATTTTTTTTACGCTCATATGCTCTTTTTATAATTTCTAAGGTTTCATTATCAGTCATATAATCAATTCTTGGATCATCATCACCTAATTCTGCATGTTGTGCTCCTATTTTATAAGCAATATTTTGAATTTCGTGATCTGATTCTACTCTTGATCTACCTGATAATTCATCATTAAATCCATAAGCATACCATAATAATAGTTCTTTGTCTGTAAGTTCTGTCATATATTATAGTTTTACTAAGAAATACAATCCAACTGCTGCTGCAATCCAAAGTGTTGTAAACACAATAGTTTCAATTACTAATTTTCGATCTTTTGTTTGTGGTTTCATTCTATTTGATTTTTGTTAATAATTTGGTTGTAATCTTTCCCATTCTGCTTCTAAAACATTTAACATCCAATACTCATATTCGCTTTTAGATTTACCTGTAATATCACTTATTCTTTGAGCTAAATCTTGTCTTCTACCATCTCTATAGAATTTATATTCAATAGCATCAGCTAACCAATGCATTTCATCATTACCAGCTATACTAATTCTAAGATCATATGATTGCCATTTAGTTTTATAATCCCATATCATATAACCTTTAGTAAGCCTTCTTAATAAATCGTGTAATACCCAATTTCTAACTCTTATTATAGAGTTATCACTTCCAAAAAGATGAAGAAATCTAAGAAACCATCTTGGGCACCACCAAGGTTTAGCTTTTTTATCCATATATATCACTAATGGTTCCATAGCTTTAAAGATTTCATTTTCTTCTTTCCAAGGAATTACACCTAAATACTCATATTTCTTATGAAAGCCTTTAGGAAAAAATACAGATTTTACATCATTCCATTTGATATCTTTGGTGTGTATTATTCCTTTTTTTCTACCTTTCCAAAATAATAAACTCTTAAAGAAATCTACCACTCGTTCTTTAAGTGGCGTAGGTTTATAAAATTTACTTTTTTTATTTATTACCATATTTTAACTTTTACATTGTTCACAATAAAGAGGTTCTAAATAATCTATTTCTCCTTTTGAAAATTTGTTTTCTTCTTCATTAAAATCCACACCTGTTTTAACAACTCTTCTACACATAGAACATAACAAAGCAAGATTACCACTATTAAATTTTATAATAGCTTTTTGTTTTTCAGGTTCTTCCCAATATCTACAATAGAAATGTTCTCCAAAACTATCTATTAAATCTTTAGGATAGCCTTGTTCAACAAGCCACGCTATTGTATCTTTTTGTCTATCTTCAGGAATAGTTTTAGGAAAACCATATAACCATCCTGATGGTGGATCAATCATTGTTGCCATAATAAATGTTGTTTATTTTCAACAAAAAGTGCCAAAATGTGGTGTATTGTTGACATTTTCATACATTAGATTTAAATCTTAGTAAATACATTAAACATCCTTTGTATATTAACAATTTAGCAAACCAATAAGGTATACCACTTGCTCCATACTCATCTTTAGTTGTATAAAGAACATATTTTTTTGAAATATTTACTATATCCCAATCATGTTCAGAATCAGCAAATTGTATTACAGCATATCTATACCTACTTCTAAAATAGAAGTATTTACCCATAAACCATCCTTCAGCTTGTACAGGAGCTACTCCTGAAGGTTTGTGTTTCCATTTAATCATAATTAATATTTTTTAGTTTGTTTCCATACATCAATAACTCCCCATACTACAAGAATTAATGATAATACTATAAATCCTAATATTATATATCCCATAATAAATTTTTTAATAAAATTAAATAAAAAATCCCAGTGTAGAAACACCAGGATGTTGCTAACCTATGAAAAACACCTTAGTGGAGGTGAGGGGAATCGAACCCCTGTCCAAACAAACAAACAATGCATACAACGTATCACATGCTTAGTCAAGAGATAGCTTGACAACTATGTACTAAAAGTAAAGATATATCCTTACTTTTTGCACCGTAATAGGAACTAGCACGGTAATGCTCCACCACTTGATTTTATGACTATCAAGAAAACTATTACTATTTTCTGTTGCCAAGCATAGATGCTCCGTAGGATTAAGCAGCGATTGCTACTTCACCAAAGATAGAAGCTAAGATAGCTTCACCTTCTGCTACACGGTCAACATTAGATGTGCCGTTTAAAGATTGAATCATTGATTATAGAGGAATAGACCCTTACCTCTGCATGTGTACACACCTTTGATTTGCTGTCAAATCCTTGGCACCCCCATTAGTAGTCAGGACAGGATTCGAACCTGTATGTCGTATCGCACCTCATTTATTAGCATTCTTGAATCAACGACTATCCCAAATGCCTTAGCGTCTACCATTCCGCCACCTGACTACATTGTTAACACTAATTCCTCTTCATTGATCGACCAACTTACTAACCAAAACTGTTTTTTAATTGTTTTGAATTGATTGATAAATAATTAGTGCTAACAATTATTTTAATATAGTTGTTAATTTCGTCATTCCAGATCCTCTTGACTCTCTCATTATTATACCCTTTTTTTCCAATTTACGCAAAATCCTAATAACAGTAGATTGTGTGTTTCCGCATTCACTTGCTATTCTATCTACACTCACAAAAAGCGTGTTATCAGACCCTGCATATGTACAAAGATAAGCATATATTGCTTTCTCTGGTAGAGATATTTCAGGATCTTGAATAACTGTTTTAGAAACTTGTCCAAAACCTGCTTTTAATCTAGAATTCATTAGATGAAATTATTACAAAGATAGATCAACTGTATTTGAATGACTAGTTGTAGATGGTTTCATTTCTGTAATAGAAACAAGATCATAACAACCAAACTCACCATTGTTTGTTGGTCTAAATGAACCAATGCCTATATATTCTCCTGCATATTGCACAATATTTTTTATCATTTCTTCTGTAATTGTGTCAATTTTTACTCTTAAAGTAAATTCAGCTTCCCAACCTACATTCCATTTAGGACGAACTGTAATAATACGAGCTTTTACATTTCTATTTACAGCTGATCTTTTATCAAAACAATCATAATCAGGCATTAAAATTTGTTCTGGTGTTACTAAAAACATACCAGCAACAATATTCTTCATAGATTTAGTGGCGCTTCCCACTTTACCTTTTACCAATTTACCTGCTTCAATAAGCGCTGCTTTAATTTGAGAAGAAGGAATAAAACAATGACCATCATTGTTTCTATAACAATGAAACTCAGCTTTAACTTGATCAGGAGTATTTAATCCTAATCTTTCAATAATCATGTGTCTTTCTTTTTCCCATTTGTCTAATGTTTGATCGTCCATACGATGTTGCATGTAAGGACTAGATCCTTTAATTTTTACTTTGTAAGATTTCATTTTTTTTGATTTTAAATGATTATTAATAAAAAACATTACTAAACAATACTTAACAAAACAATACGCCACCCCACGGCACTATACCGCACTCAAAATCTCTGCATTTTTTCAATTGGACTTGTAACCAACTTTGGTAGCATTACCTTTACTTTACGCTACGTAACACTACGCCACTCGACCTCACCTTACGTCACACGACATAACCATACATAAAACCTCTGCATTTTACAAACAGACTTGGACTGTCTTAGGTTGCATTACACTATACTTCACCTAACACCACAACACCAAACCCCACCACACTAAGCATAAAAAGGGGAGATTTCTCTCCCCAATTTTTATTTAATCTTATTGAAAAACTCTAAAAGTTTACCTTCTTCTTGTGTAGCAAGGACAAACATATCAGATTTTTTCTTTAACTGTGTAACAAAACGCTCATGATTGTAATCACAACCAACAGAATTCAAAAACTTAACATACTCTGAACAAGCATATTTGTTTTCAAATCTATTCATTCTTGGCAACACTTTAAATACATCTGTCATATAGTTTAAGATTTTGAGAGCTTTGCTTTCGTTATTGATTACAAACTCACCTTTCTTAATTTTCTTAGTAATAGAACTACCACTAGTTGTAACAGATTGATTTGAAAGAATTTGTGCTAAAGTACCAATCTCAAAATCATATCTTTCAAAATATTGATTAAGTTTTACATAATCTTCTTTTAAAGAAGACCATGCTGTAACATAATCTTGCATAGACCATGACTTTGAGCTAGCATTTAAAAGAGCAATAGCTTCTACAAGTTCTTGTTTATTCTTAATATCAATAACAACATATGGTATTTCTTCACCTAAACGCATTAAAGCATTAAACTTATGTTGCCCATCAAGAATGTAATACTGCTTTTTACCATTGATAAAATCAATTTGTGTTACAATAATTGGTTGTAAACAGCCTAATTTATCAATAGATGTAGCCACTTTTGTTACATGTCCTGGAGCTATAGGACGATTAATACCTGCTAAAAGGGAAAATGCAACTTTTGATAGTTCGTTTAACCATTTAATATTTTTTAATGGTTGTTTACGAGCATCTCTTACTCTTTTTTTAACACTGCTGGTTTTTTCATTTATGACATCAGCTACATGTTGAGCAAATTTTTTAATTTGTCTTTTATGAGTGACAGTTAATTCAATATCAGGAGTGAGTGTGTGAATAGAGGCTTTTCTTTTTGTTGTTACTTTTGCTTTTGCAATTGATTTTCTTTTCATTTTTAATGAATTTAATGATTGTTAACGAATAGATCCACATCCACACTTCTGTGGTCTTGAAGCAGCTCGCTGTGGACTCATTGGTCTACAGCAAGCTGCTAATAAAAACATAATAATGATTGCTAATTTAACTTTCATCGTCATCTTTTTTAAATTTACCCAACATCTTCATCATCTTCATCATTCTAGCCATATCACCCATTTGTGAAGCTGATTCAGCCATTTCAAGAGCATCTTGAACTGTTTTTACAGCAATAAGAAGAAGAAGATTGGGATGTTCAATAGTAGCATCTATAACACCTTCAACTACTTTACTAACTGTAGAATTGGGTTCGTTAATAAGTTTTAGCTTATCAACCATTACAGCTCCTAATTCATCCACTTCATTTTTAGTCAATCCAACAGCTTCCCATACACTTTGTGCTTCATGATTAAATTCATGTTTTACTGCACTACTACCTTTACTATAATCTCCATGATTTTTACCATCTGGAAGATTAGACATAGCCCAAATAAGAGCATCTTTACTAACTTTTACTGAAGAATCAAAAAGAGCTTCAGCAATTTCTGTTTTAAAGTTTTGCATTTTAATTGTTTTTAGTTTAAGTAAATTGGTTTTCTATTATGTAATACTGATACATTAAGTTCTTTACACCATTTATAAAAGTCTTCAGTGTTAAAAGGCCTTTCTTTAAATGGCTTAATTGGTAAAAGCTTTTCTCCTTTTGTTCTTTGTCCAAAGATTAATATTTTAATTTTCTTTTTCATTTTAATGATTTAGAATTAAAAATAAACCCCTACGTCTTATTAAGATTTCGGGGTTTGTTTTTCTCACCAATTACTAATGTTTAGCATAAAAATTGCCATCAAAACATTCGTTAAATAATACACCAAGCATAACAAAAATAGTTGTACCTACAAATAATACATGCATTGGATGTTGAGCAACTTCTGTAAAGCTACCACCAAATATCCATGTAATTGCTGGTATTACACTATAAAAGCATATAGCTAATACAATGTAAAAGAATGCCAATAACAAAAATCTACCTAACTTTTTCATAATAATGATTTAATAATTTGAGAATAATGATACCAAATTTTGTTTTTTCTTTTGTTCTTCCTTGATTTTAAAATCTGAGGATTTGATCATAATAAGCAACATCCAATGTTTAACTTTTTTAAAGTCACTACTAGATCTTACATACAATGATTTAAATCTACCACGTTTATCCTTCACTTGATAAACGTGATCGTGTTCATCTGGTTCTTGTGTTTGAAGATACCATTTGAACTCTTTACTAATAGGATAAGTGAGTCTATAATCTATAAGCTCACCTTCTCTTGTTAAATAGGTTTGAATACACTTGTTTTGAAGTTTGATGTTGTTACGCATTTTAATTTTTTTAATGGTAAGAGAAAAACTAAAACCCAGCAAGAAGATACAACTCCTTCCCATACATAGCTGTTTAGTGGTAAATCTTCGAGCTTAAGGTTATTCATTATCTTTTATAAGTACTTGTGCTAATTTACCAGCACTATCCAAGTGAATGCTATCTACAAATCTTCCAAATGATTCAATAATAAGCTTATCATCCTCAATAATGAGTTGATATTCATATTCAGGAGTGGCACGTAAATACACTTTAGAACCATTACTTCTACCTATTTTAAAGTAGTTTCCTGGTTTACTAACAACATCATACAAAAAAACAGAACTAATAAGCAAAACAATTAAGCCAATAGTAATAATGTAGGCTTGTAAATAAATCTTTTTCATTTTTAAATGATTTTAAATTAACGATTTCTAATGTATTAGGTTGTAGTAGTACATGTCCTCTCGCTAAAGAGTATCGAGATACCATTGCATAGCTCTAAGTCTGTATCCTTGGTTGCAACACAGGACGTTATACCTGTTTCTAGATACCTACTATACTACTACAACCCAATTACATAAGATTTTTAGTCTTGTTTTACTAATGCATTAAATGCTTCAACAGAAATGGTTTTTTCCCAATCTATTCCACCATGTTTTTCAAACACTTCTTCCATAACAGAAACAGGTATTCTACCCACTGTGTCTGTAATATTGAAAGTATCTTCTTCAAATGGAATATATTCCACATTTAATTCTCCATCAAAGTGTGGTTTGGTATGACCATACATTTCTGAATACTTATGCATAAGTGGCTCATTTTCTGATGGAAAACCAAATTCCACATCTTGCATGGTATGTCCAAACTCGCGATAACCATTCTCTGATGAGCAATAGTTACCACTGTGTATCTGAAGAGATACATTAAAACCATCTTTAGCCCATACTCTTGGACAATGAAAGAGTTGGTTGTCATAAGACATTCCTTTTTTAAATGGATTGTCTCTGTTTTTGTCATAAGTGACCTGTGATTGAAACAAGGTTGACAAAATTAGTCTGAAGTAAAGTGTCAGATTCATGATATTTAAATTTTAATTGGTGACAAAATTGTTCCCTCTGCACTCAGATGTAATACTCCCGTATACCCGCAGTTTACACCAAACCGTAGATTTTAACCTATGTTGGACTGTACGGTGTTATTTTCACATAGTCGGCTAACTATGATATTACATCTGCTATCCCTTGGAAAGATAGTGTGCAAGAGAGAATTATATGAAAAGAGCCTTGTTACAGGCTCTTAATCAAATATACTCTTTGGTTCATCGTAAGTGTCCTGAAATATATCAAACTCACAATCAGGACAAATCATCCTATTTTCCTGAGTACCATCAGAATACACTCTTCTCACACTTACTCTTGGATCACCAAAGCTATCATTCACTTCATTACCACAATCATCACATACACATTTGTGCTTTTGAGGTGCATCAGGAAGTGTAATTTTTCCTACAACCTTTGGCTGATAATAAGGATGTGCCATAATATATATAGTTTTAATTGGTGACAAAAGAAAAATGCATAACATTATTGGTTAGTTATGCTAGTTGCGACAAGGATTACTGCCTTGCACTGTAGAAATTGTACATCTAAGATTGCGCTATTGGTTATAATTATAGCTATCTAATGCCGCGCAAAATTGGCATTCTTAAGCTATTTTGTGTTAATAAAAGAAAAAAGAGTGGTTGTCTCGCACACAATCATACACACACAACCACTCTTGGAAAACGTTTTATTTGATAGGGATAACGCTTAAAACCCCAGATGAGCACAAGAACTAAGCTTCTTGTGCAGCTTGCATCACTTCTCTTACCTCAGCATTGCTATTGCAACGTACAAGCACGCCATCGATTAGGACAAATTGTATTGTC